ATTCATTACTTGATGTTTTATAGAAAAAAGTTTTTATAGATGGGCTACTTGGTACAACATCAGTTGATGGTTGTATAGCGTTGACTGCATACTCACCAATATTACCGATACTATTTAACGGTACACCACCTGGTAAAGATGCACTATCACTAATAACAATGGGAGTTTGCAATATGAATGCACCAGTTGTCTGATTAAATTCATAAATACCCCAAGATGAATCAGTTGTATCTAACCAATAAGTGTTATTAGCAGGCTCACCTGTTGGGCGACTAGTTTGACCAACTAAACTAGCCAAGTCTATATCGGCTCTTAATACATAACAACGATTAGTAACACCCAATAATGAATATGCAGCTAACAGACCATATTCGTTAAGTTCATAACCTTGAATTGGTGTACCGTTTGTTGTTGTATAGAAGAACGGTGTACCATATAAGTTTACTAAATCACGCTGACTTGTTACTTGATATAGTTTATTTGCGTTTGCAGCCGTAGTTGCTGCTGCCACACCAGTGCCGGCCGCGTTTGCTTTATTTTGAGCAGTTGCTAACAGAACTAATGGAACTGAGTTTGTTGGTGCCGGAAGATACTGACTTTGATCGTTAATCGTTACTTCTACGCCTGGAGAGGTTAATGCCATTTTATTTTTCCTTTATGTAAAATTTTGAGGTTTACTACCTTAATTGCATACTATTATTTAGCAAAAAGATTAAAAAAAGCAAGGTTACGGTACCTTCGAAGGTTAAGTTGTGTATAAATATCTATATGAGACCAATATGCAAAGCCTGCAACAAAAATTATTCTGCAATCAACTACATCCGTAATGGCACTACGCATTACCGAAGTATTTGTGATGAGTGTGGTAGGAAAAAAAATAAACTAAAACCCAGAAAGGCTAACTGGATTAAAAGTGGATATAAGAAAAAAACCACATGTGACTTGTGTGGTTTCAAAAGTTTATTTACAAGTCAAATAACAGTCTTTCACATTGATGGTGATTTAAATAATATTGAACTATCCAACTTACGCAGTATATGTCTTAATTGTGTTGAAGTAGTTAAGAAGAAAGAAGTTACTTGGAAGCGCGGAGATTTACAAGTTGATTATTGAGTTAATCTGCTTATGTAATTCATCAATTGTACCATTGTTATCAACATAATAATCATACAACAATCCTACACTAGAATACTCACTGGCGTGGACTGCATAGTTGCCTAATTCTACCATAGCATTTAATCTCTGTTCGCTGCCGTCGGGTTCATTATTATAATCAACTGCTGCACTATACCAAATTGGACGTTCACCTCTGCTTACACGCATTGTAATGCCACCTATACCTTTAATAGAATTAACCTCATTAGCAAAACGGCAATCAGTAATTACAATATTGTCTTGTGTTTGTCGTAATTTATTCTCTACGCTTGCTACCCAAATATCAGTATGGAAGTGATTTCTGAGTACATCAGTTCCCCAGTACTGTAGAATCCATCGAGGTGTGATTTCTATTTTTAGTCGTTCACTCCACCAAACATCTTTTTGTTCTCGCCATTCTCTGCTAGATTTTGTAGAGCCTTCGAGCAATTCTCTGTCCCAGCCAAACACTGCTGAAACTGCATCTTTTAGACTAGATGCAAAACTTACACGCTTAAATCCGTGAAAGGTTGTCAAGTAATCAGCAACAGTATCTTTGCCGCTACCGATGAAACCACACACACCGACAATCATATATTTTCCTTTTTATTTTTACATTTATCCCCATGCCATCTAGCATAGTTCATGCTGTCAATTTCTTTGCTACAATGATAACATTTTATTTTAGGGGATAAAAGTTTTATGGTAGTCTTCGTATAATTGTTCTTTAGTTTTGTGACATTCGGTGCCCTTGCTAGAGTTTTCTATTTTTGGAAGTAATCTTAAATTAGTCCAATGACCAATAATTTCGGGTGGAATATCATTTTTGAACCCTTCAGCTATGCTATAGATGTGATCTAAATGAAGGTCTCTGCTTCTTTGCAGTTTATTTGGATTTATTATATGAAAATGTTCATACCAATTTTTATTAGTTACTAATTTGACATTATTGTAATATTCTTCTGCCAATGTTCTGTCAGTACCTGAATACCGTTGTATTGCTGATTTAGAAAGTTTTTGTTGGATTGATGGGCATTTAGATGGATTGTCTACGCCATATTTTTCCATCCAAGTTTTTCTAGCGGCTGCTAAACTTGATTGATAATCTCTATTGCGTTCTTCCCACGGTTTATGCTTTCCTTCAGCAAAGCCTTTGGAAAATTTATCATTCGCTTTTTTGGCTTTATCAGTATCATGTTTACGCCAGTGATTTCCCATCGTTGCCTTGCTGATTATTTTACCTATTACTTTATTTTTAGCTTCAATTGATGAAAATTTGCGATATGATTTTTCATTCCATTTTAATGGTTCCCCTGTGATAGGGCATAATTCAACAGAATGACGATCATTCAGTATATGCCAAACTCGTTGTTTGGGTTTAGCATTGTCGGGTAAAAAAGATGTAGCCTCTACGATTTTAGACCACAATTCAGGATGAGTTTTACGCAACATTTTAGTCGCTGATTTATTATAGGAAGTATCGTTGTTGATTATATTTTCAAGTATGATTTTCATACTTGTATTTAGTCCTTTATCCATGAATCCAGGTGAGAATCAACCTTGGACCCATGTTAGAGGTTGTGAAAAATCAACATATCGTTTCAATTCATCAATAAGGGCTTCTTGTAGTGCTTTGGATTCTGCCTTCATCGCGGTTCCATTCAACGTTGTTCCACCACCTGGTCCAGCAATAGTTCCAAACTTCTCACGTGCCTCACCAATGATTCCCTTAAGGACAGCGTAAATATAATCGCCAATCCAAACACCTGCGCCCGGGTCTTGCAACAATACTTCTTCGGTGCGCTGTACATCTGCCCAGACTAGAACACGTTCACCTGATGCCTTAGGGTCACGCACAATACGCAATACTTTAGTGACAGGGTCGAAAGTGTATACTACATAGCCACCGAACATTCGTGCGGCTAATTCAACATAACCTGCATAGAAATCGTATGTTGCCATACCACCTGCATTGTTATAGTTTAATAGGTAAGTGTTTAGAATAGCACTACTGAACGGGTCAAAACTGCTAGAGCCCGGTCCTGTTTCTAGACCAACTGTACGTCTGTACAAACATCTAACATTAATGAATTCTTGAGGTAATGTATATGTGTCAACGTTTTTGAGTGTAGTCATCAAAACATATGCTTCTGCGGTAGAGTTCTGTGCTCTCTGACGATATGTTTTTATTGAATAGTTATATGCCGCTTCATAATGTTGCGGATCTAATTCTAAGTCAATAATACCGTCACCCAAACGATATCGAATATTTTCGAATAGAGCTTGCTTTAACTCCGCTAACGTCATGCCGTTAGGGGTAGAAAGAATATTTGGCGTTATATTTGGAATAGTCATATTGGTTACCTGATACTGTATTTATCAAGTAACCATATGTATTAGATATCTCCAGCTTTACGATTCTCTGAATAATGAGCATCAAAAGTGCCACCAGGGTAGCGACTTTCTAGTTTACGCACATTCTCATCGATAACGTCATTTGGATCAAGATTCAATGCACGACAAGCATTAATCCAGTACCACATAACATCACCTAGCTCTCGCTTCAAGTGAAAGACTTCTGCATCTGTCAGTGGTTTACCTTGAAAAAACATTTTCTTGGGCACTTCGATAAATTCACCACCTTCAGCCGCTAGTCCAAGACAAGATGTAAGTAGTAGTGGGACGTTGATATCAGGTCCTCCGTCGTTGCCGTCAAGTTCATCACAACGGTTCATAAATGTAGTCAAGTCATTGCTTGCTTTGCTGGTTACAGCCTCTACAAAATCTTTATATTTGTTCAAATCAATATTGTTCATTAAAATGCTTTCAAAATAATCAGTTGATCATTAAACCTACCATTGGGTGTAGTTGCAACAGCCTTGATATCGTTAAAGAATTTACGTGCCGCGGGCTTGCTTCCCATAATTTCTTTAATCTGTTCACCGGGTTTACGCAATGTTTTAATCTCAGACTTTGCTGTATCAAATCCAAGTAGTGTATTACCTTTAACAGTAAATGCTTTACTGTAGTCATCTGCAATGTAATGGTGCAATTTACGCTTTGCGGTATCGTATACCCAAGCTTCACTTGCACCTTGAAGTTTTACTGGACTAATACTAATCAAGTCCAGTTTGCTTGCAGTATCCTTGAATGTCTTCAAGTACTTTAATTTTGATACGATTTTCTCGACTGGTACAGCTTTACGGGCACGAGGTGCTTTACTGGCTTTCTTAACACTAATGTAACTGTTCAAGTCATTAAGCACTTGTTCAATAAATTTGATTACATTTTTAATTTGTGTTTTATTAAGATAAACATAGCCCTCAACCAATTGTTTGTCTTCAGCCTTAAGCAATTCTTCAAACTCATTTTGTTTCTTTTTCCACACTTCAGTCAACAAACTGATATGCTGTGGCATCACATTCTTTTTAGCCACTTCATCCATTGGCTTTAGTGAATGTTTAGTGGGTGCTCCCGATGTGATGAATTCATCAAACAGTCCTTCAAGTTCACCCGCGGCATCACGTGCTTTTTCTTTTAGGATGTCCTGAATATTAGGTCTTGTTGACACCTCAGTTTCTACTTTAACTTCTTCAGGCTTGTGAACAATCTTTAATAGTCGAGTAATCTCATTTTCAAGTGTTAATTCCTCATGCTCAGTCAATGATAACCCGCGTAACTGCATACGGGCTAGCCAACACAATGTCAATAGAAATTCATTCTCATGTACTTTACGCAAAGTTTTTGCATCAGCAATCCTATTATTTAAGTCTAGGTATTGACTCAATAGTTCTTTGGCATCTTTTTTACCGTAAAAACGATTATACCAAGTAAAACTACGCATCAATGTAACCCTGCGCTTATCCTCATCGGGTTGTAGTACAAACAACGGTTCTTCACCGTAATATTGTACATCTACATCCCTTGGATTCAATGCTTTAACTTGACTATGGTCTTCTGAATTGCGTTTGCGTGTAGCCATGTGTAGACTCCTTTACTATAATTTCACTATTATAGCACAGCCCATATTTATTGTCAACCTAAGGATTTAACCAAAATGCATTGCGATAAATACTATTATGCCAAAACTGTCACTATACCGCCCAAATAAACAGAATGATTATCGTTTCTTTGATAGAACAATATCCGAAGAATTGCGTGTTGGCGGCACGGATTTATACATTCACAAATATCTAGGGCCAACCGATCAGGGTGTTAGTATTGATTATACTCAACCACAATATGAAACATTAAGTCCTACCAATATTCAGGATTTATTATTCTTAGAAAATAGAGATAGAACATATGATCCAAATATTTATAGATTACGTGGTCATTATAATGTACAGAATTTAGATTTTGATTTAAGTCAATTTGGTTTATTCTTAAACAATGATATTGTATTCATTACTGTTCATTATAACGATATGATTGATATTGTCGGTCGGAAACTAATGGTAGGTGATGTATTAGAATTACCCCACTTATTAGATTATAATCCATTAAAAGAAACTATACCAGTTGCATTAAAACGATTTATGCAAATTACTGATGCTAATTATGCGAGTGAAGGTTTCAGTCAAACTTGGTTCCCGCATTTATGGCGTATTAAATGTGAACCACTAGTTGATAGTGAGGAATTTAGTCAGATATTGCAAGAGCCTATTAATCAAGATAATTATCTAGGCGTATGGGATATAACTAAACCATACCCGGAAGGATATATTATTAGTTACGGTGATAAGAATTATATTTCCATCACTGATGTTCCTGCAGGTACTAATCCACCAAATAATGATTATTGGAGATTAACTGAAGAACAGAATCTTAAAGATATTCTTTCTACATATAATCAGAATATTGCAATTAATAATGCTAACCTTGAAGAGGCAAAACGATTACTACCTAAGTCCGGATATGATACTAGTAATTTATATATTGTACCTACATACGGTGTATATAGTGAAAATGGTGTACCTTCAAATGAGTATAATCAGCCTGCGCCGCCAGTTAATGTTATATCTAGTACAGGTTCTCCGATGCCAGTGGTTGAAATTTTCAATAGCACTGAATATGTAAATGATAGTCCATATATAAGAATTCCATCTGCTACCGTAGGTATGATTTGGACTCAAATATTAGATGCAGGATTCCCCGGAATACCGTCATCACCTAGTATCAAACCTGCAATGGTATTATCAGCAATGCAGTTTGCACCTTCTAGGACAGAAAGTGGTTCAGGTCCAGTAGAGCGTGAGGTCGTATTAACAATTGATAGTATGATGACTATAACCGGTCCATATGGTACGGCTGATAATACATATGCAACAGCAGATCAAAATCCAGAGGCACCGGGCTTTACTGATGAAATTACTCCTGTTATGGACTTCAGAGCAGACTGTGATCCTAGATTCCAATTCATTGCTCGCAGTAGCCCAAGAAGCTTTGGTTATGCCGCTGGGTATTTAACCGGTGACGGACAAGCTCCCAATGGATATCCAACTGGGGCGGGAATAGCCTTTCCGCAAAATCCCCAAGTTGGAGATTACTTCTTACGAATTGATTACTTGCCACAACTTCTATATCGATGGGACGGCCAGATGTGGATTAGAATTAGTAAAAATGTCCGAACAGAGACAGCATTTACTAGTGATGATAAATCACAGACAGCAAGTTTCATAAATAACAGTAATGTAACAGTTACAACATCGGGTGTAGTAATCCCACAGAAACAAGCATTGTCTACTATGTTATCTATTGCACCAGATCCACTACCACCTAGACCTTAAAGAATAATATATGGCCGCTTTCTTCTATGATAATCAAATACGCAGATTTATAATTCAATTTGCAAAAATATTCAGTTCTTGGTATGTTACCAAAGGTAAAGACCCCAGTGGCAATGAAATACTGGTTCGTGTTCCTATCATGTATGGTGATTCAAGTAGACAGGCTAGTACAATCATTGCTAACAACAGTGCTAGCAATTTACCAAGTGCGCCACTAATTACATATTATATCAGTGGGTTAGAATATGATCAAAGACGCACACAAGACCCAACATATGTTGATAGAATTAATGTTCGCCAAAGAACATTGAATGTTGAAACAGGACAATATGAACAAACGCAAGGACAAGCATTTACAGTTGAAAGATTGATGCCCGTACCTTATACTCTACGAGTAACTGTAGATTTTTGGACTACCAACTATCAGCAAAAACTTGAATTGATTGAGCAATTAGGTACGCTTTTTAATCCTTCAATGGAAATTCAAAGCACTGACAATTTCATTGATTGGACTAGTTTAAGTGTTGTATACCAAGATGGCTTAACTTTTAGTAGCCGTACTATCCCACAAGGAACTGCTAATCCAATTGATGTTATGTCATGGAAATTCTATATGCCTATATGGTTAAGCAACGCCGCTAAACTTAAAAAGCTTGGTGTTGTTGAAAAAATTATTGCAAGTATCTTTAAAGGAAAAGCACTACAGGATATACAAGATGATGATCTCTTATTGGGAACTCGTCCAAAAATAACACCGTACGGGTATAAAGTATTATTGATGGGGAACAGACTTCAATTATTACCAGTTGAAACTAGTGGATATGTCAGTAACATTAACTTAAATTATCCCAATCCACCTGACACTGGTTTATATTGGACAAGTTTATTAAATGTCTACGGCACAGTAAGACCAGGAATTAGTCAAATATGGTTACAGAATCCATATATGGATACTGAAATTGTGGGAACAATTGTACCAGATCCAACTGATGATCGACTGTTAATATATGAGATCGACACTGATACCTTGCCACAAAATACTTTAAATCCAGTTACTAGTGTCATCAATCCATTAATGTCAGGACCTAATGCAGGATTACCAGGACCTGTTAATGGTACAAGGTATCTTCTTGTAGAATCTATAGGTAGCGAGAATAATACAACAGTGGCCTGGGGCGATTTAATTGCAAATGCAAATGATATCGTAGAATATGACGCAGATTCTGGAACGTGGTATGTAAGTTTTGACAGTCAGGCTTCCACTACAGTTGAGTATGTAACCAACTTAACCACAAGTATTCAATATCGTTATACACCCGACGGAGTATGGATGAAGTCATTTGAAGGCTGGTACGATCAAGGAAATTATTCTATTGTAATCTAATACTGTGATAAATCATAGTATGAGCAATATTTCTGCAGGAGTTTTTTTCTATTCTGAAACCACCGATCGTTTTCTATACCTATTGAGGAATGATTCTAAAAATTTAGGTAATTGGGGTATACCGGGCGGGAAAATAGAAATAGAAGAAACCCTTATAGAAGGCATAGAACGTGAGTGCATGGAAGAAGTAAACTATTTTCCAAAAAATGCCAAACTTATACCTATACAGAAATTTGTTAATAACTCATTTACCTATCACACCTTTTTTTGCAAAATAAAAGATGAATTTGTGCCTATATTAAATGATGAACATTGTGGTTATGCTTGGGTGGGTGATAATCAATATCCCAAACCATTGCATCCGGGACTATTTAATACAGTAAATTTTGATGTTGTTCAAAAGAAATTAAACACACTTACAAAAAAAGCGACCTAAGTCGCTTTTTTTATTTTAGCAATTTTGCTATCGTATCAAACCCCAATGATCCTATTACAACTCCTGCACCCATCAACATCCATCTCCACTTTTCTAATGCGGTGATTTTGTCAGACATGGCTTGATGTGCATTTGTGCTAGCATCTTTCATAGCCTTCAACATTACCTTAGTATCATCATTGTTCTTAACCATTTCAGCATGAATATCCTTGATATCAGATTTTATTTCGCTGATATCATCTGTGATATTTTGTACCTGAACTTGAAGAACTGCGACTTCAGTTTCTGTTTTTGGCATTTTAATTGTTCTAGTTGTTGAAGTCGCCATGATTAAGCACCAGCAATAGTCACGATTGGGTTAGGCTGTCCACCGTATGTATTAGCGGCGTACGCTGTGTTGAATGTAGCGATAACATCAGGGTTAACACTGTTAACAACAGCAGTACCTGTGCCAGAACCAGCACCAGTAGCAACGAATGAAACACCTGTCATGTTAGATGCTGCACCAACTGCTGCCCAGTTTGTATTACCTGAACTATAGATTGTGTATGTTGTACCTGCAACTAATGAACCAGCTGCAACTTGTGTTGGGAAGATTTCAGAGTTGTAGCTATTAATACTAGCAACATACGCTGTACCAGAGGCTGCATCAGTAGACAAGATATTGAATGTGTTTGGTGTCAATGCTGTGTTAGCGACATTAGCTGTATAGGCTGCACCTAGAGTACCAGTGACTGTACCTTGTACCAAGTACTTTGTCTTACCTTTTTGACGCACAATATAACCTGCTTCTGGTAGTGCTTGAATGAATGGATCACCTTGGCTAGTAACACCGGTTGCTCCATTTGCTGCATTACCAGTCAACACAACTTGTTGTTGTGTTGCATTAGGAGTACCTGTTGCGTTAGTTAATGTAACTGCTGTACCGCCCGGGGTAGTCGCAACAGTAAATGCAGATGCGTTAGCAACAGCCTTAACCCAATATGTTGTACCTGTGAATAAACCACCAATGTTAGCACTGAATGCTACAGGACCATCAACAACTAGAGTTTGTGCATTACCACTTGTGCGAACAAAGTTACCCGTTGCTTGAGTGTTTGCAACAGCAACAGTTGTATTGCCACCTGTAGCCGATGTAGTACCAACTAATGTAACTGGTCCATTACCACCATCATATACTGCAAACAAGATTGTACCTGCGGCTACGTTTGCAAAATCAGTTCCTACACCAACTACTACGTTACTTGATGTATTTGCAATAATAGTACCTGTACCATTAGAACCAAATGCTACATTGCATAGAACTTGATTACCAATGATTGCTGTATTGCCACCAACTACACCATATGTATTGGCGTTTGTCGATGGGAAACCTGCACCAGATTCTGGATTGTTGAAGTATGCATCAACTACACCTACTGATGCAGAAACTGAACCACCGGTAGTATCAGATAATGCAACTGGTGTGCGTGTTGTGTTTGCACTTAAATCAGTAGCAGAAGCTGTGAAATTATTTGCATCAACGACTGTTAAAACCCAGTATGTTGTGTTAGATGTTAGACCACCAACTGATGTGGCTACCACGAATGGCATACCAGCGATAACGCCTAATGTTGTTAAGTTTTGTGATACGGTAACATAATCTGTTGCCGCTGTTGTATCAGTGATTGTTAAGACTGCTTGAGCCTTTGCGATTTTTAGAGGACGTCCCATTTGATTTTCCTTTGATAAAATTAGTGAGTTCTAGTCACTACGCAGTGGGGTACTGCATAAACTCTCCGAATGAGAGCGTATGAATTATTTATCAAAAATACGTATTATTCTGTCCCAGTCGCAGGGTGATTCATGCCCAATGTACTAACACTGAATGCTCCGGCTGTGCCTGCTACGTTAATATATGCTATGTAATTTCCTTGTCCAACTAAAAAGTTGTTGTCTACTGTGTTTGCAGGAATAATCTCACTTGTTGTCAGATTGGCAGTAACACTAGCGTTACCTACTGCTATAGCGATTGCTGATGTTGTTGTGGCAATACGTACTTTGTCAGTAGTTGCTACTGCTGTTAACTGGCTTGTACCGTTTGCTATATAAATTGCTGATGTCATTTTGTTTTCCTAATTATAATCTTCCGACAGCGATCTCAATTACGCCCTCGATTCCGTCAAAGTTTTCTAATGCTTTGCCGATAACTGTTCCCATTTGAGGTGAACTACTTGGTCTAGCGAATCCATTCCCGCCTGAGACCATCATGTCGCCCTTACGAATCATACCACAAACTTTAGTTGGTACACGTCCTTGAAGGGCAAGTGCAACTGCAATTCCTTGACAGTTTGCGTTCATCGCATAAGCAGGGTCAGTAGAAACTACACCTGCAACTCTAGTTGTTCCATCTTCTGCAATAGTAACTTCTTTTTCGCCACCAAATTCTAAAACGGTGCCCGGCTCATACTCAGTATCTGCTTCATAATATTCAGCCAAGTCAGCATATGTAGCAGTTAATCGTGAACCGGTTGTCAATGTCCAATTACCAGTGATATTACCTGTTGTGGTATTTGCGCCAGTTGTCAATGTTGTTGCGCCAATTGTACCATTGTATGTTGGTAAATAATTAGCTACATTGCTGTTAGAATAAGATCCTGAGAAACTAATTGATACTCCATTGGCATAGTAATAGTTGTCTGTTTTAATACCTAATACACTAGCATTACCACTAGCAGAAACTACACCACCGGTAATTAAATTGCCACCTGTGACATTACCGGTTGCAGTAATCAATCCACCTGTGCCTAAATTACCAACGTTAGCATTACCTGTAGTACTTAACTCACCGGCTGTTATTAAATTGCCACCTGTGATATTACCAGTTGCAGTGATTAAGCCAGTAGTAGTTAAGTTGCCACCTGTGATATTACCGGTTGCAGTAATCAATCCACCTGTGCCTAAATTACCAACATTAGCATTACCTGTAGTACTTAACTCGCCGGATGTTGTTAAGTTGCCACCTGTGATATTACCAGTTGCAGTAATCAATCCAACCGTACCTAAATTACCAACATTAGCATTACCTGATACCGACAAGCTGGTTAGTATACCAACACTTGTAATATTAGGTTGTGCATTAGTTACAACGGTACCTGATGTTGTAGCATTTCCAGAAACATTACCTATAATATTAGCAACAACCGTTCCTGAAATAATAACTGAAGTTGCATTAGCACTTATAGTTTGATCACCAATGTATATTGTACTACCAGCCAAATATAAATCATTGAATCGATTTGTATTATTACCTAAATTATATGTTATATTTGCGTTAGGTGTTACATTTCCACCAACTACCAAACCGGTCAATGTTCCTACTGTTGTAATATTAGGTTGTGAATGTGTTGTTAGTGTTCCGGTAATAAAATTAGCGTTTACTAAATTTCCACCATTAACATTACTTGCATTAAAGTTGCCTTCTAAGGTAACAAGATTACCACCGGTTATAGTGAAATTAGCAGAACCATTAAGAACACCTGAATTATTAAATTGAATAGTATTTACTGATCCGCCTGCATTGGATACTCCGCTGCCACTTATTAGTGCAGTGGCGATTCCTGAATTGGTAGTATATGTTCCTAAATTTGTACCCACTACTGCATTTCCAGGATTCAAATCTGATGTTGTGTATAATTCTACATTTCCGGTTGTAGAAAAATCAGTTGTTACTTTTACATAAAGAGTTTGTCCATTGACAATACTATCAGCATTAGCAGCATTTGCACCACTAATAGTAACTGCTAAGCCGTTAGTATATGGAGTAGTATTTGCTACGGTCATGATTACCGGGGTCGCATTAGATAATGCTGTTATAACAGTTCTTAGTGTGCCTTTACTAGTCCAAGCAACATTACCGGCACCGTCTGTTTCCAATACATAACCAGTTGCACCACCGGTCATTTTAATATTGCCAACATCACCTAAATCAAGTTTGAAGTTAGCGTTAGCGGTAAGAATATCAGTACTAGGCCAATTTTCCCATGTGTTTGTAGTAGAAACATAGGTTAATAATTGACCATTTGTAGCATTGCTGATGTTGAAATTTCCACCATCACTTCCATCAATTTGACTGAAGCTGATATTAGAGTATGAAGTTAATACTTCAATATTCTCGTTGGGGGTAGTCTTACCAATAAACAATCGTTTGGCGTCGGTTGCCCAACCAAATTGTGCTTCGTCAAGCTGTGGCAAATCGACCAGATTACCTGATCGTTGCTGTATTTTTGAGATTTGAATGATTGCCATAAGTGTAATTCTTTGAAGATTTACATTTATTTATCAATTTTTGTTACAGGAACTGCATGTAGTATTGTTCAACTCGTTTGAACCAAACATCAGTGTATTTGTCAAACTCAGATCCTTCTAGGATAAATTCCTGATATACATTATCAGCAGAACACATAAAAATAACACCTTTACGTATCTTTGTCCCGTGTACTTCGTTGTGAGCATTAGCATAGGCTGCTAATTGAACAAAGTAATCATCAATCCATTCACGCTTTTTGGGCTTGTTAGTTTGTTTGTGATCCATGATAGCATCATCGCCGTCATGCACCCCTACTAAGTCTGTCGTCCCTGCATAAATTTTTGGATAATAGAGAGGAACTTCTGTACCCCAATATTCATTGCAGTTAACAAGACCTTGACTAATGATTGATTGGGCCATTTTATGGCTTTGCAAGCTATATGGATTGCTTCCGGGCTCATTGAGTACTCCTGTCTTAATGTAATCTTCAAGCCACTTGTGCATTCGTGTGCCACGGCCGGCGGCCTCAGTTGTTATTTCTTTTGCTTTTTGATGTCCTACACGATTGCGCCAGTTTTGTAATGCTTGCTTAGATTCTTCGCTTTTAGTTGCGTCTAGTATTGTAGTAACTGATGGTAATTTTTCCCCATCAGGCGTAGCATATTTGCGTTTGCCGTCTATCTCTACACGGCTCATAGGAACATAATTGAATTTAGTGGGATTGTACATTATTGTCAATTGTAGTTGATTATAGTACGATTGTCAACTATATTCGGAAACTCTTGCCGCACCCACAACGGTCACGCTCATTTGGGTTGTTAAATTCAAAGCCTTCGTTTAATCCATTACGGACAAAATCAATTTCTAATCCTTGAACATATGCGCTACTTTTTGGATCTACAAATAATGCACATCCTTCACATTCAACTTTGATATCGCTTTCGATGGCATTATCAACAAATTCTAATACATAGGCTAAACCTGAGCAACCCGTAGTTTTTACACCAATACGAATTCCCAGGCCTTTGCCACGTTTTTGAATTTGTTGTCTTACTTTATTACTTGCTTTTTCTGTTAACGTTATCATTTTAATGTGTTTTTAGCCATTTGCTGTACAATCTTTTTATTTTCATCAGGTGCTTGTTCGCCGGCTTCTGATTGACCTTTAAACACTACATTATCAGATTGAATGTTGGTAATGTATTTGTTTAATGGAGGATTTTTAATCATGTTGTACAAATCTGACTTATCAATAATGATGCCATTATCTCTATAGTATTGTAAGAGTTCCGGAACAGTCCAATCTGGTTTGACTTTACCAGAATCAATTTCGCCAACTAGTTGGCTGGTTGTTGCCACTAGACCAACTAATAGTGGACTAGAATCAAACTCAAAAAGTCTCATATTATCTTTTGGCGCGGCCGACTGAACCCAAATCTTCAGGTTCTTCTTCAGCACCCATATTCAAGTCAACTTCTTCTTCGCCACCGTCTGGTAATTCTTCAGTAGCATCCATACTAAAATCTTCTTCACCGCCCAAATCGCCACCGATGTCAGCACTCATATCAGCGCCTGCATCAAAAGCGGCTGCGCCACCTTGACCAGTGATGCCATTTACAGCTTCCTTCATAGTTGCTTGACTTTGTGTCAATGCAGCTTGCAATGAAGTCAATGCTTCTGTAGACTGTTGTTGGAATGCTGAACTCTCGTTAACACCAATCTCAGATTGAACTGAATCAACTAGTGCAGGTAGTTCTTTGACAATCATATCGCTAACTTGCTCAACCATCTTTTGGATAGAGTCAACCATATCTTGTGCGGCTAGAATAGTCTGTGACTTTTCTACTTCTTCGTTTTCAACAACGATGCGAGGACGTTGTGTGCTTAAGTAAGCAAACTGCTTGCTCAATGCTTGTTCCATAAAAACTAGTTTCATGTATGAACTGTTTCCAGTACTTTCATAGAACTGGTTTGATGCTTTTGATTCACTCATCAAACCGCGAACTTTATTAAGCATTTTACTTACTTGTGCGTAAGACATTCTGCTAACATCAATGGATGTACCATAATGTTCTTTCAATGCTCTTTGAGCACTGTATACTGGTTGTTTTTCAAAATCTGTTAATTTCATAGTTGTGGTTCCAAATACTAATGTTAAGTATTTATCATTTTTGGATTTATTGTTCGGTTTTTAATTTAAACTTTTGCTTTTGCCAATAATCAGATTGCCATATATAACTTGCTAATTCCTGGCACATCAAACTGCGTCTAAACTTATCTTCATTTAATTTTGCCAAAAATATCAATTTATCATCTGTTTTTGTTGATTTTTTAAGCAACCTTTTATGTATGTTTATTTGCACTTCTTCATTTGATATACCCTGATCTAATGTTATTATTCGTTTAGCTGATACATATTTACCACTTTTATCAAAAATACACCAACAGATTGCATTTCTAGTACTAGAAAAAGAATGTACCAAATCTCCATTGGTTAAAAAAACATCAACATCAGTTTTAGATTTTTTTACAATATGGTATTTTTTAAACACAATATAATTATCAGAAGATGTTTCAAGTATAGATATATCCTGCAATGCATTTATTTCTTTTTTAGAAATTATCCTGTTAAACTTATTTTCAAGCTCAATATCATTCATCATTTTCTTTTACCTCAAAATAAATATTTCGTAATTCATCAGAACTATCTAAAAATCCTGGCAATTTGTTCCATGAAGTGTGTGTATTAATCATAGGAACTCGGTCACAATCCATATACAATGCACCCAATTCGGTTATACCATTATTAAAAACGCTAGGATGTTGAATAGTAAAATCAAAAGTCCAGCAGTTTATTTCAGTATCGTTTTCAAATAAGAATCCAAAATTATCAAACTCATTTAGTTTAATTTTAGTAACAGTAGGGGTGGTAATATCTTCTGGTTGACTACGTAATGATACTGCCTGAACAATTGTATCAAAATTACATTGAGTATTTCTTTTATGTAGCCATACCTCAGTATCGTCATCTAAGCCAGGACGGCTTCTATTTACGATTCCGGTTTGGGTAATATCAAACAACGTATAGCAACTTACTTTAAAACTCATACTTGTATTTAGAGGCAAAAAAAATCCGAGAATAAATCTCGGATTTCTTTGAAGTTAAACTTCTGATTAGCTTGCGCTTGTAGCTGTAGAAGCTAAACGGAAACCAACGTTAGTTACTGTAGCACCAGAAAGGTCATAACCATTAACTGTACCTAAAGCACGAACTTGTGCTTGTAGTGTAGCTGCTGTATATGCGCCAACTGGATAAACTGCAACAGACATGTTTGTAACGTTTGCTGTAGCTGCAACAGAGTACATCATAACTGTAGATAATTGTTCGATAGAAACTAAAACTTGTGCAACCATCTCGTCAACACCTAATTGTGTTGTAGGAGCAGCGCCTAAGTCAAAACCGAAGAAGTCCATTGCTGGACCGATAAAGTTAGTAGTTGTACCGTCTGCTGCTGTTGTAGAAGCTACTGGACCATTTTGTGTGTCAATTGCAAATACCGGTTGTGCATCACCGTGTGTTCTTGTAAATCCTGCCATGATAATTTTCCTTTAAATTTTTGAGTCTCATATAGATACTCATGCATTTATTTATGCTTGATAGAAAAAAATCCAGGATTTGGGCTTATCTTCCGGCTAAATTTTGACGGCTAAAACCCATTCTATCTATAAATTTAAGTCCATTACTGACAAAACCTTCTTGAGTTTGTGTACCATTATCTAGGTAACCCTTGACAGGGCTTGATTCTGCGGCTTTATTTAGTTGGTCTACTATAGCCATTTTTAGTTGATATAAGCTGACCCATATAGTAAATGCACCAATTAGTCCTTCTTTGTTCGCTTCTAAATGTTGTGTCAACTTAGTTCGCATAACATCTGTCATTGGACGACTATTAAAGTATTCCATAAATCCATCTACTAGATTATTCAAATCACCTGCAACAATCTTTTTATTGATGTAAGTTGTAAATAGTCCTCTAAAAGTAGTAGCTGCCTGCGGTGCAGTAGTCAATAATTTATCCACTGCAGGACCATACTTATTAATATTGGATTGTGCCTGATTGACTAGTTTACTGCTTATCTTTAATTTGGGAGTAATAGGCATCTTAGCAGGAACAATAGCTACATTGCTATTGTTTTTTAAAGAACCAATACCACCGTCTAATGGTGTAGCTTCATCTGTTGTAGCGGCGTTTGGAGGAATAAATTGATGCACTACAATAGCAGCTTGTTTACCTTTAAACAATTGCCCCACTTCACTGTTGGCTTCAACTGTATATGCAATGCCATTAGGGTTAGCTTTGAATTTGTACATACCGTTTTGATCTTGCAGTGGCTGACTGAACAGTAGATCACCCCAGTAGTAACCTTTTCCATTATCTGCTTTTTCTAACCCTGGCCAAATTTCAGCAATTAACTGATGTAAACCTGAACGGTCAACCCCGCGGGCTTGGTCGTATTGAACAAATTGCTCGGGACTGAATACTTGGCGACCAGATAAGTCTTTCTTATTGAACATGTGCTTGTCCATAATACTGAACTTACCGTTTGTTCCACGACCAAAAATTAATGCAGGATATCCATCCCATTTGATTGTAACTGTTGCTGGATTTTTAACTGTATCCACTGACGCTTGTACAGCACGATTTGCTCCTTGTGCACCGTCTAAAAATATCAAATCTTCAGGATGGTCTAAATGCCCTTTAGCTTCTGTAATGGATAATTTATCAATTTTAGACTTTAATATTGCTAGGGATTCAGATAGGCTCATTTTTACTGTTCTTTTTTAGTGACTTGGCAAATCTACTCTGATCCTTACTTTTGATAGCACTTAATAGTTTGCGCTCTAGAATCTCAGCCTGCGCAGGGGTATAATGTTTGTTAATCATTTCTAGTAAATTAATAGCACTGGTAATGATATTATGGCCACGGCTTTCAATAATGTGAGTGGTATCACGATTATTACCAATGGATTCTAGTTCTTCCAAAAGGCTGCGAGTTTGTTTTTGCATGATATAGTATTTATTCTTATTTCTTCAAACCGTTGAGTAAACTTCTTAGTTTTGATCCTTGCACATCCACTACAACTTTCTTGTTCAGTGGTTCTAACACCTCCCCAGTAGCTTGGTCAATGATAGGTTCTGTAGAAACTAGTGTAGATTGTGCTTTTACTTGATTCATAATATCCGTTGGACTAGGGGCAGGCCTATATTTTGCTTGCTGATCTGCATATCCATCAGGATCACTGTCACTAATACGCATTGTTTCAATGTCGTAGTCTAAGTCAATCTTCATGCCTACGCCAGTAGAACTACGTGACTTCATACACTGAATCTGATACTTACCGCGCTCACGCATACTACGACTTGTAAAGATACCAAACACGTTATCTGCTGTGTTAATTTTACTAATACCACCTGCAATGTGACTATGATCGAATTCGATTTCATCAACTGCACTACGATTTAATTGCGAAGCAGTTACCAACAATATACCCATCTCTTTTGCTAAGTTACGTAATTCTTCTGCTACATATTTGTCTTTAATGAACTGGTCATTAGGATTAACTTTTACAGAAACAGGCATAACCAAATCTAAGTAGTCAACCATTACAAAGTCAATTTTAATACCTGTTTGAATTTGCACTTCTTTCAAGTAAGCACGAATATCATTTACATTTGATTGTGCAGGCAATCCCTTAACACGATACTTACCTGAACGTTTTCCCACCATCTTAACCTTAAGATCGGTTGTATCGATGTCTTTACGAATTGACTTTGTACCCATTTGTGTCAACATAGCATCAGTACGCAATGATGTAAGTTCCTCACTCAGTTCTAGTGTGATATAGACACCGCTCATGCCGGCTTGCAACCAGTTTAGTGCAATGTTCATCATAACAAGAGATTTACCAGAACCAGAACCACCTGCAAAGATGTTGAGTTCACCTCGACTCATACCACCATACAAGATACGATCCATCTGTGGCCAGCCTGTACTAACTTGTCCGCCTGCATTGAAGTATTTGTTGATACGTGCTTTAGGGTCAAAGAAGTAATCTGTACCCATGTCTCGTTGCAAACTAATCTGTACTGCATCTTTGATTAGTTTCTCAACAGGGCTAAAGTCACCTTTCTCTAAAAGATCGGCAGCTTTAAGAATAGCACGTTCTAATTCTTGCCGTTTTGTGAATGCTTCAAATGCGTCAAAGAACCATTCATTGTGCCCTTCATTTAAGTCAGGGATAGGTTCAATCTCTACCCCTGTCATTGCTTTAATCTGAGTTACATCAGGCAAAACTTTATATCTGTCAGTGTGTTCTTTGAACATATCTGCGACCGGCCGCAAACTCTTATCAAAATTTTCACTGTTCATAATGTTCATAACCCGAGTATATAACTCAGCGTTAGTCATCATCATTCTTAAAAAAAGCTTTTGTACATCTGGATTGTAATCAATTTGCTTTTTAGAATCCGTTTTGTTTACCAATTTTTTTCCTTCGCATTTCTATTTTAATTTTACTCATTGTAGCAGATTGTAATATACTAAGTAAAGTAGCCAATCTACCATATTTGACAATAGCATCGTTGACATCTTTTACATCACTGTCCCAATATGGTATGCTTACACTATATCCTAATTGAATTGCCCTCTCGCAGGAATCAAATCCTGTTTTATCACGATCTGGAACAAAAATGATTTGTCTGTTAAGTTGTGATAATAGTTCTGCTTGGTCATCATTAATCGTATTATGAGTTAAAGCACAAGCACCTAGACTCAATGCATCAAAGATGCCTTCAACTAGTATGCAAACACTTTGATTAGGTTGTTGAAAATCATAACCAAATACATAACCGGGCTGTTGTTCGTTGATATATTTCGGAATCTTGTTATCTAAGAACCTACTAGTATGACCAACAATCTTATTTTTGTATGTATAGGGTATGATGATGCGATTTCCCATGCGACCTGATTCGTTGGGAGTGACCATGAAGGGATATTCACTACTACTTATACCCCTCGCCTCTAGATAGTCTACATATACTTTGTGTAGGGGGTTATTTTTATCAAGTAGTTCTGCATCTTCAGGTAATTTGTGTTCATCAAACTTGATCTTAAGTTTTTTCTTAGGCTGAGTGAAGTCTAATATATCTTTTTGTTGTAAACTTTCTAAACTCCACCTGCTAACTTGAGTATCGTCAACCCCACACCAAGTTAATAATTGCCTTGCATTCTTTGTTAAACTTTTACCTAAACTGAAACCACACTTGAACCCACAATTAAAACAATGGTATGACCAATTTGTTTGCCCGTCAAATTTTATACCGCCTCTACTTCTAGTATCGGTTTTATGACCACGATGGCTACAACATACAGCATTAAAACTGTGCCATTGACCTTGAGTGAGTTTTTTCTTACCGGGAATTATTGACAGGATATCAAACATTTAGATAGTATAACACAAATGTGTCACACAATCAATACTTATCTTGCTAATATATTGGTTACTGCGCCCGCATTGCTTACAAAGCCAACACGAATAAATGGGTGGAATCCATTTATATTATAATAGAATGTATCTGTTGTTTCAGTATAATTATATATTGTACTAATCGGATACCAATCGGTATTACCAATGGTAGAACCTTCAATCAATACATTACCATAGAAGTCGGTATATGTGGCTTGTAGTGTTAAGGTAGGATTATCACTTGTGGTATACACACTAGTGTAATAAGCTACCGAGTTAGAATCGGGAACATATTCGCCGTCAGGTGAATACCAATTTGGATTAGGATATGCTTGACCGGTAGGAATAGTTATTTCATTACTAGGAACAAAACTAGGTAATATGCTATTAACAATATTCATATCGCCCCGTCCACCTGCATTTTGATCTACAAATACAGGATAATCAAATGATCCTACGGGAATTTCTAATGTATAGTAACATTTTTGTGCTTGAATTTCTTCTAATTCTCCGGGATCTAACATTAATGCAGCAATACCCGTCGCACCTAATTGAATAGTAAGTGCTTTTCTAATAAGGACCGTAGTTCCCGTAGCATTTAATATTCTACAAGAAATTTCTTTACCTGTGATATTAACAGGTTTTTGTTCCTGATTTAAGAATTGAAATTGAATTTGATTGTCTACACCTTTGTGTAGTGTAAGTGGCTTGGCATACTGGGGCATATAACTCCTAGGGGAATTTCCTGATAAAAGAATAACGATTTGACGTTGGGTATAAACGAATACTTGAGTTGAATACATAACGATATTTATCAAAATATATTACCAACTCACCCGATGATAAATATTTCGGTCACAAGAATAATAATGATACATAACGATTTTTTCAAAAAATTAACCGAGAATCATCCTTTTATTACTGTTTGTTCCTATGCTAATCAAGATTATGTAGGTATTGTTCAGAATAGAGATGATGTTGTCACCACTATATACGATTATGGAGCTATAATTGATCCTGTAATTAAAGAAAAATTTCTAGAATTGGGTGATATTTGGTGGTGGGAATCTAACAGAATGATTCCTATTAATTTATTTCTGAAAGAGGAATGGATATTATTTAAGCCCTTTATAAGGACTTTTTATAACAAAAACCTAACTATCGTGCACGGTCCTGCATGTAGTATCAGTGAGTTACACAAACGCAGAACAAAACGCCGTAGTATTACACTTGTGAAGAGGATACCGTAAGTAAATTCATATGCACTACAACTAATTGGGCATAACCTATTGCATGAGCTTTCTTGAATGCATACCCATCATCTCCCTTGTCCCAAATAGTTTTACTCACCTCACTCCAACTCTTACCTATTAGATGCTTCTTAGCAGGGCGAATCAATGCTAAAAACATTGCTAGTCTAGGAATACTATTAATAGGCTCCGGCATCTTTTGAATACTCTGATAATGATTTGACAAGTGAATTAATTTCTCAACAAACACTCTATCATTTAATTTACTCCAATCTGGTTCACCCATTAATTCAATCAAATGTTTTTCATCACGTACTTGATTGTACACATGGACATTCAGTAAGTCTAGCTTAAAGTATCCACGCTTCTCTGCATTTTCATAATGCAATGCCGACATATTATTGACTGGATCATATGGAATATCAGTCACATAAACACCTGTATTATGCCTACGTATAGGTGTGATATTACGCATTGCCGCTGGCACATGCTGAATGAACTTTAATAAATCATCACGATTACTAAAGTCAATGTCTACGTCTGAATCAATTCTCATCGTGGGGGTGCTACCAATCCTGCTTTAATTAACTTAGTATAAGCTTTTTGCACAACAATAGCTTGTCTTTCGGCATCTTCTACCGCTTTGTGACTTGTAACATGTCCGCCATCTTTGAGACTAACTCCCGAAATATCGAACAATGTTCGTGTATCTCTGATATCCCAAAAGTTCCATGGTGTATTCTTACCAAACTGTCGCCATGCATGATCCATTACTACCACGTCAAACGATGCACCATTACTCCATGCACACTTGCCACGATTCCAACAAAACTTGTACAATTGATTCATTGCTTCTTCAAATGATACACGATCTTTATCGCCCATAGCTTCTTCAATTGCTTCAGGTGATTGCTTACCCCACCACTCCATAGTTGCATCGTTTATACTACGATTATAAATCTCTGTTTGGTCTTCAATTGTAGGTCTAATTTCAATCTTGTCAATAATACCTTGACCTTTAGGGTCAAACAATACTGCACCTATAGTAAGAATCACACAATCAGGGGAGGTGTCAAGTGATTCAATGTCAATCATTATATCCATATTATGCCTGTAATGTTTTCCAAATATATTTCTTCTCTAAGTAGTCTTGCAACATTAATGCCTCTGATTCGCTATGGAATGCTACCCCTCTAATCTCATACATGTCTTCTAGGTATCTAGCGTAATTACCATTGATATCTCGGTTCCAAGTAGTCCTATTAATCCACATAATATCAACTTCATCATTAAAGAGTAATATACTAATACCGACTTCATTACTACCTATGTCTTTAAATAAAACATCAAGTAATTTTTTCTTTGTATCAAACTGGTTAATGTTCTTCCACTTAGGCCATGATAACATAAATTTATTATCTTGTAAAGATGTTATAGAAAATAATTGGTTCATTGGAATTTTAATAAAAATATTAGGTACTTCTTTTCGTCTACTATCTTATAACCATCTGTTATGTTGCCACCAACAATGTTCATCTTTACACCGTACTGTCCTTCAAGGTAATCTTCAAAATCATATGCATCGAATTCGGTGTACTTGTTTTGTTCTTGGTATTCTCTACGCACAAGTTTTAATGCCGCCCAATAGTCCCGGCGTTTTTTACGATGTTCTATATTAGGATCATCGTCATCGTAATCTTGTATGTGCGGTATAGTTGCCATTATTTCATATTCATTAAAAACTTAACTTACACAATATTACATCACGCTCATACCTGAATTTAAGTTGTATGAGTCCTCTACTGATACGCCATCTAGCATGACGCTCACAGTTGTCTATTCTATTATACAGCCATTCCAATATATTATCGTATTTTTCGGTCATGTTCATACTAACATGTATTTCATGTTCGTGCCAACCCGGATCAGTTTCTTCCCAACCACGATCAGTGTCAAAGTTTTGAACTCTCATCCCCACCTCAACATAAAATAACTTGCATTGCTATCATTATAAAAAGTGAAAACTGTTTGTTTTGGGATTTCCCCAATCATTTCATCCCATTTACTTTGGTGGTATTCAAAATCAAAATCTTTGCCCAACACCCATCCTTTTTGTTTAAGTTCGGTTACTATATCTAGTGTAGTGACAACACTAATGTATAATATTACTTTAGCCACACTTCAACTCAAACAAAATGGCATCACGCTCATTGTCAAAATAAAAGTCCATATAGTCCTAGGTCGCATGTGTGGTAAATTTATCACCCGGCAATCCGTATTGTTCCATTGCCCAGACACAGGTCTCATTCCAATTATTAATTGTATCACCCTTTTGCCAAGGTATACGAACTCTAGTACCCGCCAGCATTTAATAATTCCTTAACTTGTTTTACATTCTCCGGCTCACGATGAAACTTCAATGCCCATTTCTCAGGATCAATATAATCAAACACCATCTTAACATGACCTGGCTCTAATGATTCTACAAATTTGACACCGCTCTCACTCTGAAACAACATCCATGGACTGATTCTGCCCCTTGTAATTTCTAAACAGATTCTATTAATATTTCCATATCGTAAGTAATCGTTGCTTTGAACCTTTTCAATTTCTGCTAATAATATTGTTGTTTCAATACTACGATGAATAGCATCTAACGGATCTTCTGTACGAACATATTCAAGCAGATAATTTGTATAGTTCGAGTCAGTACACCAATTGTCAATTCTGATTTGATTCTTTACTAGCCAATCAGCATACCTGCTAACATTCAATGCATTAATCTCTACACAGTGATTGCCAAACTTTACAAACGCTGTATAGTAGGGACTCTTAATGAATTCTTCGTTAGTCTTTGCTTTCTTACTTGCGCTATTTTTTTTATAAAACTGTACAAAGGCTTGGTAAGCAATACGATTACCTTGTAAGTCTTTGTTCAACCATCTACGTTTAGATTCGCACATGTGGGTGAGCAATGTAGATTCACGCAAATATTCACCTGCACAAAACTCACATTTAAATTTAGGCTTATTGATTGCCTCTATCTCTTTCGTATTGCTCAATTTCTTCATCAGTTACCATTTGACTTAATAATTCGATATCTGCAATTTTCATTGACGGATATAACTCTGCAAGATATGTTTTCTTATGTTGTTCTTTTACAAACTCTTTTGATATTTCAGTAATAGATTCAGTGTCTGCCTTTGGATATACTTTTGTATAGTAATCTTTAATATCTTTGAGAACAGCTTTTTCTTTAAGGCTACTAACCTTCTCTTTAATCTGAGGCATCCAAGGATGAAATTGTTTTCCTAGACCAGGACTACTAGCACATAGCATTAACCATTGTAGTTTAGGATTCTTCATCACGTTCTCATTGAAGAAATATTTGTTAGCATAATAATCTGTACTACGCAAATAGTATCCTGCAATCTCACCAGAGCCTTTGATATAGCTCATATACTTAATAAGCATGAAGGGGACAAACTTCTTTTGTTGTACTTCTGAAAGTCTATCATAGTAACCATAATCTTTTTTGTCTAATGCTAATAGTGCATCAAACAAAGGAAAATCTTGGTTCTCTAATTTTTCATCTGCGGGTATTGCAGCTTTTTTAGTTGCCATTATTTTGTTACCTGTGACAATCTTTTATATTCTGTGTTTGTAGGGTGTACGCCGTCTTTAGATACTTTTTTAATGTGAATTACTTTATCTTCAAACTTATCTGCTACAATTTCAACCATTTCTTGTATTTCAGGTTTTACTGCAGGAACTATCCAATAAACTTTTTTTGCATTAACAACACTGCGAATAGCAAACAATTCTTTTAGTGTTTTTACATTTTTATAATCATTACTACCTAGACTGATAATCACTGTATCGGCTGATAATTCTTTTGTGATATTTTTATTAACCCAGTTTTTGCTATTGATTCCAACTTGAGCATATACAACACATTCAGGACGTTGTTGTGCTATACCAATTGCAATACTATCACCTAAAATTAAACATTCTAACATATTAAAAAGCCTGACTATAATCTACAATCTCACAATTACGACTAATTTCTTTTACAAAATATACGCATTGGGGTTTTGAACCATCTTCGATGGGCACACATAAGAACTGCCCGTTCTTCAATCGTGGTGCATACCATGTTACATCATGGTATATATCTACAATTTCAATAGGCAAAAAGCTAGGACTAAAACTGGTTAGTGGATTAAATTGGAATGCATTAAATCCCCTATCATTGATACTTGTTAGGGGTAGTGTTTCTAAATCACCATGCTCTTTTTCTCCAATAAGTATTTGCCAATCAATGGGCATTTTAATAGTATTATTTCCTATTTTTAATACAAGTGCAGGGCTATTAAATGATTCTAAAAATATCAATGGAATATAATGATAGTCTACGTTACTCGGGTTTGAATTGTCAAGTATTGCAAACCTAACATCATCTACTTCTTCGGGAAGATTTTCTAAATTATATTTTGTGTTATCTAGTAATAGTATGTTCATGGTTATATTTTATCATATTTTATTTGGTTAGTCAACATATTATGGTTTTATTTATAATACAATTTTTCAATTGAAAAAGGATAATTGGCTTCTTTATAGAATGTTTTTCGTTGAGTTAAGTGTCGTTTGGCAAACTTACAATTGCTTGTAATGTCCCAAATCTGAACAAAGTCTTTATCTTCTGCTTTACGAATTCCACGCCCAATACTTTGAATAACTCTTACGAAACTTTTACCCGGTTCCAATAGCATCACATTAAAGATACGAGGAATGTTAATACCAACTGCCGCTACACCATATGTTGCGATAATGATTTTGTTAGTAGCAGTAGCAATGTCATCATAATGTTCGGTTCTAGTTGTACCTTTAGTACCACCTGAAACAAACACTACATTCTCTTCCGGCACACCTAGTTCTTCAAGTTTCAAATGCAGTAGTTGTCCGGCCTCAATTCTATCAACTAGAATTAATGTATTGCCACTGTTCTTAACTGTACTAGATAACTCGGCAATCTTTTGCATTCGTTTTTCATCACTGGTCAAGAATTTAAGTTCGCTTTGATAGTTTGTAAATTCCATACCATCTTGTAATTGAACGATGTTCACATGACATTGTGATAGTACACCCATGTCTTGTAGTGTGCTGGCAGACAATTGATTAATGACAGGCCCTAAACTCACAGTCAATGACATTGACTCATGTTTAGCTTTAGGGATTGTTCCAGTCAATCCCCAACGCAATGGGATACGACTCATCACACCAGACAATAATGACTTAAGCACATCAGCCTTTGCTTGGTGTACCTCGTCAACAATCACACACACTACGCCTTCAATAAAGTCTTGAAATGGTACTTCTGCGTCACCTGCTTTAGTATTCTTCAACATGTTACCAAGACTTTGCCATGTGCATATGGTATGTGTCTTGTCATATTCTTTGCGGCCACCATAGTATACACCTACATCTAAACCCAAATTGATGTAATCTTTTTCTGTTTGTGTGACCAGACTAGTGTTAGGCACAATAACAATACTACGACCATATTGTTCTACACAACTTGATAGTGCGGCAGTGATTAATGTCTTACCTGCGCCTGTAGCAATTTCTTGCAATGACTGTGGGTTCTTCAAATAGTTATTGATAATCTCAATTTGATAGTCACGCAATATAATAGGTTGTCCTACCATTGGATGACCTACTGGCCAATTCTTGTGCTTGAATGTATCCTCGGACACTTCAGTAAATGTGAATGTTGTTTGATAATCTCTAGTATCATCTAGTTCAATATCATACCCGGCTTGATCCAGCAATGGTAATATCTCCGGTAACAAGTTGATGTATGTACTGCCACCTAGTGCAAAGAAACTGCTCTTACCATTCCATCTACCTAACCTTACTGCAGGAAGATATCTTGCACCGGGAACTTCAAACTCAAACATTTTCATCAGTGTTTTGCGATCACCTAATTCTAGGCCCTCAAGTTTGCAATTTACTTCATCTCTAATTATTAATTTACATTCTTTCATTTAGGTCCTAAATCTATTGGTTCTGAGTTTACAAACTTAATTACTTTAAACAATTTCATAGGTCGATGTGCATTCCATGAAAAACTGTGATGATATACTACAACAGGATTATTGTAATCTTTAAAGTCTTTAAAATTGCATATGTTAATATTTGTATTAAGAGTTTCAAGCAAATTATTAGGTAAAAATGTTTTGACTTCGCTAATAGCATCGCATCCAAATTCTTCTAACCATTTTATTGCCAATTTAGTATCACTCAATTCTATCTCTGTTTGAAAACTTGTAGCAAGTTTTACTTTAATGGCATTTTCTGTTTTTAAAAAATGATCAGTAACTGATTGATCTATTGCAATACCATATTTAACTAATGTTGCTATTGTTCTTAAATCATCTGTTAATGGAATATCTTTAATTGCCTCATATAAAGGTTCATTCAATGCGGCAATGTAATATTGATTATTATAAACTAAAGTAGGAACCCAGTATTTAATATTCTCATATGCACTAAGACTATCGACAATTTGCTTTACCGTGTCACAGTAATTTAGTATTGAATAATGATCTGCTGTTAAGTACATCAATTCTTTTAAATTAGTATGGCTATACTCTGCTTCATACTGTCTTTTGTCTTTAACCCATTCTAATGAATATATTGGTTTCTTTTTAAGTGCAGTTAAAAAGTTTTTATTAAAAGGTGATCGTAGTATAAGTTTTTCATTTTCTATTTTAATAAAAGCTCCGGTATATTCGGGTACACTTTCTACAATATCTACACTCCATGGTCGATTTAATACTTCTTCTACTTCCATTTTTAATTGTGAGAATTGTCTTTTATATTTGCGTGTTACCTTTTTAAATAAAAGGTCCTGATTACTGGTAATCCTATTGTGTTGTATAATATAAAAGGTAAGATTATTTACAAACTGGTCATCATATCTGCTCAATCTAATATTAGTGAGCATCCATGTTGCAAGTTCATTAAGTGTTTTAAAATCCATCTACTAAGTATAACAGGACACTGCACAAAAAGCAAAGTAATAGGCAAAAAAAGGGGACCTGAGTCCCCAAAGAAATGAAACTTATCGAAGAGGACTTATTGACATTGCCTCTACGCACACTGCAGGGGTTAACCTTTTATTTAAGATTCATCTTCGCACGGTGCTGTCCAACCACATAGTTGGCAATGACGGGCACCCAGAGATCCAAGATACACACCGCAATCTTCATTTTGACAATACAGATAACTCATTACGACACCTATTAGTGATTCAATACAAGTATTATAGCACTATATCCATTTAATGTCAAGTTTTGGCATAAATAAAAGTGAGGGTCACGATGCGTCAACATCTACCCTCTCTAATGCTAAAGTATTACATTTAGGAGCACCAGCATGAATATTTATACTAGAAAGAATCCTCCTACAGGGTTCTATGTTTACGCATACTTGCGACAAGACAACACCCCTTATTACATCGGAAAAGGTCACTGCATCCGAGCATGGAATCAGCACGATAAAGGTATACACCCACCCAAAGATCAGACAAAGATTGTCATACTTGAATCTAACTTAACTGACATAGGGGCATTAGCACTTGAAAGAAGAATGATTCGTTGGTATGGTCGCAGAGATACGAATACCGGAATTCTCAGAAACTTAACCGATGGCGGTGACGGTTCTGCTGGATATGTTCCGACAGAGGAAACAAGAATTAAAATAAGTATAGCAGGTAAAGGTAGAAAATTAAAACCTAGAACTAAAGAGCACAGTGAAGCATTGAGCAAATCATTGACCGGCAGAAAGTTAAGCGAAGATCATATTGCTAAAATTAAAGGGAGACCTGCTTGGAATAAAGGACTAATTGGGCACTTCACACAATCTGAGGAATCAAACAACAAGAGGTCTGAGACACTCGCAGGAAGAGTTCCGTGGAATAAAGGAAAGTCTACGAATAAAGAGACCTTAGAGAAACAACAATTAGCAAGAGTAGGTAAGAAACGAGGTCCTTACAAAAAGAAAGGGGCATAAGCCCCTATCTTATCCACGCATACAAGTCGCCTGTGCAAGTGACCGCCAGTTAGCACTAATCTTAACCAAGTCTGCAACTTTCAAACACATACGCAAAGACACTTCACGCAATTTGTTGTGATTGTCCCAGATGAACGACATAATTTCATCTGTTTGTTCTTGTGTGAAATCATAGTCTTTGAACAGACCACCATCAGCATCACGGTGAACTTGCTTGATACGCAACATTTTGTCACGTTCAGTGTCAACAGTCAGGTCCAAAAAGTGACAACGACTTTGCAATGCATCCAAGTGCGGTTGCATCTTACCGGCTTTTTTAGCATCAAACGATTTGTTTGTGATGAAGATAATCGAGCCGTTGAAGTTGAAACTATTTGGGATACCTTCTTCACGCAAAATACGTGAATCTTTGTTCCAAGAGATACGGCGTGTCTTGCCTGAATCCAATGCACCTTTCAATACGTTGATAGCGTCTTGATCTTCCCAGATATCACAGTCATCAAAAACGAGAACATTTTTAGCATCAGAAAATTTGTACAATTTAGCGAACAAACCAATGCCTGACATAGCACCTTTGACAACTTCAAAGCGAACTTTTTTGCCTGCAAGTTGATCAAACATGCTTGCTTTTTCCATTTGCAAGTTTACACCATGACTCTTACCGATACCTGCTGGGCCTGTCACAATCATAGCACGAATGTCACCACTGATGCATGCCTTAGACATTTCATCAAGTACTCCGAAACGAGTAGCAATACGGTCCATTGCTTCTTCGTCTGTTTCTTTGGGTGTTACAACTTTCACTGTATCACGCCCTGAGACAAATTCAATCATCGATTGATTTTCAATATTAATCCGAATTTGATCGGGACGACCGGGAAACTGACCTTCATTTTTTACTGTCACAAAACCACCTTTACTTCCAAGTTGATAACCTTTTACTAATGTGAACACTTCACCTTTGATAGGTTCGTTGCGATAAAAACCACTAGTGATACGAACGATGCTTGACATTTGTTTCCTTTACTTGACTGTCTAAGATTCTATTATATACCCAAACCCATTTATTGTCAACCTTTTAAAGGCTAGCAATATCGGCGTTCAATTCCTCAATCATTTCATCAATTTGGGAGGCAGACATTTGGTAAGCATCGGTATTACCAAGCGCCTCTTTGATCTGGTACTTTGCGTATTCCAGAGTGTTGATAGCCTGTTCCAATTTGAGTACTTTTTGATTACGCATTCTTTAACTCCGTTTCTTGATTCAATACAAGTATTGTATCACCTAACCTATTTATTGTCAAATTTTGGCAATCAATTGAGCATGAATTTGATTCATTTCATCCTGCTCTACATAGAAATCGGACCTAGGATCATAGTATTGACCCTCTTTGTTGTCATAATACAACACTCGGCCGGAGAAATTGAACGGGCCTTCTAGGCCTTGACGAGGACCATACTTGGTACGCATATCATCCATCTGATACTTGTCTGCAACAATTTTGTAACTCATAAAGCCCTTTCAACTGAATAAGACTCTATTGTATAGCCAAAATGATTTATTGTCAAATTTACGGTAGATCAAATAAATGAGAACTTATTATCTAGTTTTAGAAACTCTAAACCGTCACGAGAATTTTTTCTAAAAGTACCTTTAATAGTAATATCATTTTTATTAACTGTCATATCCATTAATGATAATAATGGATTACTAGTATCTATATTAATATTAACGAGATTATTATATCTATCACTAAACCAATATTCTTTGCGTTTATATTTTTTTGTATTAACTGAAAGTTGTTTTACAAACTTTAATTGCCTTTGGTCGACTTTAAAAGGCTCATGTTGTTTTACTTCTTTATTATATTCAAATGACATTTTTTCAAATTGAACATCATATTCATAAAACTCAGGAAGACGATATGCCAATGGCATCATATTCTCTTTAAATGTTTTACCATCACTATGAATAAATGTATTTAAATCCTCACGGAAATGAGTAAATCCTACATTCTTCAATTTTAATACCATGATTTTCTTGCTGTAATAATCACGGATAATATTAGCCTGTGCACTATCCTCTAGTGTTACTAATCGAAATAATTCGCTATCTAATAGTTTAGTGATAATAGGTTTGGTTGTATCACTATTATTGCGATATCGTGCCCAACATATGCTTAATGCCAATAAGTCTACACCAATTTCATATACTTCATATCTTTTAACATCTGGATTATAAGAAAAATCATCAAAGTTAAGAATACTATTATAACCCGTAGCTGAACCTGCACTGGTGATTGAAATTGTGTTTTGACTTGAGGCCAACATTTGACTACCGCTAATTTGTACAGGTTGATTTTTATTTGAATACTTTGACATTTTTATCCAATTGTAATATCTTCCATGCCGGCTGCTCTTAGACGAACAATATGACCTAACATGAAATTTTTTGATTCTAACGATTTCATTATACCGAGCCAGCGATTACGCAATAGTGCTACTTCGTTAATCAACACTTCCATGTCAATTACTTCATCTTCACCTTCTGCATACTTTTCAGCATCACGACTTGTCAATGCTCTATTATACGCTTCTAAATATTTTTGAAAATGTTTTTGGCGAATTTTCCTTAATTGAATATTGAGATAGTTTAATACTGCTTCTATTTCTTGCAATTGGTTAAAACGATGTTCCGTGATACCGGGTAAAGCGGCAATGTTTTTTTCAACATTGCCGTATACCTTTACTTCTTGTTTAGCCGAAATTAATTCGGCTTCATAGTGAGTTATGAAATCAGGTATCACACCAAGATTTTGGGTGATGCGTGTATACCAATTCATTTAATCCCATTCTTCGTCAGAGTCATCTTCTTCATAATCTTCATATTCATCCTCAACATCATGTTGTGACATATACTCTTTGAGAGCAATAAGCACTTCTTTGTCGCCAGTAAAGGCATCTTTGATATCTTCGGCTTCATAATTATTATCAATCAGTAGATTGACTAGTGAATCTGCCGCTTCACTACGATCATTAAAATCAATATGGGAACGCAATGCATCCCATATCTCAACTGTGAAATCTAAACTCATACTGTATCATCCTCCTCCGATGTTACAGTACTTATCTTTGTCGTTGCCTTTTGTCCATACTCGCTCATTACTTTATCTAAGCAACCATCAGTGTTAGCTTCCCATGCTTTGCGAAACTTCTTAATGATTTCACCATCAAGTGTTGTATAGACTAATGAGTTACCTTCTTTCTTAACAAGTTCAGCCTTCTCAATCATATCTAATAGACCTGAGTAGGGGCTCATACCTGTTTCATAAGGAATCTTAACTTGTACTGATTCGAATGGTTTGGCATAACGAGTTTTCATAATCTTACATGCGGCACGAATACCTTTAACATCACTAATCTTGTTACCGTCTTCGTCTTCTTTGAGTTTCAACTTCTTCATAGCAACTAGAATACTAGATGCGTAGACAAAACCTTGACCACCTGATACTTTGTCATCTGGATCAAACATATCTTGACTTGCATATGTGTGATTAGTTGCAACCATACCGATGCCCAAGTTACCAAACATGTTAACACAGTTACGAACAAGTGCGGCAAGTGCCTTAGGCTTACGACCCATGTCACCCTTCATATCACCTGCTTCAAATTGATTAACGTCAGTGGGAGTCAACAACATACCCAATGAGTCAATTACAAATAGTACTTTTGGTCTATCTGTTTCAGGCAATGATTTGTAATCTTTAACAAACATAGAAATAGTTTTACCCACTTCGTCAATCATAGCCATGTTAAGTTTAAGCAACTTACTTTCGTCAGTGCTTACACCCAATGCATGTAACCATGCTTCATCAAGTGCGTTTTCTGAATCAATCAGAACAACAAATATTCCTTGTTCTTGTGCGTGTCGGATGAGGTTTCCGGAGCAGATGAAGCTTTTTCCCGCGCCTGACTCTCCGGCAAAGACAGTAACTTTACCAAGAGGTACGCCTTTATTAAAATCACCACTAATGAGGTAGTTGAGAGCATAATTTCCTGTCGAGATCCAATCAGTTGGGTCATGAAAACCAATAGATAGACCATCAATACTTTTTGTAATATCTTTTCTAAATTTACTTACATCAAACGGTTTTGCCATTTAGTTGTCCATTTCCATTGATAGTGTTTCTTTGATTACTGCAAAAAGTTCTTCGTCAGTATTACAAAGAATTTTATAAGTCTTCCAATCGTTTTCACTATCACGACCGCCAACTTCAATCATATAACCATTGTCATAACGGTTAACAGTAAATGACTCATTTACTTTGTTTAGTTTTTTTAGGTATTTCATAATATTCCTTTATTGTTTGTGCATACTAGTATACACATTAAATGGCTGTTTGTTGAGTAAATCGGGACATTTTTCAGCCATCGATTCTAGTTCGTAATCATTAGGATAGTGCCGTAATGCACCTCTTGCACGGTCACGAACAATCCCTGGCACTCTAGGTGTACGTCCGGGGTCGCATAGTTCTTCCAATAATTTCTTACCCTGTTTTAGGGCACGATATCGTTCATCTGGGAGTGTCATAATAATTCCTTAGGTAGGGAGAAATAATTCTCCCCACGTGTTAAGTTTTACTTATTTTGTCTAGCACGAATCATCGCTAGGATGTCTTGTGCTTTGTCGCTTGATGTTCCAGTAGACTTAGGAACTTCAATTGGTGCAGTTGCGGTTGATGCTTCATCTTCCCATGGAGCAGACTCTGCTACAGGTGCTGTTACGGGAGCGCTGGTTCCAGCAGACGCAGTAGGTTGTACCGAACTAGATCCAGATGGTGCCTCTAATCCATATGGACGATAGTAATTTCCCCATCGTTCGTTGTCATATGGTTGACCTTCAACTGATGCCTCAAACATTTCTTTGATAATACGCAATTCTGCTTCTGACGGCTTCTTAGGTAAGAAGGATTTTAAATCAAACAAACCATGTGCTTCAATAGCAGTTTGTTCTGCTTCTGTGAGTGGAGATTCTTTACGAGCCCAGTTACTTGTTGAGTAATCCGCATAACCACCCTTGCTTGTTTTCTTAATGTTGAAATCAAGACCACGCAAGAAGTCTGTTGGCAATTCTTCAATCTCTGGATCCATCAAACCTGCTTTAACGATTGGAATGATTTGTGGGCTGATGATGAATCTACGAATAGGGTTCGCAGGAGTCTTGTCATCGCCTAGTGGATTCTGACGAACAAAACCTTGGAATAGATAACTGCGCTTCTTCCAATACTTGTTAGCCATTTCTTTCAACGATTCGTCTTTATACCAAGGACGAACTTCTGCTAAGATAGGGCAGTTATCACCATACATTTCTACGCATGGTACTTGTACTTCAATTCGTTTAGAGTTAGGATCGCCCTTAACACCATTGAATGGAAGTTTGATAATTTGTTTTTCAACCCAGAAGAAATCATTCTTTGAATCGCCATCAGGCAAGAAACGAATTGAAGCAGTTGTGCCTTCATCCATGTTCCAATGTGCGTAGACTGAGTTATCTGATTGGGTGTTAGAACCCTTGTTTTGTGACTTGTTTTCTTGAGCGGCAATTCGCGCTCTGATTTCTGCTAATGATGCCATGATTAATTTTCCTTAATAAAATTGAGATGGTCTCTGTTTAATATTCGCCACTCACCACGAGTGACTAACACAAGAGTAAGTATAGCAGTACTTTACTCTCCTGTCAATAGTATTTATGCCAGATGTGGTAAACCGCACAAAAAAGTGCGGTTTATTTACCCTTTTATACTGTTGCTGGTTTAGATGCTGTTGTAGTTTTTCGGGTCGCTAGTGTTTTGTCCGCAGCATTTTTTACTGCTACTACGGCCGGCGTTTGCATTTTTGGTAACTGCGCCTGTATCATTTTAATCATTCTAGCATCTTCTGGATTATTAGGATTCAATTTCTGTCCACCAATTTTAACTGGTTCAGACTGCATAGATTGTTTAGTTTGTGCCACCGGTGCCGGTTTTGTCTGTGTAGTAGGTTGAGTTTTTGCAATCGTAGATGATACGGGCGCAGTTGGGGCGCCCTTAATTGTAGTAGTTGTTTTTCCGTATCCAGTTGGGCCGGTTGCAAAATTAGCAGCTTTAGCCACTGCTGGCTTTGCATATTTTTCCATACCGGGCATCTTCATTACATTAGTAGCATTAAAACCCTGTGGTGTAACAGTATTACTAGTTGGTTGTGCTGGCTGAGGTTGTTGGGCTGTTGCTTGTTGTTTTCGCTGTACTGCAGGAATATTAACATTTTGTCCCGTAGCCCACCATGGCTTAGCCGGCGTGTTACTAACTGGTGCAGTAGTTTGGGTAGGTTCTTGTTGAACAGGTTCTTGTTGAACAGGTGCCTTTATCTTTCTACCCATTATATCTAAACCCTTACCTTGACCGGCAGGTCTTGCAAATTGTTTACTAAGAGGATTATTATACGATTTAGTTTGTACTGTGCCGGGCGTGAACATACCACTTTGAGGGTCAGTACCAGATTTTGCACCAGATACAGTACCTCGACCAGGTATTTCCCTATTTGCCTTTCGCTGTGCTCTAACTGCTTTGGCTGCTTCATCTCTATCAAGTTGTGATTTGAAATCACCACCTAATGGATTCTGTACACGAACAACTTCATCAATACGCATTATTTTCTCAACAATCTTTTGATTGTATCGAGGTCTTCTTGTCCTTCACTGAACTTGAATTTCTTAATTTGGTCAGTACTATGTCCGGTTTTTGCGCCTGGTCGTTCTTTATGTTTCTCTTCCGGACTATCAGGATGGGTAGAATCATCATAACCACCATATGATTTTGGACCTGATTGATGTTTTGTTACTCCATCCTTATGTGTAACTTTGCCACCTTTGTGAGTAGTTGATTCACCGTCACTCTCACCAACTAAGTCACCAATCGTTGCTGGCTTGTTTGCTTTGGGACCTTTGTTACGCCATTGTCCTGCTTCACCTGTAGCATAGTCACCTGCGAACTCATCTTCTGTTACAGGTTCTTCTTTCTTGCTATACTTGGCACGAATGTTTTGCATTGTTTTCTCGCTAGCATCGTCACGACCTGCATCACGCAATGCGTCCATACCATCTTTACCGTATTTCTTGTCACCTAAATATGCTTGTAGTGCGCTTTCGTCAATTTCTTCGCCGGCTCTAAATCTTTTAACCATTGCTTTAAGTGCTTCAAGTTTGTCATCAGGTACATCCATATAATGATCGTGTCCCATTTTCTTCGATGCTTTACTTAATGCAGTGAAGTGATCCATCTTATCATTGTTTTGCTTTTTATCACTTCTCAATGAACTGTCGGCTTGACCCATATCAACTTCATCGGTGCGCTTCTCAACATCACTATATGCCATGCTTGGCTTACCATTTTGTGGATTACGAACACCTGCTTTGTCTTTCAAGTCTTTTAATAAATCTTCGTCACTTCCATGTCCTAATTTATCTAGTACCTTGCCGCCAACTTTCTTAACCATATCCATCATGCCTTCAGGAACACCCTGTGGGTTATTACTTGTTAGACTTTCTTCTTCTGTTAAATCTGAATCTGCGTTGTCTATTGCATCATCTGCTTCGTTATCTGCAATATCTAAATCACCTTCGATTAACTTGTCAGCCCATTCACTTAATTCGTTAACCTCTGACATTTCACTAATTTTCTTCTGTAGTTTAGATAAGATAGGCATTACTGACTCAATGCGTGGATCAACTGTTTCTTGTACAAACAATTCGTTGATGTTGCTCATGTCACTATCATCTTCCATTAATGGAGGAGTCCAACTTTCAAAGTAACTATTGTAACCACGGTGGCCGGCCAGTTTACCTAGACTTTCACGCAATGATTGATAATGATTGATGCCTTCAGCAATCAATTTCTGTGTTGATTCGTTGAATTGACCACTGCGAGTAGCACGAACAAATCCTGCCATCTTTTGATATTCTTCGCATAAGCTACCAATGTGATTCCAACGATCATCATGTGGCTTACCACCTTCAGCAATATGTCTAGCATATACACGTGCAATACCAGGCTTTGTTGTAGGAGCCAAGAATCTTTCACCGTGTTCATTCTCAAGGAAGATGCGTTCAACATTACGATATCGTTGTTCGCCTTCTTCGATATGGCGACTGTGTTGTAACACAATTTTTACACTAGGTACAGCATCACTGTAACTTGCTTTTTTGCCCATTGGGTAGTAACCTTCTGCAATTGATTCTTTTTTCTTCATATATTCCCTCTTTGCCATGTCGTGCTTTAAGTTGTTTACATTCTTCAATTCGAAACTCAATTGATATTTTTGTGAAAATTTCTTCAATTGGTTTAGTAATTTATACCAAGATACGTCATCTGATTCTGATTCTTCTTTTTCACTATTAGCAACATCATCACTAAAGTAAACAGTTAATTTATGTAAACCGTCAATAGAAATAGTGACTGTTCCATAATCTTCTCCATCTTTAACAAAGTTAAATTGAAAAACTTCTGCTTCTTCTGGTGTAGGAATTTCCTTACCTGAAGTACTTAACATAGTAGGATCTAGGCCCTTGCTATGCAATAGTTCAAATAGTGTGCGGTTTAATGATTCTGTGTTTTTTGGCATCTTGGTAGTTTATCTTATTATATATTTATCAAATTTGTGTTAACTCATGACCGCAAAAAACGGCAATGGAGCGACAAATTCATCGTGGTCACGAATCTGATTCTCTAAATCAAAGTGATAATCACTTAATTGCTGTAACATTCGTGTTACTAATAAACTAGCCATGATCAAATCATCTGTATCACCAATCTTAGCCGCATAACTACCACCATGTGCCACAAATGCTTTTAATTCACTGATAAGACTACGACTATTTATGGTCATTTTCTTACTTTCAACTAGAGTCTTAAACTTAGCGCAACTTGCTAGTTTACTCTTATTAGTTGTGTTGAATCCTCTACGACCTTTACCGGTTTCACTGATAAAGATACCCGGAATACCTGATTCTCCGTATTCATTTAATGATACGATAGCGGCTTCACCAATACCATTACATTCAATACTGTAATAGATATTGTTAGGTTCTCCTGTACATTCTGCTATGTACTTGTTAATCTGAGACAATAATTTGATTTGGCTTGGAATGTCAGTTTTATTATGTTTCCATTCACCAATCTGTTTAGTAGTATTTGCTTCAAATATCTGAATAGCGGCTGGGTCACCACCTGTACCAAGACTTGGATCTAAACCTACACAATATAGATTACCCTTCTTAGGTGTGTCATACCAACGAACTTGTCCTATACGACTGACAGGTTCTATACCTTCCAGTGCAATTAATGTATTTGGATTGATAAGTGTTTCATCGGCAATAATAAATTCGCAATTGGAGCATAAAATTCCATTAGCATAAAATCTTTTATTATTTCCAACATTCACTAGATCATATACGGTTTCAATAGCATTTTCTTTTATTGATATTACCTTCTGTACTCCGGCGGTTGTCCTAATTAATGCTCCGGCTGTAAGTTGTTCTACTCTTACCTTCTCGTATGACTCTGTAAATATTTCATGATCCGGAGTCAGTATTATTTGAGAATTCTCTAAAGTTAGAATAACAGTATGCATAACGCCTTTATTAACTAGGCCATCAAATGTCTGCCATCCTGAATCTGTTAAAACTTCCAAACCTAATTTATTTTTTAGTAACTCTACCATTTACAAACCCTTCGTGTTGCATTCCTTCTCTGAATTGTCTATTTTCTTTTCCATTATTAAACCATCTTAATCCTTTTTTGGATTGATTAGTTATTAATCGGCCTGCATTAAATCCTGCAGGTATAATGTCCCCGTAATATTCAGTTGTACCATCATTAAACCATTTTTTACTTAAACTTGTACCTATTCTTCCTTTTTGTGCAATGCTTATATTTTTACACCTGACAGGATCTTTTAAATAATCATAATGATTTGGTTTAGACCTTGATTTGCGCTGAGATTCTCTTTCATCATCTGACCATAATGTTCCTTTATTGCGGCCGCCGTGTCCGGGTAATGTCAGACCCTTATTCCAGGGAACACTATTTGTAGTTCCTTCGCCTCCGTCAGTTCTATTTCTCAAAATGCCGGTGCCTAAATCTTTTCTACCGTACCATTGAATCATCCGTCTTTCTAATGCAATAGCCCCTATTTCAGTAAGTTCTTGTTCTAAAATAGTAATATTATTATATGATGGGCGTTTAATATTTTCGTGTAATTGCCAAGCTCGTTTATTTTTACCCTTACCAATATAATACGGTGTTCCGTCTGGCCTAAGATATGCATACACATAATATCCTGCAGGAATACGGTGAGGTGAATAAATAGTCATGCTGATGCTCCCTAAAGCGTTAGAGTAGTTGGGAACGCCAATTCCGCGAACTACACTTTTATTTATCATCATTTAACATTTTCTCTAACTCTGCCATAGTAGCAGTAATAACATTACCCGACGGATCTCTTAGAGTCATTTTAGTACTACCGTCGAAGCAACCAATCTCTCGATTGAAACGATCCTCACCAAGTTGAGCCTTCATCTCTTTAGCCCATTGGTCGTCACGGCCAGGTTGTTCATTCCAGTATGCTCTATAAGAACGGAATCCATTAACACCTAGTTCAGTTGTATTACCAAACTCATCTTCTGTCTTATTAGCACCTTTCCAGATCAATGCGAACTGATCCTCATCACTGTTTGGTGTGCTTGTGATAATAGCTTTACCACCAGTTGACAATGTAGGAGTAATAGCTGTCCAGAATTCTTTAGCGATACTTGGCCTAACGAACGCAAACTCGTCCAGATACAATAGTGTAATAGACATACCACGACCTGTGTTTTCAGTAGTTGTCGCACTAACAATACGACTACCGTTTTCAAAGTCTAGTGAACCTTTGTTATATGTCGTAACACCTGCTTTAATATAATCGGGACAGTTTTCATATGCATATCGTATTCGTTGCATAATCTCCTGAGCACCTGTATACTTGTGTGCCGCAACTAAGATAGTACTGTCTGGTACAAACATGGCGTACCATAGCAAGTATCCGGCGGCTGACGTTGACTTACCTGATTGTCGAGGCATCAAACTAATAGAGAAACGATAATTGTGATATGTTTCAATCAATCGTTGTTGATAGGGCCAAGGATGATAAACCATACTACCCTTTGTAGGATGTTGTATCATAAAGAAGTTATCCATAAAGTATAGATAACCTGTATCCGGGTCACAGCATTTGATAAAATCCTGTAGTTCTTTATCAGTTTTGAAAACTGTTTTAGTATAGGGATTTTTTACTAGTGATGGTGCATTACTCATAGTGAGTATTTAGTTTGGGTGGTGTTCCCAAACTAATATTTATGCGCTATAATATACACCAAATTCAGTGGCTTTAACTGTAACATAGGAATTGCCGGCAGATGGAGCAGTAGTAACCTCAACATAAATGCGGCTGGTTCCTGGATACCGTCCAGCAGTGTAACTACCTGGTGCAATTGAGTTGGTTGTAAGACTTTGACCAGTCACTACTAAATTTGGTTGATTGGCTATATTACTATCTTTAGTAACCAACAATTTAGTTATTTCAGTATAGGTATCATTGTTACCATCGTATTGAATAATTACTGTTAAATCAGTGGCAATAACACTGTCATCAGTAGTCAAATAAATTATTTTCGGCGAATTTGCTTCTGCAATAATTTGTCCTGTTCCAGGAACAATATCTAATACGACACCGTCAATACTTGTTCGTATTTGAGAGCCCGGGAAAGTTACTGCACCGGTGTTATCAAATACTAAATGTTTATAGTCAGCCGGGTCATTGGCACTAAAATTAGTTGTTAGAGTAAGTTGAGTATCTCCTATAATTTCACTTGAGGCAGCATGAATAATAACACTATTCCCACTATCACTCTTAAAGTTGAAATAATCAGTCCAGGCCGCATAATCAGTAAGAGCACCGTTTGAAAATCTTGAAACAATGGCAGGATCATATCCTCCCTGTATAAATGTTATAGGATCACCTACCGGATAATAAGTGTGATTGTTAGGGTCATTTGGGAACGTTAGAGTACCATCATCGCCAAAAGTCCAAACATTAGCATTGCCGGCTACACTCAGATTAATATTGCCATTTTCAGCAAGCGTTAGAGTAGTATTACCGGATATCAAGTTTGCTTGTAATCCTGTAGCACCGTTGACTTCTAAAATTCCGTCATTAACTGTAATTTCAGCAGTATTAGCAGTATTAGCACTGTCAGTAATATAGATAGTACCAGGACCTAACCACAAGTTCGCCCAACGATGCGTTTCGTCACCTAAAAAGTATGTGTTATCTGCTACAGGTATTACATTGGCAGTTGTAAATGTGTTATTAGCAAATGACAGATTTGCTGAAGCACCAAATAGATTACCACCAGCATTAAGTTGAATTGCACCAACTGCACCAGCAGGTTCACTATTTCCAGAACCTCCTCCGGTATTGATTAGTTGTAGATTTCCGTTAGTATCACCGATATAGATATCGTTGTTATTAAGATTAACTACTATTTCACCAGGACGAGCATTACCATCGTAGTTACTGATAGTCTCTTCCTGATTGTCTTTCATTATTGTTCTGGTAATACCAGTAATGTTTGCGTACGGTGGAGGTGGATTAGCCATAAAAATACTCACTTGTTAGTGAGTATTTATCAAAGTTTTTAAATTTATTTAATGTCTAACGGACGCTGTTTTGTAGCCAGTATACAATAGTACTTTTCACTTGTTGTTACCATTTCATTATCTGTACCACTTGGGGTTTGAATATTAAACTCTAATACATTAAAGTAATTGATATCAAAGCCACATCGTGTCAACAATGCAGCCAACTGTTGTTCACCTAATATACTATAGTGATTCAAATTCCATTCATGCTTGCGGTCGCAGTTTGGAGCAGGAACTTCAATATAAATTTTGGCATTTTGTTTCAATACACGATTATATTCCATTAAACTAAAGATAGGATATGGACTATGTTCTAGTGCATGACGCAAGAAAATAAAATCAATACTTTCGTCAAAGTAACCATCTTTTTGTGGTAGAAAACTTAAATCATACTTTGCAATTTTATGACCCTTTTCTTCACAAATCTTGATATCGCCTGGGCTTAATGTAACACCAGTAACATCTGTATACTCACGGGTTTTCATCTGGTCCAAGAAATATCCTGGACCACATCCTAAATCTAATATTTTACTATTTTTGGGTAGTTCAAGTGGGTCTATGTACTTTTCAACAACTTCTTTGGTGAGAGATTCATGCATTGGGCTGTTGCCCTCTTCATATATATGCTCAGTGTATAACCATTCGTTGTAGAATTTTAATTTAATTAAGTCTAGGGTGTTGTTAATATCAATCATTGAGATTCCTGTAATTTGATATAATTACTTATTCTCAAAACTGACAGTGAAATTATTTTCTCTTGTAACCTTTAAAGGGTTTTACTGTGCTTTGGGTGTTTACACCATCTACTTCTTTACTTTTTAGGTCACCGTGATTTAAGTCATGCATTTCACTACCTACAGCCTTGTATGCTTGTTTAAGCATTTTGGCTTCTATCTCGGTATAAGGATGAGCAGTATTGTAGCGACCACTATATGTTTCAGCATCTAGTTCAATTGGATTAACGCCGTCGGCACATGCAGTAGCCATCATAATACGATTAAGTTCATATGTGCGATCATAACCCCCTGGGTCACGGAATTTGTGTAGTCCAACTGTTGCATTATTTTGACGTTGTGTTGGATTTGCTATTCTGCGCTCAGTTAAGAATTCATGTGCTCTCATTTTCTCTTATATCCTTTAAATCCCTTTAAAGGACTAGTCTTATCTACATCAAGACTTTCTTCACTACTCGGAGTACTAATGAGTGTTTTCCCAACAACCCCTACTTCTCTCATAGCATAGTCAATGTCTTTTTCTATATCGCCGTCCATATATGAAGATACGATCATGTTCTCTCCCCACGGAGTCTCTTTATCAAACTTATAAGCCGGTATACCATCATTAGTACGTTCAACATGTCCACGTGCACCAGCCATAGCTACACCAAAACGATATTGTTTATAGAAATCATTATTAGGTAATCCTTGAATAGCATAGGTACCCGGTATCGCTCGTGATACTTCTTGGCTTAATGCAATTCTTTGAGATTCATTAATAAATTCTTTCGCTCTCATATTATGCGGCTTCAGTTGTAAGGTCTAGATTATCTTGAGTAGTCATTAGTGAATCATCATATCCATCTAGTTGTATATCCATACCACCTACAGTATCACCTAAGTATGTTATTTGCGCTGAAATAAAATGTAATAATACTTCATCAACAATTGGATTAACTAATAATCTAACATTCCCATCCAACACATTCATGTCATACCGTGTTAAAGCATTACCAAAAAAGGTAGTGCCGTATCCAGTAAACTTTACATTATTACTGTCATTTGATAGTTGTGCGGTTATTGTAATTTCTTGGCTATCAGGAGTACCGGTGTCACTGGATCTAATTTGAAAACTTGCTTGAGTGAATGTATTTGCAGGTGTTTCAAAAATAACTTGCTCAGGTGTATTACCTATTGAATATACTGTGTATGTAGTTGTACCAACATAAAATAAATTGCTAAAGTTATTATTAATCTTTTCAAACGCAACTCGTAATGGATCACCTTGTCCATCGTTGGGTGTAGCACCTACATTGATGTATTCTTGGTTATTATAGGGACCGAGTGGCTGCTCAAAGGTTAACATTTTTGCAGTAGGGTCGGTCAATTCAACGTTTGTAGCGGGGACTATCGCAACCGAGTTTGCAAAATTGTTAGTAAACAATGATTGTTGTAACGGATCAATAGAACTGTTACTGGGTACTAAACCCGTATCAATAACTTCTTGTGTCATTATAATTCCTAGACTATAATGTATTTATCAGAAGCCTAGCCAATTCTTCTTTGGTGGTTCAATGATGATGGGATTTTTACTACGTTGTATCTCTTGTAATGCTCTTATTGCTTCTAATTTAATTTGATTATCTGAACTTTTTGTCATTTCAACTAATATTGAAATACGTGCGGCTTCACTTACAGTAGCATCTCTACTTATTGATTTTTGTGCGTCTAGGTACAACTCAAAATCTTTGTTGGTAGCGCAACCAACTAATAACATACTCAATAATATTAAATATTTCATAATATACTATTATTTTACACTATCAAATATCTTTTTCTGTTCATTATACCAATCTTGCCATCCATCTACCTTAGTAGAACATTCGTGGTATAGTGAATAATTATAAACAATGACCTTGAGCATATCGGTTATAGCCACTTTATCACCTTCAATCTTTTTAAGACTTTCGCAACTTTTCATTAGTTCCGGAGTTGCATTAGGAAATTTTTGAGTTACTGGTACTGTCGTACTGCATCCTGCTAGTAATAAAGCAATTAATACATATTTCATTTTGTTGCCGCCTTATTTAATTCAGTAGCCTGATTGTGCAAATCTATAATTTCTTTAGGCACTGGACAGTTTTCGATATATTTGACAATTTCTTGATTCTTAATTACTTCTCTATCAACATATTGTATAATGTTTTTGCTCTTTTCACGTATAACTTTGGTCTTTTCAACAATTTTTTCTTGTATTTCTACATTTTTATTAGCCGATTTTGCTTCAGCTTGTGCTACCTTAGCTTCCATCTCTTTGACTCTAAGTTCCCACTCTTTGTAGTCTGCCAAACCTCCCTCAAGATATACACCTAAGACTAAAACTAACAGGCTTATGACCTGAATAGATAGTTTATAAGTTTTAACAAAAGGAATGAATCCTAGGACGAATCCTGCGATTGTGCCCAAAATACCTAATCCAAAGATTATATGTATTGCGGCGTCGGGTAGTATTGATAGAATAAACATAATACCCTTATTTATGCTTTTAATAGAATGATTTTACTTTATCTGCTATATATTGAACTTCGTTATCCGTCAATTCTGGATATATGGGAAGACTTATTACACCCCTAGAAAGCATTACACTAGTGCTCAACATGTCAGGCTTTGATAAATTGTTAGTTGTAGGTAGATCACCTAATACATACTCATAATGAATCTTACTGTCAATTCCGTCTGACAATAAATGTGTGTGCAAAGAATTTCTGTCAGGTAAATACATCACAAACTTTTGATGTGCGTGAGGGTCTGTTGTATCACTTAAACAAGTTAACGGTAGTTCTCTAAATTTGTCACACCAATACTTTGCTATCTCACCTCTACGCTTTTGCCATTCATCTATATACTTTGCTCTAACAAGAATCTGAGCACAATCCTGCTCACTCATCTTACTATTAGTTCCTACGTCATGGAATGCAGGCTTGTTGTTATCTTTGTATGTTGCGGCGTATAGATATAGTTGTTCGTCGTTTGTGACAATGGCACCGCCGTTACCTGAACTAGGTAGATTCTTTGTAGGGTCAAAACTGATTGACATTCCACTACCTACCTCACCGTCACAAACTAACCAGTGTTGTGCTCCATCTACGATTATTGCAGTTGCACTAGCATATCCTGCAATAGGCCAGGGTTTGCGACCACCATATCCCATAACACAAGTATATCCTTTAAGGCTATTCTCTACGTCAATAATACCGTTCTTATCTGTATCAACTAAATCTACATCCCATCCTGCAGTCAGTAATGAGTTTAATGTTGCTGGATAAGTTAAGTTAGGAATACAAATCTTAGGATTATTTTTAAATGTCTCTAAGTGTTTCTTTTTCTTGTATCTTGCAATAATCTCAAGTGCTTGTGTACCACTATGAACTGTTACAGCATATTGTGTTTTAGTACGATGCTTTAGCCATTCTTCAAACGAGCGGGTATAATGTCCACCCACAAGCTGACCATCTTTAAGGGCACGGTGAGTTGCGTCTAGTAACTCTTCACCAATGTTCTTATACTGTCTTGCTAATCCAAAATGGGGAACTTGACAACCAGGCATAATATCTTTCAAATCCTTCTTCTACGTCTACTTTAGGATCATACCCAAAATCTCTACGTGCGGCATCAATGTTCAATGCGCCTCGACTAGGAAAGTCTATATCTTTATCTTTAACTTCAATGGAACCTTTACCTGCAATCTTAACTGCTAGATTTGCAGCGTCTAACAAACTACGACTATGGCTCTTTGTAATATTATATGTCTTGTTGATTGTATTAGGACTTAATCCGGCAGCAACAATACCATCTGCAGTATCCTGTACGTATGTGAAGTCTAGTGTTTCACTAGCACCATTAACATTTAATGTTCCTCCGCGCATTGCTGTAAGCATAAACTTAGCAATAACTCTATCTTCTATATCAAGTGGACCATATACTGCACTAGGGCGGATAATAGTGTAACTAAAACAATTACGACGGCTGTAGTCTTTGACAAGGTGTTCTCCTGCTAATTTCATAATTCCATATTGACCCAGTGGCTTACAATCATAATCTTCTGTTACATTATCAGTGAAGTCACCATATACCATTGAACTGCTAATATATAAAAACTTAGATACATTATGTTTCTTTGCAGACTCACATAGATTCAGTAGTCCCTCCATCATTGTTCTTGCACCGATTGCAGGGTTAGCATTAACAACTTTTTGACGAGGGAAACTAGCCATATGAATAATAATTGCGGGCTGATGTTTTTGTATCAACCAATCAATACTATCACTACTGCTTATGTCAATGTTGTATATTTGTTCTGTTTTAATTTTCTTAAGACGTTCGGTCATTAGATAATCAATTTCATCTTGTGGAATAATTCCATAATTAGTGCGAGTATCAGTAATGACAACATCGTGTCCCAATGATTCTAATTTACTAACTACATGATGTCCAATAAGCCCAAGTCCACCGGTTATTAAAATTTTCATTCGTATTTTAACTTCCAAAATGTTAATTGCTTATGTGTTAGATATGCTCTAATCTGATAAGTGTATCCATAATTGTACATATCATGATTACGATGCCAACTAGGAGCAGGTAGAGAATTTTCCATTATCCACTTACCCGCTTCTGTTTGTTGCCACTCATATATAGGGTGTGCTACAAACAAGTCAGGATCTTCACAATCACTAATTTTAATAGTGTGAACTACATGAGTAATAGATACCATTTCTTCCCCACTATCAGACAGTCGTATCTGATACTTAGGTCTAGTGAATTCATCGTTAGACTGCCATTGTTGCTTTAATAGGGCCATGACTTTGATAGTTTTCTAAATGAATATCTTGCATTGTCATTTCAAAGATGTTATTCTTTTGTATGTTTAACATCAATGTAGGCAATGGATATGTTTCACGTGTTAGTTGTTCTTTTACCTGTTCAATATGAGTTTTATAGATGTGAGTATCTCCTGTACTGATTACAAGTTCTCCTACTTTCAAATCACAGTGATGTGCCAATAGATGTGTAAGTAATGCGTAACTAGCAATATTGAAGGGGAGGCCTAAAAAAACATCCACTGATCTTTGATACATATGGCAAGATAGTTCACGATTTTTGTTGACATAGAATTGACTCATAACGTGACAAGGGGGCAAGGCCATTTCGTCTAACTCGCTCACGTTCCAGGCACTTAGAATGTGTCTGCGCCCATTAGGATCTTCAATTAATCCTTTAATGAGATTTGCCAATTGGTCGACTTCCGTCCTATCCACTGCGAGGCGTGTGCCGCCTTTGTGTGCCGGGCCCATGTCTTTTTCAACTGTGTCTTTGTTCCAATGACGCCACTGTACGCCGTAGATACGGCCAAGATCACCTTCGAATTTTGCTTTGTGCTTCCAATACGGTGCTTCCGCATTTGGTGTCCAGATAGTAGTCTTTCCTTCCGTATTACCCTCACCGTGGGTAAGTTCTGCCAGTCTACGGTCATCACTAGAGCCTTCAATAAACCAAAGAAGCTCACCGACGCAAGATTTCCATGCAAGTTTTTTAGTAGTGACTGCGGGAAAGCCCCTACGCAAATCAAAGCGAATATGACGTCCAAAAACACTAATGGTGCCCACACCAGTTCTGTCATCTTTAATTTCCCCGTTATCTAGTATATCTTGTAATAATTCTTTGTATTGTTTCATAATATATTATAGCATATTAATAAAAAAAGCCCTGATTAATCAGGGCTTATTGATAAGATTAAAGTTTGCCCAATAGTCTATCGGTTTCAGGTTGCACTGCATCTGCAATACTTTGCACATTAAGAACAAATTCAACACTTACTATCATGTCATCCAATTCATCTAATTTACGACTGACGGCATCTTCTATTTGGTCAGGATCTAGTCCTTGTTGTAGGAATTTTTGAATGTTGATAGTCTGTTGTTTTTTACCTTGAAGTTTAATAATCAACTTCTTAATAAACTCTATAGGTATCTTATTCTTTTCAACATCTTCAAGGATGTGTTCCCATTTTGAAATAAATTCTGGTGACATTAGACAATAACTTTTGCTCTTGTTTTTCTTGCTTTAGTTGGTTTTGTTTCAATAGCAGGTTCAGGTATCACCGATGGATCGAGACTTTTAGCCTCATCCATCAAGCGTTGTGCTTCTGCTAGTAAACCTTTTGCTTCACGTTCCATTTTCTGTGCTTGTTCTAAACGTTGTGATGCTAGTGCCGCATCACCTAACAAGTCACCTGTTGGTGTTACTGGGTTCTGATTGCCGCGCATACGACGGACAACATCAGCCGGATCTTGTAATCCGCGACTGTTATCTAGTTCTTGCAAACGCTTGACTGCACTTTCACCTTGTTGCATTTCATCTAGAATTGTATTCAATTCATCTAAACGAATAGTTTGATTTGGTGAAGGTGTCATCAAAATTTGAGTTGTTTGAACTTTTTTTAGTTGGCCCTCAGCGTGTAACACTTGTAAAATGATTCTACCGTCTTTGGTATGAGTACGATTTAATGCATCTGCTAAATGCTCGCTGTTTTGACCAATATCACTTTCAATACATTTGATTAGTGGGTCATGTATGTGTTGGTTAAGAAGTTCTGTATAAGTAACCAAACACATATGTGGCTCTCCCGGTACTTCTCGGAATACGACTGCAACCTTACGATCACCCTGTTTCCCTACATGTCGTGTAAACATATTAATCTCCTATCGTATATGTTAAAGATATTTAACTGATGTCAGTCAATCAAATATTTTTATTTGACTGTATAAGGTTCGTACAGGGAGAATTTAGTGTTTTTTGGGCATTTACATTTTAGTAAATTATGACCATTTTAATTCAAAAAGCATGGCTTCTTTGGGATCTTCAAAACTAATAGTTCCCATTGACCCATTGGTGATTAATAAAAAATCATATGCTTCTATAATAGAAAATCTACCACGTAATTTATTCAATACCCATTGTTTTGATTCTTCTGTTAAAGGCGTAGTAGATGTGACAAAATGAACCGGAGGATAGTCTAATTGTCGTTCGGCAAACCATACTATGGGATCAACTTTATATTCTATCATTTAGTCAACATGTCTAACATTTTATATTTTTCATATGCATCCACTACTGCCAAATTTGTATTTTGATTAGTGGGCACAACTTGCATCCACAATCCATCTAATCTTGCAGGATGACGATACGAATAGTCAGTATCTGCATATACTCTGGGTTGGTGAATTTTTCCACTATGCCACAATCTTTCAGCAAGTTTAACTACTTCTTCTAAAGGATAACTATCCAATTCATATTGTTCAGGATCACGAGAATGGGGATTGCCCTGAGCATGGTACGCCTCTACCACTTTAATATAATCTTCAAAGGTAGGACAATTTGTTCGTGTTACAATGAACATAACATTATCTTCGGACACTTCGTCTGTCATAAGGCTACGTAAACAACCACCAAGGCTTGTACCAATATACATCATACAATCATCTTTCTATCTTGCTTAACGTAGTCACTATAGACTTTTTTACCATTAGTTCTAATCCATTCAACAACGGGTTGAGGATTATCATTGAATGCTTCTTTTAGTTCATTATAATCCATTGTACTATTGAATTCATAAATTTCATAGGCACGTTGACTGTTGAATTTTGCACGAAGGATCAACTGTTGTAATGGAATTGCAGGAGGATTATCTGGAAGTTTTTCTTCTTTAAGAATAGCAACAACTTTTAATTTGTCCCATTCATTATACCTGTTCATATACAAGTCAACATCATACAAACACTCAAGTCCGTTGCAATCCCACATTGCTAGATAGTGTTTAGTTTTTTTCTTTCTTGACGAGGGCATATATTATCTCTGCTTTGTTAATAGCGTCTGCTAATGAAGGTTCTGTTTCTGCTAGTTTAAGAATTTCTTTCCACTCATACCACTTAGTGATATAATGTTTGCCTGGATCTTCTTTGACCATGGATCTATCAGACGATCCACTCTTTCGTGAGTAGACCGTCTTGCCTCCATCTGAACTTTCGTAAATGATTATTTCCTCACTTGATTTAATCATTGTTATTACTCAACGCCTCTAGTGCTGTTGCAAGTAATTTAATAAAAACACCCAACACTATACCCAGTACTACTACAATGAAACCATATCCCAAAATATTAAGTACTAGATCCATGATTACTTACCATCATACAGTGCATATGTACCAAATGGGGGATTTGGATTAGGGTCACCATGAATGATCCAAGTTGTATCGCAGTAATCTGGATCACCCCAACTACCACAAGGGTAACCATCAGTGAACACAATCAAACGATTAGGCACATTGCCAACTTTTTTCAAGTAATCAAAGATAGCATCAAAATCTGTGCCACCACCGCCAACTGGCTCATATGTGTCAATTGAATCAAGATTTTCACTTGTAAAGTCTTGAGGGTTATATGTATCGGTATCAAAACAGAATACATGAACCTTGTAACCATCGAATGAGTCCATCATGCCACCGATCTCGCCCAAGAATGCTTGTGCTTGACTGTTACTGATAGAACCTGACATATCGATAGCAACGACCACATCAATTTCTTCGCCGGGAGTCATACCAGGCATGATAGCATCCATATGCCAGCCCCTGCGTGAAGGACGCATCCAAGAATAGTCTGTGCGAATAGCACTTGTCAAATTTGTTTGAATCAGTTCACGCCAGGGCATGATTGGATCAGTAGCCTGCTTAATCAATCGTTCTACACCTAGGGGCAATTGACCTGCTTCTGCACTTTGTGCGGCGTTGATAATAGCCTGCTTGACTTCCTGACGCATACGTTCACGTTCCTCAGGAGACATTTTAGGGCGCCTGCCTTTGCCTTCTTGATCTCCGTCGCCGTCACCTTCACCGTCTTCACCATCCATGTGATCATCAATCATTTGGTCGAGTAGACTGTTGATGTCAATTTTTTGAACATTCTTCATCAAGTCATCATATACTTCCTCAGCCGCTTTGCCATCATACTTTTGTTCATATAAGCAAGGCACAGTGGTAATGAATTGACCAATCTTATGACGTTTCAAGTCAGCATTAACGCAATAGTCATCGGCAATGTTCCAGATTTGAGGGTCACGGTCACCTCTGCGACCCATGTGATCGTAAACCACATGTAATACCTCGTGTCCCACAAGAAACTCAACCTCTTTAGGCTTGAGCATCATAATGAAGCGGCTGTTGTAATAGAATTTCAGACCGTCAGTTGCCGCAGTACTGCACCATTCATCAGCATTAACCAGTTGCAATCGTGTTGCAAGATTACCAAAAAATGATTGTCGCAACAACAAACCAATACGTGCTGTTACCAATCGTTCACGTGCTAGTGCATCAATCTTGGGATCTATAGGTCCTACAAGATTTTCAAATTTAGTACTATGCTTTTTCTTGGCTTTTGATTTTGTGATTACTTCACTCATAACAAGTCCTTTCTGAATATGTTATATTATAACATATTACTAATTTATTGTCAAATTAATGCAGATTACGAGGTGTAAACATTTCGTTTACAATTTTTTCAATCTCTAGCGGGTCAGTGTCATCAATAAGGTCACCGATATTTTCATAAAGAGGAGGCAAGGATTGATTAAAAATTTCGCCGGCATCTACCATTTCTTTAATCTGTTGAATCAATTCATCAAGTTCTTCTTGTGTACCCTCAAAGTTATCAAAGCACCCGGGAGTAAACAAAATTTCAATTTTCTTTTTATCTTCACTCATAGTGAAAGTCCTCGATAACCTGCATCAAATGCAATACGTGCATAATTCTGTGCTGAATTAATGACATACAATACCAGGCCCTGGTCCTTTGTTAAACCTTTTGCTCGGGCACGTTGTCCCAATGCATAGAAATACTTTTTACCACTCATAATAATCCTTAAAAAAAAGGGTGAGCATATTGCTACACTCACCCTAAAGGCTAGTAACTATCAGTTACCAGCTTCCACAATGTACTTGCCGTACTTTTTGTGAAATTCATCAAAATTCTTCAATTGACTTGGTTCAATTGGAAGCTTGTATGTCTTCAATGCAATCTTTGCACCCATTACAACCAATTCAGTTTCAAAGTTAGCCATAATGTAGTTGAAGAAATTGTCAGCCATTTCATGGAACTTTTTACTATCCACTTTTTTGTTTTCAAGTACATCACGCAATTCATAGCACATTGAAATGGTCAATGAATACATTGCCGAAATTTCTTTAACTGCAAGGTCCTTAACTTTGCCTGACAAAATGTCTGCAGGCTCGGGCATCTTACCTGCAATCTTACGGTGTGCCGCAAACTTAACAGCAAGACCTTCACCAACTGAACCTGCAACCAAGTTGAACAAGGTATCAGTATCGATATTTTCTTCGTCTTGCAACAGATCGGAAACGAAACACCATGAGCGAGGTGTAGCAAACGCACGTGATGCAGACTTACTATCAAAGTCGTACAAGTCTTGTTTTGCAAAACTCAAATAACCAACAACGTCTTTATGAATGCCTTTGTTCACAGCCCAGTTCTGCCATGATGTAAAGTCAGGGCGCATTTCCAAGTGCAAGAAACGATTAGCAAGGGGCATCGGCATACGATATGTAACACCTTTGTCACTGTCACGATTACCTGCCGCAACAATCACGACATTATCAGGCAGTACATACTTACCGATACGACGGTTCAGAATAAGTTGATAACCGGCGGCTTGTACTGCTGGGGGCGCACTGTTCATTTCATCAAGGAACAGCACAACGATAGGGTATTGTGCCGCAAGTTCCTCGCTAGGCAAATCGATAGGGGGCGCAAACTCCATAACGTTTTTGTCTTTATTATAGAAAGGAATACCACGAATGTCAGTGGGTTCCATTTGTGCCATACGCAAGTCAATCATATGACCTTTAAGTTCCTGGGCCACCTCTGCAACAACATCAGACTTGCCGATACCGGGAGGACCCCAGATAAAGAGTGGTCGTTTTGCTTTGAATGCTTGAAGCATTGCTTTACGTGCTTGAACAGAGGTGATTGTCAGATTGTCAGAGATTTGCGATGCCATTTGATGCTCCTAAAAGATAGAGTTAAATTGAAAGAAATTGTAGTGTAACAGAGATTTGATTTATCGTCAAATTATTTTTAAATGATTTGGGCAAGAATGCGATTGTACACATCAGCCTTGCTCATGTAATAGTCGTAGTCACGTTCGCCGGGACGAAAGTTTTTCCACTGATTCTGACCTGCGTAGGACAGAATGTCACGTTTCAATGTTTCGCCGGTATAACTAGCAATGAAGCCATAAAGGTTGTAGTGAGCAATGAAGCCAGAGCACAAATACAAATACTTGTAACCAGTATTATTCAGGTTATCAATGTTCTTACATGCTTTCACAACGTTGGAAACAATCAATGTTTTTTGGCGTTCTGTCAGTGGAGTCATTTGAGTTCCTATGTTTCAGTGTCAATACAAGTATTGTATCACAGAGTCCATTTATTGTCAAATTATTTCATCAATTGTGCCATAAGAATGAGTTTTTCTAGATGGTCAATAGCGTTGTTAATTTGCAACACTCTTTCATCTAAAACTGAATACTTTTGTGTGCGCCTCAAAGTTACTTCTAACTTACTAAGTTCTGTTACCATTTTTTCAATATTTTGGTACATTTTTTGAAGATCGGGATTGTAACCAATCGCCCCCAATCGTGTTCGTAAGTCAATACTAACTTTATTCCAATCTAATGCACGATGTATTTTCATTTGTTCAGTATAACACACATCGTGTATTTTGTCAAATTAAAAAAATAAGGACCGAAGTCCTTATTGCTATTTTTGGTTACAAGGTATAACTACCTCGCTATTAGGCGTTTGCTGCCAATAGGAATTGTGAATCGTTTGCGATTACTTTGTTGTGCTTCTGCGACCGGGTCACCCCAATCCTAACGGCTTCTACATTGCCGGACTGTCCATTTCCGTACTCTTGACCCAATCGATCCTGTGTCAGGCCCATTAGAAAGTACACTAGCACCAGCAACCGGATCAGTGGCGGGGAATCGAACCCACGTTGATAGTGTACTTACTGGTGGACCCGGCGGGCACTGCCCCCGCGTCTTGAATCCTTTTCTATCTACTTCATACAGTCTTAACTCAATTGTATTTATTACTAAAATACTCTTTTAGCCAAGGCCAATCATAACTTAGTCGTAGTTTGTCTAAATCACCATTGAATGATTCATAGTATTCTACAGCATCTGTGGCACCATCGATACTATATTGGGCAAAGTCACCTATACCTACAGTTGACCATGTTTTCAATCTGTCTCTACTTACCGGGCTATCATCTAACTTTAGCTTAATTGCTTCACGGAAGCTAGTACGCCACGTACTAAATTCGTCAGTGTTGTATCTTGCAACACCGCTATTCAATTCAACAACTTCGTGTTCATTGTCCAACGTAAAGTCAAGACCTTTACCTATGTTACCCAATGTAATCTGTTTATTGTATGCAATCATAGCTTGGTGACCATACACTAATCCATTGACAGGGTTACTTGCATAAAAAATATAATGCTTTGGTACTTGTAATCTATCTGGTTGCCAACTGAAATCAAACCTACTGTTGACTCGTAACTTAGCAAATACAGTAAACATCCAAGGTGTGTTACTTGCTTCTGCAGCCGCGTGATAGGCTTGTACACGACCATTTACACCATCAACTCTAACAACTCTATTAGATAACCCCTTAGTCACGCTCAGTAAGTGTTCATAGTTCTCGTCAGCGCCGGTTTCACCGTTGCTTAGGAAGACTATATCCAGTGGCCGGGATGTTGCTAGTTTGTTAGATTTAGCAATGTATGGGTAATCATACAATTCATTGTTGACATATTCTTTGGCTTCTTTAGGTACAACAATACATGTTCCACCCGTACTAGTAATTAGTATGTTCTTAGATTCTTTTGACCATAAACTAATTGGTTCATTGTCAACAACTTTTATTTCTTTGTTGTCTGATGTAATGAATGTAGCATAAGGCCAATCAAAATCAGTATTAGTAACAGAGACATGTGTATCACTTTCAGTTATAAAGCTAGGAGCAGGTAAACGTTTTACTTGTTGATGTTGATTGAAGTTAATCTTATCGATATTTTCTAATGTATCTAAATCTTCAACCAATGTACGCAAACGGTTTACATTGATAAAGAATGTATCGCCGTATTTTTGTTTATCACTAGGGAATACATGCAGTTGTTCCAATGAGAACGGGTCACATATATAAGTGAAGTCAAAGTTAGTGTAGTCGCAGATAGAACTACACACCCAGATATAGTGATCTTTTTTAATACCCAACTCATACAGCATGTTCTTCAACGTAGACAAATAATCACCGTCATATTCAATGGTGTAAACATTCTTCTTTGTTTTGTTTTCAAGCAATGATATGATATTATCTATGTTATCATTGCCATAGTCAATCAAGTACACATCATATATACAATTGCTTGCGAGTGCTCGTTTTGTTTTAACAAAATTGAGATTATTCAAATGTTCTATGATTTTTACATACTTTGTGTCTTCGGGGAACGATTCTTTATTAACTAAGAAAGTTGTACCCCAATGACTCCATTGAGTACCAAACACATGTACCATTTTTTGTTGCCATGGACTAGGGTAATAATCAAATGTAAAATCAGTATAATCTAGTTCACTGTTCAATATCCAACACAATTCTGTTTCAGATTTATTGATACAACGATTAATAGTATCAACCCAACTGTTTAAATACCTTGTCTTTTGAATCTTGGGATAACGTTTTTGTAATTCTTCAAAACGATATTTGCTTTCTATGTTGCTCTTATCAACAAAGAACATACTCAAGTTACTATCAACTTCAACTTTCTGATCCTCAACATAGTTAAACTCTCTATGACCCATCATGTATAGTGGTGCGTTAACATAGTAAGTTTGTGTGTTCTTACTATAGTCGTTGCCGAATACGTTAATGTGTCTAAAGTTTTCTTCGTTTGGTTTCCAATTAAAATCAAATTTATCATAATTCAAGTCAGGGTTGATAGCCCAGAATACTTCATCTTGATGTTGTAATATCAAATCTTCAAGTGTCGTTTTAATCTTGTAACGATTAACTACTGCCTTGCGGGTTTCTTCTGTTCGTTCCATGAACACAACTTCTGTTGCTCCGGGCACTGTGTATCTAGGACCGTTGTCAGCCCATTGATATATCTGAGGTGGACTGTGTGGGTTAGGTCTCCAACTAAAGTCAAATGTTTTTAAATCATCGTTGTTGTTTACTGTCCACAATGACATATCAATCTTAGGTATAGCAAGAGGATAGTCCATGTATTTTTTAATAGTGGCTCCGGGTACAATGTACTCTACTGTTGGTTCAGTCGCACTATCATTCCATTTGTTACCAAAGACATATATCATAGGTGGTTCATATAGATTAGGGTCAGGCCTCCATCTAAAATCAAAACTATTCATATCAATAGGAATAACTATATTCCATCTGTCCCATTCAGGTGCCAAGTCAACAATATCCATATACTTGTACTCAGTTGCACCCGGTACATGATATTCAATAGTGGGTTTTTGTTCTGCTGGATAAAATTTGTTACCCCATACATATATGTAGGGTGGACTTGTTGGGTCGGGTCTCCATGTAAAATCAAACTTAGTTCTATCCACTGGTTGAATTTCTCGCCATCTATCTAATTCAGGTAATACTTCAACCAATTCACTCATATACTTGTACTCAGTTGCACCCGGTACATGATATTCAATTGTAGATTGTAATTCTCCGGCAACATGTTTGTTACCCCATACATATATGTAGGGTGGCTCGTGTAAGTTAGGATCCGGTCTCCATGTAAAATCAAACTTATTTCTATCCACTGGTTGAATCTCTTGCCATCTATCCCATTCTGGTTCTAAATCAACAATACCCATGTATTTTTTATCAGTGGCGCCCGGTACTGTATATTCTAATGTAGGTTTAACTTCAGCAGGGTCATATTTGTTACCCCATACATATATGTAGGGTGGACTTGTTGGGTCGGGTCTCCATGTAAAATCAAACTTATTTTTATCTATATCGCAATAAACAGTCCAATTATCAGATGGCTTGAGAGCAACATCTTGTGACATATGCTTGATGTTAGTCGCACCCGGAACGATATATTCTACTGTGGGTTTTAAATCACTACCATAATGTTTATTACCCCATTGATAGATATAATCAGGTTCTTTTGGATCGGGAATCCAACAATAGTCAAAATCAATAACATCTTCATGTGTAACCCAATGTTCTGTAGTGGGCAATAATGTTAATAAGTTTGACATGTACTTACGTTCAGTAGCGCCCGGTACGTGATACTCTAATGTTGCTTGTGTCTCACCTGGAACATATTTGTTCCCCCACACATAGATATACGCAGGCTCACGTGGATCAGGTCTCCATGACATATCAAATTTGTTTTTATCAACTTTATAAAATTCGACCCAACATTCACTATTAGGTAACAATTCTACAACATGATTCATATACTTGATTTGCGTTGCATTAGGAGTATGATACTCTAAGCAAGTTTTTAATTGTACGGGTGCAAATTTACTACCCCACTTATAGATATAAGGTGGATCAGTTGGGTCAGGATGCCAACTAAAATCAAATTTAGCACTATCAATTAAATCTAATTCTACCCAATGTTCTGTTTTAATATCTTTTCGTTTAACAATATCAACATCTGCACGATAGATAGTCAGTGGGTCATCGTTATCTGTGTTACACAACCAAGTGCCACTATCTTTTTGATGTTGACTTGGCCATACATTGTTATGTTCTTGTGCCCATACATCTTCGTCAGGCAAGAAATCAAAATCAAAATCCCAATCAAAATTTCGATAATCACATAATTCGTTAATTATCCAAAAATGTTCTGTAGTAGATTGACTTCTAGCATCAGTTAAATCAATTGCGTGTCGTTCTCTTGGGTGGACATTCGGTTTTTTACCGTAATAAAATACATCTCTTAACATAGATACTTACTTATGATATAACTTTAACATTATACATTAATTCAAAGCGATCGGCATCTTTTCGGTTATTTACCATTGGCTCACCGCGGATGTTTAGGCTAGTGTTCAATAACATTGGACATCCTGTCATGATATACCATTTTTCAAGGAGTTCTCGTATTCCACTTCCATCTGACGGCACTGTCTGGACACGACTAGTCCCGTCGTGATGAACAATAGCAGGAAATAAGTCAGGTACCCTACAACGGGCGATTGACTGCATATACCTGCTGTTACTGAAACCATGAGGCATATCAAAATACATATCAGCATACTCCTCCAGAATGACTGGCGCAAATGGTCTAAATTTTTGTCTTCGTTTAATTTCATTTACTTTGTCCTTGATTTCTGTTCCTCTAGGGTCTGCAAGTAGGCTTCTATTTCCCAAGGCTCTTGGTCCAAACTCGGCTCGGCCATTGGCTACACCCACTATTTTATCGGATATTAATATATCAAGTAAATTGTTTACGGGATATTTACCATCTATGTTATATCCTAGGTATGCATTACTCCATTCTACTTTATACCCATATCCTAAACAGGCTGCTCCAAGACTAGAACCAGCATCGCCGGGATTAGGCATGATCCATATATTATCAAAATAATTACCTAATAATCTATTCGCTAAACAATTTAACGCAACACCGCCACCGTATACTAAGTTCTTACTACTACCTAACATTCGTGCTTTGCTAATAACATTTTTAATAAGTTCTTCAGCAATCAGTTGTGCGCTACAGGCAATGTCCATATTATCAGCACCCTCAATGAAATCATCAGGTACTCCTATGTGTAAATTGTTTCTAAAAGTAATATCTTTATATGATTTTACTAATGTGTCAGACATTTCTTTTAATTCTTTTGATAGATTAGATTTGCCGTATGCTGCCATACCCATCAGTATGTATTCTTCATCCAACGGTTTTAGTCCCACTCTTTGTGTCATAGCACTATAAAATAAACCAATGCTATGTGGATATGTTTGTCCCCACAATTTTTTATATTGTGCCAAGCCGTTCTTATCGTACCACGCATCATAAATGCTAATGGTATCAAATTCACCAATAGCATCAATAACAACCACCGTGGCATCATCATGAGGACTTGTTTGAAACCCTGCTGCCGCGTGACTTAAGTGATGGTTGTGTGTATGAACTTTGCCACCACGACCATCTTGAAGATGATGTAATAATCTAGTACCAATTAATTCTTTAACAGACAAATTAGATAATTTAGGCTTTTCACCTGAACGCACTTGTCGTAAAAATTTCATCCACGGGCGTTCATAGTAATGTATTTCTACGTCACGTGATGTGAGGTATGATATAGCATCTTCTATTAAACCATAGCATAGGTATTTGTTATGTTTGCTTTTACTGTACCGTTCGCTATGACCAGCAAATAATATATTACCATTGTCATCGAGTACGCTCAATGCGGCATCATGGAAGCCGCATGATATTCCAATATAGTTCATGCTTACTTGTAGATAAACGGATCTCGTTTTTTAAGTTCTTTAAGACGCTTGCGATAATAAATTTCCATTCGAATTTTATTTATTAAATTTTTAATCCATTTCATACTAACTCCTTATTGTGTTTTACATTCATCGTAGAATTTTGCTAGTTCAGGAAACGTATTAACAAAATTCAAATTTCGCTTGCTATCAAAGTCATCAAACCATGTAGCAAATCTTTGTTTAAGCATAGTATTGTCATTCTTATTGAATCTAATGCCATCACGTAGTTTAATTAAAAAATCAGTATAACCGGGCCATGTGCCAAATTTGTCACTAACATCTGGCATATCTACTGATATACTTTGCATCCAATCAATTGCAGGATCTAAGTAGTCAGCAAATTCAAAAGGAAGTATGAACGGTGATTGAACGTCGGGATGTGTCACTATATTTTGTTTAAGCATAACTGCTTTGTTATGTGTCTTAGATAAATCATAGACCCACTTGAGAAACTTAGGGAATCTTGGTATGGCCAACGCAGTGACGCTTGGTAAGAATGCCAATTCAATATCAGCCTTACTAGCAAATAATTTATTTACATTACTTTCAAAACGATTCCACTCTAATCCATTGCGAATATATTCAGCTTGGTCATTCAATGCTTCCATACTAATGTGAACTTCTAATATGAACTTTTCTGACAGTTTAGGAATGTATTCTAAAAACTTGTTATAGTAATTGTTTGTGGCATTTAGATTAGTAACCACCCAGATTCTAGTTTTAGGAACTTCTTTGTCAGCGTATACTTCTAACAACTTGTCTAGAAAATCATAGAACTCAGGTGTAATTAGTGGTTCGCCCCCAATTATACCTATTCTGTCTAATGAATGTTTTGCCTTAGTATTGACCCATTCCCAAAATAAATTAATGAATCTTTCATTGGGATTTGATTGTACTTGCTTGTATATTTCTATATTGATAGAGTTGTTCTTCAAACTTTCAGCAGCCCATTGACTACTGTATACGTGATTGCAATACATACACTTCATGTCACAAGTGTTGCCTAGACTTACTTCAAGCATGAATGGATTGTTGCTTTCTAGTATTTTACTGTCTATCGTTACTTGATTAGCAATCTCTATAAGTGTAGGAGGGGTGAATTCCTGAAACATCTGATGTTTGTTGGCATAATCTATAAACCCATATGGATTGTTACCCCTTAAACTCTTTGCTCCTGCTTGTTCAAGGCTCCAACAGCTTTTACAATCAGAATGTTGTACGCCTTGAAGCATTTCCATTCTTCGTTTCTTCTGATAATCAGTATTTAGAAAAATGTCTGTTCCATACTCATCCATCATTCCATCATTGATAGTTTGAAAGGGTGTCTTACAACAAGTGCGAATTTCATTTCGAGACAGGCTAAAGTTAGGGTACCCCCAACGCAGGTGACATACGGTATCTTCATTATTCATAATTGTATTTAGTAACATGTTTTTGTAAAATTTATTAATTTATGACTGAAAACAGCCCCTGATAAATACCATATAAAGGATTTGTGATGGAGATAACACCTGGAAAACCCATAAGAACATATGGCGTGAACGGATCATGGAGAGATTGGTCAACTGACGAACTAGTTGGAGCAAAATTAAACTACTTAACTGATTGGAAGTGTGGGGCCGGCGTCGATAGTTTATTCATCGATATGGATGGTGGTGTTTGGACTGCCAGTTGCAGAGTGGGAGGTAAGTTGGGTAGTGTTTGGGATGATTTTAGTGTACCTGAAGATTGGATTAATTGTACTAAAAATGTCTGTAGTTGCGGTGCTGACTTGTTCATCCCAAAAACAAGTACACTAGAATACAAACCCTTATTGCGTAAGGGTCAAGATTTACCTACCCAGCACGAATTACGAAATGATGAATTAACAGAATTTGTTGGTATGGAGCGCACTCATGCTAGTACACAAAAACAAGTGTACTGGGAAATAGGTCGTAGATGTAATTACGATTGTAGTTATTGCTGGCCCTGGATTCATAATAATACCGACCCACACAAGCCACTAGAAGATTTAATGAGGGCTACTCATTTGATTGAAACTAAATTCACCAAAGGTGAGAGTGTTAATTTCATTATTAGTGGTGGAGAACCAACCGTCAATAAAGATTTCTTAGATTGGTTACGATACTTAAATGCATGTGGACACCATGTGAGTTTACATAGCAACGGCTCACGATTACCTGACTATTACAAAGAGATTATTCATTATGGTGATTTGAACCTTAGTGTTCACTACGAGTTTTATGACCGTGCTAAATTTGTCAAGGTCGTTGAAGCAATTGCTAAAGAAAAATCTGAACACGGTGATTGTGGTCACTTAGAAGTTAAGTTCATGATGGCTCCGCATAATCGTGAGGAAACATTAAGTTTGGAAGCAGAATTAAAAGAATTGCCATTTTTCAAAGAATACTGTACATGGGCTATTGTTCCTATTCGCGGTGATTTGAATAACAAGACTAGTGCCCCTAATACAGGGTCGGGAAGTGAAGTCATGATTGGTTACACTAAAGAAGATTATATTTTGTTTGGGGATAGAAAATAAATGGCAATGGATAAAGACACCTGGATTGCAGAAAATCTAATTCCAAAAAATACTGAAGCAAACACGACCAGACGACCTAGAAATAATGTAAAATCTGTTGGAGTTAAAATTGGTCATCGAAAAACAAAGATGACATTATGTGTATTAGGTAGTTGGGCTATTTATATGCCTCCTTATAATTTAGCTAGACTAACTGGATTAATGCGTGAAGCCGGATACACTACTACAGTATATGATTTTAATGTGGAATCACACTATGCACTTAAAGAGGCTAATCCAGATTTAGATGATGCTTGGAACGGAGCAAACTATTGGTGGTGGCAGGGTGACGAATATTATAAGCGAATTCATCCTACATATGAACCTATTCTTAAAGAATACTTAGAAATCTTATTAGATGACAATCCAGATATTATAGGGTTCAGTACTTACTATACCAACTTGTTACCTACTAAGTGGATGATTAAAGAGATTCGCAATAGAAGGCCCGATATCACAATTGTCATGGGCGGACCTGAATGTCACGAAAATTACTATGAAAGGCCGACGGAAATAGATTATTATTTCATCGGAGAGAGCGAGCAAAACATTTTAGATTTCCTAGAGAATTGGGAAAACGGCATTAAACCAGAAAAACCGGCTATAGGTAGTTTATACAGTGATACACGTATTGACATTGATAGCTTACCTTATCCCGACTATAGTGACTTTGATCTAACTAAGTACTGGGGCAAGAATAGTATCTGTGCTGAAATCAGTAGAGGGTGCATTGCCAAATGTAGTTATTGCACTGAAGTATATTATTGGAAGTTCCGTGACCGTGGTGCTAATAATGTAGTAGATGAACTAGAATATCAAGTTAAAAAATACGGGATTAATTTTGTGTCATTTGTTGATAGTTTAATGAACGGTAACTTGAAAGAGTTTAGAAGTTTTTGCCAAGAATTAGTTGATAGAAAATTAGGAGTTAATTGGTGGGGATATGCTAGAGCTGATGGTAGAATGGATTTAGAATTCTATAAATTAATGAAGGCGGCGGGTGCCCAAGGATTCAATTATGGAATTGAGACCGGTAGCGATAAAGTTTTAAAGGCTATCAATAAGAAAAATACAGTAGCAGAAATTAATCAAAATATCATTGACTCTGATAAAGTGGGTATGAAAGTATCTGCATGTTGGGTCATTGGCGCGCCGGGTGAGGATATTGAGGCTTTTACGCATAGTTTTAACATGTTATGGAATCATAGAGCAAGAATTATAGCATGTAGTCCGGGCCCTGGTTTGGGTGATAATATGGGTTCTGCGTATGATGATAGAGAAAAGTTTAATTTAAACCCAAGAAATAAGCCATGGCTAGGTGGATGGTATACATTAGATTTAATGAACACAAAGTTACATAGACACATTAGAATTAAACTAATGCATATTTGGTTACATCTATGTAAGGAGTATGGTGGTACTATTACTAATGTACATAGTTCAGAGGGAGATATTACCGATCATTTTGAATTGAAATTTGATTCAGAATACATAAATGAACATGTTGAATATGAAAATTTTGATTTTAATATTATTAAATCAGGACATGGAATGTTTGCTGATAGTGTAATGAATGAAGTATTTGGATTTTTTAGAATGTTGTGGAGAGTGCGTGGAGGATTTGAAATGACATTGAATTTTAATTCAGAATTAGACCACAGAGATTTTATATTCACTATTGCTCCCGATTCACATACATATACTGCTAAGTTGTATTTTAAAATAGATGACGCAGGTAATTATATTACTAAATGTGATTTTAACTTTGTTAATAACTTTAAAGATATAGTTAGTATGGATGGTTTTAATTATACACATGAAGATGTTGGTCAATGGACAGAGGCAACCAAAACTAAAATAAATAAAATATTTTTTATTAAATCAGACACAGTAGTTCCCAATGTATTACCTATTGAGAGTTGCTTCTCATCTATATCGGTAGAAGAACGTTTTATGCTGTTACGTATTTCAAAGTATCTTAAGCCAAATAGTGTAGTATTAGAAACTAATTCAGGATTGGGCGGACGTGCATCTATTCTAGCAAGAGCTAATAGAAATATAAGTATTCATTCTATTGAATCATTCAATGTGGATTCGTTAAAGAATGAGTTTGATTCTATGCAATCATGGATTAGAGAACAACTATTCGATATATGCAAAGACAATAATATAGATAAGAAAATAGGGTATGATCTATTACAATCTATACAAGAAGATTTTCAGTATGATACTACCGGTAAGTCAGTGTGGCAGCGTATTACAAAAAAATATTCTAATATACAATTACATCATACATCAGATTTTGTAGATTGGAATACTCCATTGGATATTTGTTTAATTAATATACACCAGAATCCTATTTTTAAAACTAATTTAGAATTTTGGTCTAAACATGTTAAACCTGAAGGATATATTATAGCACATTTATACCATGAAACATACGGAGTTGATGTTTATAATGGTATAAATGAATTATTAAACCATGGATGGAAAATAGTTGAAAAGGTAGACACTTTGATATGTATCCAACGTAATACATCTAATCTAAACACTTATCTTCTTTAATTTTATGTGCAATAATTGTAGCAAAACTTTTTACTGAATCTAAATTTGGATGTGCATTTTTAGGAGAAACCCAAAATTTTGGGTTTTGCCCAGTAACCTCTAAGAGTGCACTAGTCCACGATTCTCCTACAGATGGGTGTATATCCTCAGTTGGAGTAAAATTAACCCAACATTTAGCATCTAATGATTCGACTAGGCGAAGTGTATCTACGAAAATTCCAGAATTAAATGATAGAGATTGTTTTGTAAAATCGTTAGAAGAGCCTAATGCTCGATAAAAAGTATAAGATATACCATTTAATCGTAGAAAATTTTCTAAAAGCAATATATTTTTAATATAGTTAATATACAAATCTACCTCATCCGCGTTTATTAAAACAACTTTTATATAATCTTCATAATCTAATACAAAATCATTTTTTCCTAACTGATTAGGATTTAAATTTATAAAACCTTTTGATTTTTTAATAAATTTCATAGCTCTAGCAATACTAGACCATCCTATTACTACGTGATAGTTATGTCTATCTTCTATTGGAATAGACAATATATAATTTACAGTAGATAGTGAAATCATATCGTTGCTTTTTCCTTCATTCGACAGATCAATTTTATTATCAGTATCGATACCTACTAACTCAGATACAACGTGTGGCAAGTTATATTTTCTCTTATAAACGTTGTGGTACTCATTCCAAGTATCTCTGTTTTCATTAGTATGTTGTTTTGACGAAACCGTCGTAAACCATTCCCATGATAACTTATTACCTACTTCTTTTGAATAATTATCCCATACAAGTTCGTCACCTGCCATAAAACTACAACCATTAAACACTATTTTTTTCATAATTAAATTTCCCTAATAGGTATTATTTTTTTATTTATCACTTGCTCTCTTGCTGACTGTTTGTTATACCAATTAGATATTTGTTTATTAACAAAATGATTTAACTTCTCCCAATTGCCATGAGCTACATAGTTTGAAAAATCTGTTGGTTTTAGTTCTTCAACATGTGGTTCTAATGTTTGTAGAATAACTCCTAAATTTTGACTAGGCAATTTCCAAATACTCAAATGCTCAGGATGATGAATAGTATTATACCACAAATTAACTTCATGTTTAGTAGTAAACCGAACAAATTCAGGCATTTCCCACCAGTTGTTATTCATAGGATTAACCATGACACTTAATCCACGATTATTATCTTTACAGTATTGCTTGAATGTTTGAAAGTTTTCCATCAAATCATCAAAGTTTCCGTTGATTCTAATCGACTCATAGTTTTCTTTATCTAAACTGTCAATACTAATATTCAAGTGAATATTACACTTGTCTAATATTTCACGCACTTGCTTGTTATACACGGTACCGTTAGTGGCAATGTTGATTCGTAATGATGGATTAATCTGTGCTACAAGCATACAAATATCATATACAATTTTTTGTGCGAACGGTTCACCGCCGTTGAATCTAAGTTCTTCTAAATGGGGGATAAATTCTTTCAATTGTTCCACAAAACTATCATCATATACCATTGGCATAGGTGGTAGTTTATCTCTGTTTTTTCTAATACCAGAACTTAATCTACCGTCACACATTACGCATTCTAAATTGCACTGGTTACTTAACTCTAATTCTAATACAGTTGGATAGTCTTTCACACTAAAACCATCATATGCTAATGCTAATGGCCAAGTGTCTGCTTCTATTTTCTGTTTACATACTCTACATTCACTATTAAATATACCTTCTTTTAATTGATTTCTATATTGAGTAAATTTTTCACCAAACCATATATCTTTAATTGACCTAGTAGTTGACCATTTATCAACATGTCCAACTAATAACCAGCATGGAGCTACATTACCTTCAACAGTAAAATACATATTGTTCAACGGGGCGATACACGGACTTATTGTGTTGATTTCTCTACTTTGGTCAAACTCTTTCCGTTTGATATTGTATGTGTCAATCTGTTCTTGCGTTAGTTTATTCATCTTTGTATTCCATAACTAAATTACCCCATTCACCAAACGTGGTCTTAAAATCTTGTTGTCTAAATTTATCTAGTTCTTCATTCTTGCTAATGAATTCATTGATAAGTGAATCACTGTCTCTGGATAAATGCAAGAAGTTTTTAACAATATCAAAGTCTTTGTGAGTTAAACGAGCAGACACTATTTCTTTTAATTTATCTGGTAAATTTTTTATACTATGACTAGGAGGGTAATGTAATATGTTATAGTAGGTGAATAAGTCCATTGATTTAGCCCACTCTAAGTATTCTGGCATGTAATAGATATTAAACGAACTAACAGTTGGACACAATGTTAGGAACAAATTCTTATTGTTCTTTTTCAACTCTACAAATTTTGTAATATTTTCTTGTACTACATTCCATTCAGTAGGGTAGCGTTCATACTCTAATCTAGCACCTAAATCATCAATTGATAGGCACAATGTTATTTCTTTGAACTGAAGTATGTTATCTAAAAATTTCTTATTATATAAGGTGCCATTGGTGTTCAATAATACTGATATGTTTTTTGCTTTACCTGACTTGATTAATAAGTCTAGAATTTTTATATTTTCTGGACTTGCCAATGGTTCACCACCAGTAACCTCTAAGTGAATCAAGTCTTCTGCCCACTTGTTAATAACTTCTTCGTTAGATGTTCCTAATATCTTATTACTAATCCAATAATCACTACCCTCAATTGTTACGTTCAACCGTTCTTGATATTCTTTTAAAAATGTAGAGCTTGCTTGCGGTCCACATATTCTACATTTAAGATTACATACATTGTTTAATTTCAAATCCATAGCACGTGGTCCACCGGTGGCTATAGTCTCAAACACCATACCAGTCGTATCTACTTTTTTATCAATAGACCATTGTAGTCTAAAACTCTTGATTCCGGCGGCTTCTTCGTCCCAGCAGCTTTGGCATTCTTTGGGACGTTTGCCATCTAAGAACGCTTGTCTTAAATTTTGAAATCTAATATCATTCCATAATACATTTAGTTTGCCTTCTTTCATGTTAGGCAATTGATACTCATTTGAAATATCAGGTTGTGCGAATTTACAACATGGACGCAATGATCCATTAACGTCAGTTGATATGTTAGTCCATGGCAGTGAACAAAATGAGTCAGGCAATTGATTACTCATACTTCTTTAACATCTCATATAGTTTAGGAAAAGTATCGTTGAATGAATCTTTACGATAATCATCATGTAAACGTGTTTTATCAAAAAATGTTTTTAACAGTTCTTCATCATATTTAGATCCATACATAAAATTAATAATATTGTCAATGGAGGGCGACCAATTGGTCAATAGATTGTGTACATCTATAGATAGCAATTGTTCTTTAATTATATCTTTAACTTCATTGGGAAGATTTACAATAGAATAATGATGCGGGTAATGGACTAAATTCAATACTACTTGCATGCCATAGTCTTTAACAAACTCAAAGAATTCTTTTAGATATAACACATTTAGTATACCAACTGTTGTATAGAATTTTAATATTATGTTAACGTTGTACTTTGCAGCCAATTCTTTATATTGTGCAATATTTTGCAATACTTCATCCCACTTAGCATTCTTACGTTGAAATTCAAAACGAGAACCAATATCGTCTATACTAAAGTTTATTCCAACTTCCTTAAAGGGAGCCCATAGTTTAAAGAATTCTTCATCACAAATAGTACCGTTGGTATTGTAGTACAGACTAGTATTTGCCGGTGTGCCGAACTCATTTATAATACGTAATATTTTATCATGCTCTTGTTGCATTAATGGTTCGCCGCCATAGAATTCTAAATATTCAATAGTAGGAGCCCATTGTTTTAATATTTCTTCATTGTTAAGATTCTCAGAAAACTTTTCTCTTGCATTGCTAGTAAAAGTTTTAACATCACCCATATCAATAACTTTTAAATCAATTATTTCTTTCATCCACTGAGTACTTAAAAAAGGTGTGCATATTCTACACTTGAGATTGCACAAATTACTTAGTTTTAAATCTAAAGTTTTTGGATACAGTCTAGGTATATGATGGAAAAATGTAGCATAGGGATGTTCTTTACCGCCCTTTTCTTTAGTTAGCCTCATACTGGGTATGCCAGCGGCTTCTTCATCCCAGCATGCCTTGCAACCAGTGGGACGTTCATTTCTAAGAAACTGATCTCGTAAATTTTGAAATTCAGGCTGCTCCCATAATTCACCTATATCTACCTCAGGTAATTTAGGAACATTTTGTTGCCATGTAGGATCACCTACTTTATACTTACAACAAGGACGTGCTCTACCATCTGGATCTAATTGAAAATGTGTAAAGGGATATAAACAAAAATTATCCGGGACCTGTTTTCTCAAAGTTTCGGTATATTCAGGTTCATACCCCGGTTCTTTACCGTAATGTGGAGAATTTTTAATAATACTCAATAAATCTAAATTATAGGTTTCATCAAGTAATTTACTAGTAAACCATACAAAAGATCCTTTACCGTCATCTTCTTTATAGATAGGTATGAATTGTTTCTTATCCATTATAAACCTTTACACATGTTATAAAAGTCAGTGTATTCTGGGAATGTGCCAGTTAACTGTAATCCTCTGCGTGAATCATAAGTGTCAAACCACTCAGCGAATTTCTTTCTGTCATTTAATCTATCAATTGATTGATTGTTAATACCATCAATAATAGTTTGTAGGAATTTAGCATACGCTGACCATGTACCAAGTGAATCTTTTACAGGTGGCATTGATTCAGCATTATCATTTAGATACTGTATTGTATCTTCTATGTATGGAATAAAGTCTTGTGACAATATCATCGGACTTTGCCAACTAGGGAAGCTAACTAAGTTTTGCTTCAATGTGACTGGTCTACCATGTTTTTCGTATAGTTCTTTTGTGTAGGCAATAAAGTTTTTACTACTGGTTATATTCAATGCGTTAACACTCATGATGAACCCAAAATCAAACTCTAGTTCTTTGTTGGATAATATCGTATCGATGTTCTTAGTGAATCGTTCCCAACTAACGCCATTGCGAATGTACTCTGCTTTGTCTCCCACACTCTCCATGCTACCTAATATTTCTAAGTTAAATACTTTGGATATCTTGGGTAGATACTGCATTACCTTCTGAAGATAATTTGATGGTGTATTAAAGTTACTTACTATCCATAGTGTAATCTTTTCTTTGCGTGTATGATTAATTTCTTCAACGCTAGCAATAACTTTATCCATGAAAGTATAGAACTCAGGCATGATTAGTGGTTCGCCACCAATCAATCCAAGTCGTGTTATACTATGGCGTCCAACCTTATTAAACCATTCCCAGAACTTACCGTCAAAACTAGTGGGTGCTTTGGGAAATTCTCTATCGTATTGTTCTTGTGTTATCTCGTTATATTTGATGCGCTCAGTTGCCCACTGTGTAGAATAATGATGACTACAATACATACACTTCAAGTCGCATGTATTTCCCATACTGATTTCCAACATGTATGGTTTGTAACTATACAACGCTGGATGATTTATATCATTGATTTTACTTAATTCTAGTGAAAGTTTTTCATCAGAATATTCACTAGGTGCTACTTGTTTAGACTTGATTAATTGCCACCACATTTGTTTAGGATGATGGCGTGGACTCTGTATGCCTGATTCTTCTAGTCGCCAGCAACTGACACATGCTTCAGTTTTACGACCTTGTATCAAGTCCAATCGTTCTTGCCGTTGCTTTGGAGAATTCAAGAAAGCATCAACGCCAAATTCTTGTAACTCGTTCTCTGTTACTAGACTAGTAGGCGTTCTACAGCAACTTCTAAACTCACCCCTATCCATACCAAATATAGGATAGTTCCATTTTAAATCGCATATAGTGTCTAATGGGCCAACATTAGTTGCATTAGTTATTATTTTCATGAGTTATAGTAGTTAGGTTATTGAATTATCTATTTTACTTTTTATTGTCAATAATTGGTCATAATTAGTAATCATTGAACTATACGGAAGGTCATATAATTTTAGTAAACCCGGTGTTGAGTTAAACGGTATCATATTGGATGTGCAGTCTGATTTCAATGTTTGATAATTAACAGTCACACAATCGATCTCCTCTGCCATCTTTTGTTTAGTATCATATGCTAGTAAAAATTCAGTATACAATACTTCAAACTTATATGTATCCAATGTGATATTAGGAGCAATAATATTTTTTTGTTTCCCATTAATGGTACTATACCAATATTCATTATTTGTATTCCAGTGGTGAGCCACTCCGGTGTCTATAGCTACCAACAAACTTATGGTACTATCAAACGGGTCTCTATTAATATTGACAATCTTAAATCCATATTCTTTAATTTTTTTAAGATGTTCTATGTCATCTGTAACTTGATTTGGCCAGTACATGTATTTTATAATGACTGATTGATTTTTTGATCCACGTGATAAAATATCTAATCTAGAATTTATAAAGTCATTTTTAGAAATTTCTATAATAGTTTTTTCTTCTTTAAATGCACAGATTAAACCAGTAGCGTTTACTTCATAATGTTTATCATCTACAAATGGCGTGAAAAATTCATCTAAATTAATAAAATTTTTAACGTTATATAAGTTAAAAGCAATTCCATTGAGCAGCCAAGAACTTCCTGTTCTAGGAATACTAAGTACGCAATATCTCATAATTGTTCCTTTGTACTCATGATGTCAAAATTACAGTGACACATTGTTTTATTACAAATGACAGGTGTTTTAGTTACTTCAAAATTTTCAAAGATGTTGCCAATCTTGCCGCCAACTTTACACCATCCTCTAAACACATCTCCAGACAAGTCAACAACAATTTGTTCTTCTCCACTGTAGCATTTCCATCCACTCCAATCATTTGTCTTTTGACTAATGAATCTATGTGCGCTAGATACAATTTCTGTGCCATCTTCTTTAACCATCTTCATAGCACCTCGATAGTAATCAAATGATTTGGTATATTTGATGTGTTTAACAATTAATTCATGTTGCTTATCAAAAATCTTTTTCTGAAAATCATCATAGTCAAACAATGTATCACCAAAATCATGAATCAATGGTTGTAGTGCCATACTGATGTTACCCAATGTTTTAACTTTGTTTGCGATAGCATAACAGAAGTCAAACTTCTCTGGACTCATCATAATGTTTACGTGTGTTCTTACATCATTATTTAATAACTTAACTACTTGAACAAAGTGGTCAGCATCAGCAAACTCAGGATGAAAACTTAGACACACGTGGTCAAAGTATTGTTTGTTATCTTCCCACCAACGTAGTGTTCTACTACCATTGCTAATTAATCCCACCTTAGCACCAAGCGCAGTAGCATGTTGGCAAATTTCAGTGAAGTGTTTATATAGTGTTACTTCTCCACCTGTCAACTCATAATATACTTTTCTAGGAGCAACTTGTTCAGATACCCTAGTCATAAATTGTTTAATCTGTTCTATCTCAGGCCACTTTATGCTACCTGAGTGAAGGTCATCTGGACAATAACTACATTCAAAATTACAAGTGTTGCCTAAGCACCAGTTAACTACGAACCAATCTTCATGTGTGGGATTACTGTGTGCTAATTTAATATAGTCGTGTTGCATTACCATCCTTCTATTTTTCTAATAACGTCCATTTCTTTTACTAATGGTCCGAGATTATATTTATCGGCACTATAATGGCGTTTGAAGAACTTGCTTTGAGATCCGTCAAAGTGATGCATTGGTAAACCAAGTTTATCAGTCAATGCTAAACCTATTAATCCTGATTGACGATCAGGGTCTCGGTTTTCGTGTTCTTCCCATAGTACAGTATAGTTATCAAACCATTGCACATTAGCAGGATCCCATTCTGTAAGCATAGTCATGTATGTACCAAGTCTTGCACCATAAATAGCCCATTCTCCGTTCTCCACATCACGACCAATATTGTGCCAAATAGTTAAGTTATTTAAGTTGCGGCTTGCTACTGATTCTTTTAATGTATCTACTGTAGGTTTTGCCCCTCTATCAAGAACCATTTTCACACCTTCACGGAAACCTGCACGCCATGCTTGAAACGGTGTATGGTTTGGATAGGTAGTAGAATAGCAGTCATGCATTGCCCAGTATAAGTTATCTTTGCTATCTAAACAAAAATCAGCAATACGAGACACATCTCCATCTTTTTGATGTTCATGTGTTTGCATCTCACGCACATAAGTCTTTGTCCAACTACTCATGCCACCGTTACCATAACGTAGCCCGTTGATTGAGTTAGTTGCTTTCCAACGAAATTGTGCTAACTTAAAGTTAGGATCTTTCTCAGTGAAATCTAATTGTAGGTTAAAGAAACTTTCTTCTGGCATGTTGTCCCCATCAATCAGAATAAAACGTTCAGTATCGCTTGCTTCACCTGCTGCTTTGTGTGCGGCATCACTACCTTTAACGCCATCAACACGCTTTGCCCATGGTACCATGTTTTTAATTTTTAACCAAAATTCTTCTTTTTGTGGTTCGTCATAACTGAGATATATGCAATCTAAATCAGCTATGTCTACAATATTATCCAAGTTCATATATGTTTAATTTCCATTTAATAGTTTCGCCGGTGTAATCGTTAGGGACTATGATACTGATATCTTCTTTAGCGCATTTTACACCTTCTGTGGTGTTGGGCGTTAATCTTGTTACGACCAAACTAGAATTTATTGTTGAGAGTTTACCATTGACTATTCTTATGTCAGGTCGAGCCTGAGCAAAAGTAATACTGTCAATGACTACATAATTTCCTTCTATCTTCTCACACGTATATGTTATTACTTTACCTTGATCATCGTAATATAATCTAAATTCGGGCGGGATAATTTTAGGTGCTTCCCAAATTATAAAACTATCTTCTATGCTTTCATTCATAATATACCCTCATTAATTATAGTTGCAAAATCCTTAATATGATAATGTAAGGGGTAATGTTGTGGATATGTGTTGATTCTTATTTGATCCGATAAACATTCAGTGACCAATACATCTGTCCAATTTTCAGATGGCATGCCATTTATATATTGTTTCATGTGTGTCATACTCAACAACCCGGGTATTTGAGTTTTTTCTTTACCCAAAATATGACAAGCAATTGAGTATGCCCAGTCAGTTGTTGCTTCTTCTTGTGGATTACATTTCAATATTGCCTTATAGTCTTTCCAATTCTCAAATACATCTCTGACAATTTCAAAGAACTTTTTGGCAGTATCTGATTTTTTAAAATATGTAATAGCGTTATAACACTCCGGTAAATTGTTATCATCAATGAATTTGCGATAGGCACGTACATTAGATATTTCACCTTTAAAGTTTCTGATAGTGTCACATACAACTACATCACGCTGACCTAATGTATCCCATAGATAATCTAAACTATTTGGTATGTACATGTCTGCTTCCAACTTAATTGTCTCGTCATATGGACTACATTCATAAACTTGCCAATCATTCTGCAACTTCCAATTTGTATGAGGTGCTTGGTCTCCGTAGGGCAACATTTCGGTAGTGACAATCGTTATATTGGCGTCAGGCATTACTCGTTTAATACTTGCCTTTAGTGTTGTAGCACACTTGACATAATTTTCACCTTGTGCCATAATTACAAAGCCTTTGGTCATTTAATGAGCTCCATAAAAATATCTTTGTTCATAGTATGAAAGTCTGTGTTTTTAATTGTAATATATTCTTTGCGAATTTTACCACGTTGCCAATTATCATACATGATTGTGTAGTCTGTATTAAATTCATCATTGTTGTTATTATAAACTAAGGTGTTTTTGCCAACGTGTACTAAATTCCACGGAATGATGTCTTCTTTAGGACTTGTGTGCCCGTTAACAATTCTTGTTGCTAGTGTTAGTGCATAGTCATTACGATACACGCCGGCAATAAAACTATGAATGTTTGCGTAATGGTCATAATTATTTTGAATCATCTCCAAACATTCAAAAATTTGTTTTGCTCGGTTTGTTTTTCTAAACATCACTACAGTAGCCCATAATGTTTTAAAACTATATGCACTTAATACTTCTTGTGCTACTCCGGGATGCATTAAGAAACTAGTAGTGTCATGGCAACAAAAATCTGTAGGTATATCAAATAATCTTAATAGAGTAGTTGAATTAACTACATAATCGGTGTCAAGCAAAATAGTGTCATCATATGGACTTAATTCATATGCCTGATATCTACCTTTATTAATCCAAACTGAGTGCTCTCTGATATTATTCTTATCTGGTTCAACAACAATAGTATTGTCAAACTGATAGTCAGGGTTTGCCGGGATAGATGTTATATCTGTCACAACTGTTACAGGTAGATCCAAAAAGTGATTAATGCGTTTAGCAGTTGCTACTGCCATTTCATAGTATTTGTACTTTGGTGAGTTAAACGCAAATAATAATGCGCCTTTGCTCATCGGTTACCTTCTAGTTCTTTCCATTCTTTATACCATTCTAGCATAACGGTATTATATGTAGTTTGTAGTAACTCTAATAAGTGTTCACGATTAACCTGTACCGGATTAGAAAATGTATCAATCATGACAATATAATTGTCTGTGAATGAATTTAAAAAAGAAATGGTTTGTTGGTCGGCCTTCCAGAGTCCACCTTGATCAGCAACCGTTAGTTTACTATCATACTTATCTTTAAGTTGGGCTTTTGCCGAGTTGTGATTGAAGCGGGCTTTGGCTTCTAAAATTAAGGTCTTTGTATCCATATGTACTCCTAAGAGTATTTAGAGATACAACGACTGATTGAAAAATTATGATCCTGAGACAGTTCCAGTCACAGAAACTATGCCCCAACTGTTTGCTAGATATGTAGTTTCGGGTGATTGGACAGTAACTGTAGTAGCCGAGCCAGCAGATACGGTTAAGCCATTTGGCACTTCATCCCAAACTGTGTACAATGTAATGACTGAGCCGGTATCGTTATTAGAACCCTGTGTACCATTTGATTTGGCAATTACACGAATAAATGTGCTTAAATAAGCAGAAGGTCCAGTAGACGCCAATTGAGTAAACACATTAGCGTTACTTGTTGTCATAGCATAATAGCCACTGTTTGTGGAAATAGTAGGGCTATTTCCGCCGCCGCCAATTTTAGTAATACCGTTGTAACTTATACCGGAAATAGTTACTGAACCACTACTAGGGGCTGACATTGTAACTGTACCTATATTAGAACACAAATTATTAAATAGCAAATTAATGCCGGTACCAGATGGGTGAGAACATGTAACTTTCAATTGTCCACCGGAGTTAAAGAAATAACGGGCTGCATCACCGTTAGCAAATGTAACAGTATGAGTGAATGTTATTGCTGCACTCCAAGTAGAACCATATGTTGCAGTGTTGGAAACTGTACTTCCCTGTGATGCTGCATTTAATCTAGAACCGTAAATAGTCGTTAAGTTAGTTGGGATAGCAGACAAATATGTAATAGTGCCACCAACTGTTGGTGCCGTTACTGAAGTAATACTTGTACCTTGATGTGAAGCTGAGTTTGCTGTTTTGTTAACAAGATTGGCCCAATTAGAAGCAGTGACTGTATTACCTGCTGATACGTTTGCTTCAGCAGTCTGTCCGTACCCTGCTGTTGAGCCGCCAGTTGCCCATACAGTGTTTAATGTACCACTAGAAGTAACCGGATTCCCGCCCACTAGCGTGTTAAAATCTGATGCTTGTATTGTTCCAAATTGTGCGTAGGTCATTTTTATCCTTAATTTATTTTAACAAATGCTTCTACTACACCCAACTCGTCTGTTGTTTTGTGTTCTAATGCACGACCAATAATGTTAAATGCTGTTGCTTCGCCGGGCTTGGCTGCACGTGCAATGCCATTACCAGCAGAAACAAGGCGTTGACCTTTGCGAACTTTACCTGTAACCTTAACATGCACACGGCCACCGACTGCAATTGCCGGGTGAGTTTCATCATCACCTGCCATGGCGTTCATTAAATACCCTGCTGTTGTTGATACAACACCAAATACATCTTCTGATAATTCATATTGTACTGCAGTAACTTCTTTTTCCCCACCCATTTCAACGACAGTTCCAGCATCGTATAATGCGTCTGCTTCAAATCGTTCTGCCAAGTCAGCATATGTGGACAATAATCGTGAACCGGGTGTCAATGTCCAGTTACCAGTGATATTACCTGTTGTGGTATTTGCGCCTGCAGTAATAACTTGAGTTGTAACTCGTCCCGGAGCAATATTGCCACTGAATTGAGTTATTGCATTTGATCCTGTTAGATAATCAAAAACATTACCGTTATTATATGTACCTGCAAAACTGATAGGATCACCGTTAGCATACATGTACTTGTCTGTTTTAATACCCCAAACGTTACCTACATTAGAAACGTAGACATTACCTGAATTAATTACAAAAGAATTTGCTGAGCCGTTCGCTGTCCATGTACCGGTAATAGTACCGGCTGTACTGTTGCTACCAGCCGATATAATTTGTGTATTTAGTGTGCCAATATTAGCAGTGGTAATTGAAGCATTTGCAATAGTTGCATTTGCAGTAACTGTAGCCAAACGAACAGTGATTGTATCCCCGGTGATGCCATTTACCGCAGTAATATTATTTGCCTGCAAATTACCCGTTACCGAGACTGATCCAAAAGTGGTTGTTGCAGTGCCTGAACTAACTGCTAATGAAACCCACGCATTTGCATTTGATAGTCCATCAGTAGGACAAACTTTCAACAGACTACTATTAATATCGTACCATAATTGACCACGTAGTGGATTAGCAGGTGGAGTGTTTGCGGCAAAATTTTCAATTTGATGCACAAAGTTTGTGTCTATTGTCTGTCCATAACCTGCAAAGTTTCTACCAGGCAAGCCGACGCTCGTGCTAGTCGTATTAATAGTTCCGTCAGCAATGGTTGTTAGTACAGTACCATCACTTTTAACAATTGTATATGCCATTTCAAATCACTCCGGGTATTTTTTATTTATCTTAAATTGTGACTAAGTTTGTCAGGGCTTGAATTCTGACTGTATAATCTATCTGTATTTGCCTATTTAAAGACTTTTGGACTGGGTGAAAAATTACATGAGTCAACAATCTAGTAATGACATCTCCATTTTCATCTGTTCCATAATTTGCTAATAATCCCAATTCATCAAAAATGTAACTAGAATCAGTTTGTGTGCTGTTATCAAACGCATCTTGGCCTGAAGGCTCACCGTAGTCTAATAAACATTGAACTAAGATATCAGTATAGACACGACCAGTAGTGTGTGAAACTGTCATCTTGTTGCGTGTAGGGTCTAAGTTAAAAACACTAGTATCATCTACAATTTTAGCGTAAGTTTGATTATATAGTGCCGCGTTTTGACCAATTGTATTAGGAGGTAAATAGGTTATAACACCGGTTTCATTAACTGATGCTCCACCGTTTCCAAATGCCATTTGATAAATTTCACCATAACCTCGACTACTTAATGTGTCGGCAATTGCTTCTGACATATTTTCGTAATTGATAGCATTGTGTTTATCTACAAAAACTTCCCCATTGTTGGGATCGTAGACTTTCAAAAAGCCTTCAATTTTGTATGTTAATTGTATTCCTGACATTAGATATCGCCTCTTGTTTCAATCAAAACTTCTTTGGTATTTGGATCAGTTATTTTCAAAAAAGACGAAAAATAGAAACCACCAGATTCATCTGGCTTAGGGCCATATTCTTCTGTTAATTGTGATTCTTTGTTATTTTCCTGATTATTCATAGTATTATTTATCATTTGTTAGAACTCTGCATTTAAGAAATTTGCTGCAGTTGTATTACTGATTTGCAACGGATCGCCCAACGTTGGATTATAATTATATGAATTCCATGTTAAATTGTAGTTAACTTGCGGAAGTCGGTTTGTAGACAATATTCCATATACCTTTTCATATGCTGGAATATAATATCTTTCCCCGGTGCCATTCGACCCTCGTTGCAATCCTGACAATGAATTTTCATTAAAATTGACTGTTGTGAACTTAATTTGTTCTCCGTCTACATAAATTAGATTACCTAAAATTACAGTAATTGTAACACTATCTCCTGTACTTACATCTGATGTGATTTCTACTACAGGAGCAGTATTTACAATCTGAACACTATAAGCAGAATTAGGTAGTGTAGTAGATGTTGTATTATTTACAACAATAACCTGACTGATAATTCTCTTGTCTGCATCTAAACCGATAGTATAAACACCATTTGCTATTGCTGGTACAGTTTCATTTTGTACTACATTGGTTGTGATTTTTGTCACATCTTCAACATAAATTACATCATCAGTGTATGATAATGGTTCTGTTAACCAAGTAGTATTTAATGTTGTTGCACGATATACGTTAGGTACATTAGACTGATTAACATTGTTAATGTATGTTAATTCGTCAGGTGTAGATGTTGGTATCATGTTAGTAATAACAACCAGATCACCCGGCACAATTGTAGTTAGAATACTTAAATTATTGTTTGGATTCAAATACAATGCACTTGATGGTACTCTATATCCGTTAACAGTTACCCAAATTCTATCAACATTGATTTGTTCCCACATTGCGACTCCCATAGTGTCATCACCGGTATAGGTAGTTATTGATAGGGTAGATCCTTGATAAGTTGTAGATAATGTTATTTTATTGTAAACATAGTCTATTGATTTAATAAAATATTTAGTACCTTCAACTATTCCACCAAAGACCGTACCTGAAAAATATACCGGAGTGTCAATAACAATATTCTCTAAACTTCTAACTGTAATAGTATTATCCACTGCTGAGGATGAAATTGCAGTTGCTGAAATTAATGTAAATTGTTTATCAAGCCAAACATAGCCTTCACTGCTCCAGTTAGAAACTCCTGTTACAGGATTATTATTTTGATAATTTTCAGGTAGATAAGGTGATAGATATAAACCAATTTCTGTATCAGTTATTATATGAGCATAATAAGTATTGTTGTTTAATTGTTCAGCACCAGTAAGCCCATCAATACGAACCACCTCATTTTGTTGTAAGTTATGTGGTACTCCAGTTGTAATAGTAGTTGTTGGATTTCCACCTGCATATGCAATCATTATATCAGATGAACCATCAACTACAAATGCGGCACCGCCTGGTGTTTCTGATATAGTAAAATCAGTATCATTGATTACCGTATCTACCCAATATACTGTGCCGTCGGTTAATACTCCACCTGCACCCGGCTCACCGGTTGAATTTTTAAATATAATAGGTTGATATGTTCCAGAACTTGCTGAGATAAATCCAGATGTGCTAATTGCAGTTAATGTGTATGGTACAGTTGATCCAGTCACATTAGTAACTCCGCTAGGAGATGTAATATCATTATTAATTGCAACAATATTAGAGACTCTATATGTTCCGCCTAATGTAGTGTTTAGATATTGTCTCTCAGTACTGTTATATGTAGTAACTGCTAAAATATCGCCGTCTGTTAAACTATTTGTCAAATACAATGTTTGTGTAAATAAATCGATCGTATATTGTGATTGATTTGTTAAACGCAATCCGTTAACTTCAACTATTGCATTTTCAGGATTAGTTCCACCTATATAATTAGTTAATAATAACTGTGTTTCTCCCCCGAGTGACACGTAAAGTTGTGTTGTGGGTATTGAATATCCATACTGTATGGGTGATGTTTCTCCTAATACAGCAAACGTAACAAAGTCATCAGATTGTGTGTAATTATTTGCAAACATTAATTTTGCAGTAGGACCGATATCTGCTTGAGAAATTGCAAAATCATTAGTAATAAAACTTGCAAAACCTGTAGCATCAGTCAATGATTCAATACTTCCTCCTAATGTAGAAGATACTGTAAATTCATTAGAATCAACTATTGAATTAACATAATAAGTTGTATGAGGTAACAGTCCACCAAATATATAATCACTGAATACTATAGGGTCATTTATATCGATAGTGATTGCGGTATTAACTACAATTGAATTTGTAAAACTCTTGGTTTGAGTTACGACCCCACTTTCTCCTAATGTTAATTTATTTCCATTGTGTGTTACTAATGGATCTGTCCATACAATTCCTGTACCCAATTGTTTAATTAATTGCATAGAACCAGTAGCATTAGTTAATGGATACGTAGGGCCAGCAATTCCACTAATTAATGGGGGTAATGATATTGTAATTTTATTATTTACATAACTGATAGTTTTAATATAGTAAGTTTGATCTAATTCAATGCCACCAAATACCAAGCCTTGGAATTGTATTGGTTGATTGAGTGTAAGATTAGATACATCAACGCATGTTATAGTATCTATAGTTTCTTCAGTTCTAGTACATTCTATTTGAATAGGCTCAGTTCCCGGTCTTATAAGACCATTTCCATTAAACTTATTAGCAGAATAATTGCAACTTAGTACTATTTCAACAAAACCGGTATCAGTGTTATCAATAAACGGAACCGTTTGTGAATTTGATCTTTGTAGTTGATCGCCATTTCCCACTTCATATAAATCAATTCCCAAAATATGATTTGGGGCTAAAGTATCATTTAGAGTGATTGTTTTCAATACCCAATTTACGGTGTAATCATATGTTTCATAAATTCTACGACTTAGGCTAGTGGAAGGATCAATATCATATACTGCAATAAATGCAGGATTTTGTACAACATTTAAGAATGAATATTCTGTTTGCGGATAACTTGGTGTAATTTCAGCGGAAACCACCAAAAATCCAGTGTGACCATATTGTCCTACATCCCAGTTTGTTCCAGGACGTGTTGTAACAATCATTGTCAAGTTGTCAGTAACTACACCCGGTACCAATTCTTCTGGGCCATATCCTTCAGTGAATGAATCACCCTGCACAGTGTATACAGGTTCTTCTTGTATAAACAATGCCTTTGGTGTCCACGTAGTAACATCACTGCCACTAGATATTAGAATGGTATTATTATCACCTACAATGATAAATTCATCGACAGTTTCGTTATATGAAACACTGTTTAAATTATTAGTTGTAGTTGAAGTTTCTGTAGTCCATGAAGAACCATTGGAACTTGTTAAAATTGTACCATTATTACCAACCGCAATGAATTTACCGTTGCCGTATACTATATCTACTAAATTTTCACTTGTACCTGATATTTGTTCGATATTAGTTTGTGATCCGTCAGTACTAGTAAATATTTGTCCATTATTGCCAACAATGGCTACTAAACTATCACTGGTAGTTATTGCATTTACATATGCAGAAGTGATTACAGTAGTAATATTTTCATTGATAATGTTCCATGTAATACCATTATCAGTGCTTCGTAATATTATTGTTTGTTCTACCCCATTGACAGTTTGATTACCAATAATCAACCATCCTGTAAATCCAGCAGTAGTATATACTACATCTGCAAAATAACCGGTATTAGATAATTTATATGTTTCTAACCATGTTATAGTATCAGTACTTGTTATAACATTTTCTCCAACTGCTACCCAAACACCACCATTGCTACTAACAGTATTTAAACTATTAGAAGGAACTATTAGTGATGGGCCAGTCGTATACACTAATCCATTTGTGCTTGTATATATTGGTGTTGCTGAATTATTTGTAGTGATTACATATCTAGTACCATTATAATAAATGTCAGTTAAACTGACAGGATTATTGCTTAGTTTAGTCAATAACCAATTATCACCTGTAGCACTTGTTATTAATGCAGAGTAAGTAGGAGAAGTTGATATTGATATATATTTGGTGCCGTCCCATAAAACTGACATATTGTTTATTGTTGCAGGATAAAACGGTTGGTCTTGTAATTCTGTATCAAGTAAAAATTCTTCAGTAGGCGGGAACGCATTATCCATATAAACTGAGCCAGGATAAGTTATTCCGGTAACTAACTGGGTTAAATCTCTACCCGGCATATTAACAGTTGGATTGTAATATCCAATTATACGATCTAACTCATTGAGTCTTCTGTCACCACTATCCAATAATTCCCACTTACCTATTACAAATTCAGTGTCATTGTTACTAACAATACATTGATATAGTCTATTGTTGTAACGAACAATACTTTGATTGAAGTAAAATGGTTCTGGTAAGAATACATAATCACCTGATTTAGCCATAGTAAATGATAGACCGGTTGTTGTTCCAGTAAAGTTTAAAGTACTACCTCCAATTGTAGTTGAGATAGTAACTGTAGTTGCTGTTGGTTTTGATTTAATATAATAAGTTTGACCCAATGTCAATTCTTCATATACATTACCTGTAAACACCACTGGATCATTCAATTCAAATTCATCAGAACTTGTCACCGTCAATCTATCATTAGAGGCTGTTACTGCGGTAACTGTTGTTGATTTAACACCAGTATATATTGCTCCTAATGTATTACCATTAACCGGAACTGTCAACAATGGATTAAAATATACTTCTAGTTCTGTTGGACTTATAACCTTCAAATAATATTTTTCATTTAACCCCGGTGGCGTACCAGAAATAATTGTAGATGTTATTGCTCCGTAAGACAATGATGGATTATAATTCAATCCAGGTTCATTTATACCACTAACATTAATTACAATATCATTTATACCAGTGGTACCACCGACGTTTGAGCCTGCAATAGTAATATTATTGTTATATGCAAATCCAGAACCCGCAGTATTAATTGTAACACTATATCCACCTGCTTTATAGTTAATAAAGAATGTTGGAGTTGATGTTGGGTACTGTGTTAGTGTTGACGTTGCCGAGAAATTATCAGTCAATGATACTACACTGCCGCCGATTGTTGCACTAACAGTGACGAACGGGTTATCAGCAGTCAATGTCATCGACCCATTATCGCCGGTTAAATTAAAGGTTGCGCCGCCGGGTGTTTCACTGATAGTAAATTTCGTTGAACTAACAACTGATTTAATATAATAGGTCACAAATTCTACTACACCACCAAATACACCGCCAGTGAATGATACTGGCATGCCTTCATAGAATCCTGTTGTATTTGCACAAGTATATTCTTCTGTTCCTGTATTTGAGCTTGTAACTTCAGTAGTAATAACTCCCAAAGATTTTATATAATATGTAGTACCGGCAGTAAGACCACCAGTTGATGCGGACAACCTAAAGGGCATGTTTATATAAATGTTTGTTGTGCCACCTGATAATGAGCCTAAGTATAAGTAATTAGATCCAGAAACAGTTGCAACAGTGCTCCTATCAATTAAGTTGCTATTTGTACCTGAGTAGCCTGCACCACTATTTGTATATTTGCCGGACGTACCATAAAATGTAAACTGTTGTCCATTAATTTGTCCCGGACTTATTGGTAAGCCAACGTTGCAATACATAATACCTGTATCAGTTGTCAATTGTACTACATCTTGCTGGCTTGTTAGTGTTGCAGTTCCTGTAGCACTCGTAAGCGTTATTACGCCTCCATTAATTGAAGTAGATAATGTAATCTTACTTGCGCTGTAATTAATGCTTGCAACATAATACAATTGTCCGGATACAATTCCACCAAACACTGCACCTGTAATGATTACAGGAGTATTGATATCTAAATCCCCAATTTCACTCAATACAACATAATCTCCTGAATCTTCGGTTGCCTCAACTGTTAGCACAGTTGGCGTATTAGTAGATGACATTGTAAATGTCTGGTTGTCAATAACTGTTGTTACATAATAATTTTCATTTTCAATAACTCCACCAAATACATCACCTGTAAAAAATATTGGCACACCTGTATAGAATCCAGTCGTTCCGCATATACCACTTGAGTTTAATGGAATTTTTACAAAATTAGTTGTTTTTTCAGTATTAGTAGTAGCAAGTATTCCAGGATACTGAATTGTAACTACTGCATTGTTAGATACTTCGCCAACAATCATTGTTAATCCAGCTGGTAAAACTGTAGTGCCTGACATTGACAAATTAATTTTAAATTCAGTTTCACTTAATAATTCTGTTATATAATAAGTAGTACCTATTACAATATTTCCAGTCACTGATCCTGAGAATTTAACTGGCATTCCTATATAGAAACCAATAGTTGAACCTGAGGCATTAGTCTCAGTTGATGACGGAGGAGTTAATGTTATGACATTAGTTGCAGTATTAATTGAAGTTATATCTCTTGTTCTAGAAGACCAATTGATTACTTCATCATTTCTAATGTTTTGAATTTCAAAGGTAGCACCCTGAGCACTGGCCAAAACAGTATCAATATTAGGCTGAGAAGATTCCAAAGACAAGGAAGAACTTGCAACTTGCTCAGTATTTTCAAATTGTCCTGCATAGAAGCTGCCATAAAAATTACCACTGGTCCAGTCAGTAATCTGCGAAGTGTAAGTAGTCCTATCATATCGTAAAGTTGTAATATTTTCACGAATTGGTAAAGAATTAGTAACACAACTTGCTCGGGCACTGATTGCCAAATTATTATTTACTCCACTACCAGCATTTAAGAATACTACTCTGTTATGATCTTTTAATGCATCCGCATAAGAAGTATACAATGCAACAACATATGTAGGCACAGATTCTAACACATTTACATAATAATATTGTTTATTTGTTACCCCGCCAATGGCAGTCGTATCATTTCCTACATAATATTTTATCAAATCACCTGTTTGAATAAGTTGATTTTGAATGGCAATTGTATTATTTGTTACATCCACATCTATGCTTGGGAATGTAATTACTGAACTAGGTTCAATTATTATTTCTGGTAAAACTACATAACCATCGCCCGGATCAATTACATCAATCCGTAAAAGTTGATCTAGATTCATAACAGGCTGAAGTATAGCTTCAGTTCTAGGTGCAGGATAAATTGATGTATCAATATATGCAGTAACTTTTGGCGGGTTAGCATAACCTCTACCACCATTCAATACAAGTACTGCAGGTAAGTCAATATAAATTTGTTGTCCAGGTAAATGATTTGATATAGGTGTTTCGTTTACACCTCTAGTTAAACCATTTAATGTTCCATATGCTCTATCAACACTTGAATATGCAATTAGTTCATATGCTTTTTTACCTAAATCTGTTTCAGGGTCCATCGGATCATAAATTTTAATTACGCCGTTGATTGGGAAACCATAAATGTTATCCACTGCCATTGAATTGCTATTCAATGTTAGATATGATGCTAATGTTGTTATTGGATAACCGTTAACACCTGTTATGCTTACACCATAGTTATTAAACCAATTATTATATGCAGGATCTTGCCAAATATTATCAGTTGGAAGATACTGATTATCACTACTTGGATTAGCATTTACTAATTGAGGTGTTATATATTGTTGTAAACTTGTATTGTATTGTGCCGGCAAATCAAAGTCAGTGATATCTCCGGCCCAAAGAGCAGTTCCAGTATACTTGAATAAAAAGTCTTTAACAACCACATGATATGGTTTAACTTCATTAATATATCCTGCTAAAAATTCTTGATTGTCACTTTGAAATACTTCTAAAGGAAGCAATTCACGTATAGTGTGTGCAACATCAATAAATGACGTTTTGTTTAACCACGGCAAATAGTTCTGTGACTCAATTGTTTCGCTCATGATGTAGTTAAACAATAAAATCAATCCTTGATTTCTAAAGTAGAATATTTCACCAGGAAGTTCTTCATTTAGGAATCGTGTAATAGAGCGAGTTTCTTCACTTGGGTATGTGTCGAACGGGGTAGTATCGAAAAAGTTATCTCCAAATCCCAATCTTGCAGTGCCATAATCCCACAATGAACTCTTAAATTGAATTGTGCCATTTTGTAAGCCAATACGAACCCATGTAGATAACGTGCTATCATATCTGTATGTTTCTTGGAAGCCGGCTCCATTTTTATTAACTGTAACTATCAATCCATTTTGTGCATTAATTGTTGCCAACTGATAATATGATTCTACTAACATGGCAGACTTTGTATTATCATTATAACCAGTAGCCCACCAATTTACATATTCCCAGTAATCTGTTGTTTCATAGAATGGTAATCCTGTACTTGGATTGATAGGTCCAGTTGTGTACAAGAACTTACTAGATTGTGTTTCTGTGAACGGAATCTTTGCTAACTCTTGATTTGCAAGTGTTAAATAATTTTTCAATGCACCAAATCTTGAATAGAAGAAGCCCTGACGCGGACGTACTAGTATACCAGATTGTACTGGTTTTGGTAAGTATGGATCAGGGACAATAGCGCCGGACTCATCTACGCCACTTAAACTATCTAACATTCTATCATATAATGATAATGGTGGTAGATTAGTTGCAGCTGGCAATCCCGGTAAGAAATCATCAGGATAATTTGATCGTATCAAACTGTAAATGCTATGTGAAACATCATCATTGGTTCCTGTTGCAAAACCAATGTGCATTACTGTATCGGTGCTATTAACATATTCATCAGTGTTATATAATCCCATTACATCAGATTGTATTGGAGAAAAATACGCAATTCCCGATGCTTGAGGAGAAGTAATATACGCCTCACAAATTGTGTCACTTAATGTTTTGCCTATTTGGTTAAAAACAATATTTGTATTTCGTACCCAATAGAAATATACCGGAGTAATTGCACCTGTAGAGTTCAACACATACTCAATAGAATAGTCAGTTATGCTTAAAGGAGTACCAGTGCCAGCATATTCTGCAGGAACTACATTGCTAGTAATCCAACTATAAATGGTAACTTGACTTCCGGGGAACACACGACCCCACCATTTGCTATTATATACCACATCATCATTTTGATGATAGTTAACAAATTTAGTAGTACTTGTGTTGAACCACAATTTACCAACTTGTTTGGACCCCCAAACACTAGCACTAGACTCTGTTACATTGGGACTATTATATGACGCCGGATCTGCGTTAGAAATAATATCTAAATTTTCGGCAACTACGCCTAAAATTTTACCCTGTAGTGGGTCAAAATAATCTAAATTAATTAATGTATTATTAGTTGATGCACTATACAATTGTGCATTTTGAATACCATTGATATCAACTGTTGTTTCCGATTGTCGATATACTGACCAGTTTGTTTGACCAGTTGCATTTGTGTAGATGATAGCTTGGCCGTTATTATAACCGGGTCTAAAATTTGGCGTACCGACTATAACTGTATTGTCATTAAAATCTAATGCAGTACCATAGTATGGTTGACTTCCATAATTACTATTCAATGCGTTTACACTCTGTGCATATATGAACTGGCCAACATTTGTTAAACTTTCGTTGTAGTTTTCTACATAGTCAAACATGTAAACTGCGCCGGCGTTTCTAGCAATGTCTATAAATTGTGTAGTGTTGTTATCAAATAACAAATCATTATTATAGTTATCGTCATCAGTTAAATCAAATGTCGTTGCTTCATATCTTGCTGATGCAGGTGCACTTGTTATGAAAGAACCATTATCATTAAATTTAATAACAGTACCAAATTGTGTTCTGCCGGCTGGATGCGGATCAGTGATTGTTTGAGTTAATGTATATTTTGAAATACCCAATTCATACATTGTATTTCCACTCAATGTTGCAATATCTAATTTGTCATTGATAGTTGCCAAGTCAATATTAATTAATGAGATTATCAATTTATTATCTATTGCAGTCGCAGTGATATTGGTAATATTTGCTGCTGCTATTGCGGCTGCAACAGTTGACGCATTACCTACAGGAACTGTTACTGCGTATCCATTTAACAAAATGGTACTAGCACTAGTCACTTGACAATCAATTACACCACGAATAACACCATAACTTCCACCACCGTCTGTATAACGATATATTGCACCTTCTTTATTTTCTGTATTGATTTGGAAAGGTGAGCCAATTAATAATTCATTTCCGTATGTGTCTAAGTCTGCACTATAACCATATTGTTGACCTATCGTGAGTGCACCGGGTGCAATAAATTGTTGTATTAAAACAAATGTAGATCCACTAACAGTTAATATATCTCCTGCATTTAATGATTGATATACGGACAATGTTGAACCATTTGTTGCATAGTTATTATCATCTATTAAGGTGCCGTTTACACTAACATATATAGGTTCTGTCTGTGCAACCATTGACATTGTTCCAGAACTGTTGGTTAGTGATAGTGTTGGACCATTTCTTGTTAATGACAATGTAATTGTTGAACCAACTATAGATTTTACATAATATACTTGATCTAATGCTATACTACCAAATACATTACCAGTAAAGATAACAGGGGTGCCATTTACACCATCAGATAAGCCCTGTACAGATGATAAAGTTATAGCATTACTACTTATAGAAGTTCCTGTGCTTATTCTAGTCCCGGGCGTAAAGGCCAAATCAAATGGTTGCGGTACAAAGGGTTGGCTAGTAAATCTTACTTCAAAATTTTGCATCAATCGTTCAAACACATATGATGCACCAGTGTTGTTTATTATACCAGAATCAACACTCGGTGCACCAACTACTATGGTGTTACCATAATAATTTGTTGCTATTGAGAACGAAAAATTATCGTCTGTTGTTAAGTCAGATAGCGTAATAACCGTACTGTATTCATACAATCCGGTAATTTGAGATTTGCGATATACATAACACTGATTTTGTTCATATGCACCAATGAACAACCAATTCTCATCGCCGGACAATTCTGTTTTAGTTCCCCAGTTTGTTATGCCTGTAGGCGCTTGAATTGTTTGTAATAATTGTAACTCATTTACCTCGTTGGTAGTAATTAAACTATAAATTTTAACTTTTCTGTCGGCAAGCAATATGCCAGTTGGTTGACTAATTGCAAATGTTACTCCTGCATACCCGATTGATGAACCAAAACTAGTAGAACCCGTAAGTGTCTGTACTAAATCATATCTATCAAACACTGGGTTATAGGTGTATCTGTATGCTACACCCAAATCAGAATCACATACTAAATATCCCAAATCACTGGTAGTTGCTACTGCACTACCAAATGTTTCAGACCCGGTTTTTAATAATTCTAAATCAAATTGATAATTAATATCCTTGCGATATACTGCCCAATCGCCATCAGTGTTTGTATCTACCCATACTTTATTTTTAACAAACTCAGTATTCAATAAAGGCAAGTTAATAATATCACTAGGTTGAGACACACGCTGTGATTCAAATCTCATTACAATACCATTGCCTGTCAATTTTGGCAATGTTGAAACTAGTGATAGTGCAACTGTGACTCTATAATTATCCACAACTGATTGTACAATTCTATAACCATTAACCGCATCATTAAAATTAATAATTGCAATTGTTTGATATTTTGTTAAATTATGTGGTTCAGCAAACTGTAATGTCACACTACCGTTTAAGTTATTAATAACTTGAATCAAATTACCATTTGAGATAGGCGTATATACTTGCCATGTGCCATTATAGTCAGCAACCCATACGTATTCACCTACGTATAATTGTGACAAAGGTGTTTGTGCAAGATTCAAATCGTTGTAGTAGTAACCATATGTTGTAATGTCATTAAAGTTGACATAACCAGAATCTGGAAATAGTGTGTTAGGTACATTTGTTGTAAAAGTAGGTAAGACATTAGGATTGGTTATAGGTCTACCATAATTAAATATAGAATATAATGGTACTTCTTGTTGTACACCATCTGTAAATGTTCCATTAGATAATCCAACGATTGCAGGATTACCTGTTAATTCATTTTGATTTAGTCTAAAGTCAACAAAGTTATTATCTAATACACCACCAAACTCGCCGGTTTTAATAGCCCAATTGTCATAGATATCATAGTCAATGCCACCTTGTGATAAATTAATACCTTTAAAGTTTTTAGCAGCAATTCTAGTACCTTTTTCTTCAATTAAGTTTTTATAAACATTAACTTGAGTAATGTCAGTTAAATCTGCTAGAGCCATATAATCACGAGGACGATATCCAATTAATGACCAGCTTAACAAATCTGCATCTTTACTTAAGTTAGGAGTATTTGTATTGTAATACAATATACTTTCGTAACTGCGTGTACTTGAGTTTGGTAATAGTCCTTTTTGAATTTCATTATAATCAGTTTCTTTCCAATATCTACCATCAAACGTCATGCTTGGCTCTAATACTTTCAATGAAACCCAATATTTATTCTTATATTTTACTATGACACCTTTGGTGTACTTTGTAATATTATTCCACTCTTGTATATTATCTTGATTAAGAATAAATCCTTGTGCATCAATCGTACCGTTCCAATCGGCAGTTTTAGTACCACGTGCAATGATTCGAGTTTGACGTAAACCGGTAACTAAATTATAAATGATATCATTGAACAATGTTACATTATTAAATACTATTCCATGTTCAAAATTACTAATATTAAATTGACCATAGGCAACTGTATCTCCTTCATTTAGAGGTTTTGCTGAAAATAATGTATCATCTCTAACAACAGACAAATCTACTGATTGTATAGGATACAAGTTTTGATTTAGAATAAAATTCTGTCGTTGCAGTGTTAATGGTTGTACGACACAACTATCTTTTTGAATAGTAATCAAGTTGGCAGCAGGGTTTAAGTTAATTAAACTACCTTGGCCCCAACCAGACAGTGTCCAGTATAGATATTCTGCAACCATCTGATTCCAGTTAATATCTAAACCAGATTCAATTTGGTCAAACAATACACCCTGAGTTGTTAGGTAGTTGCCATAACTTCCGATAAATTGAGCTAAATCTTGTTTCGATACAAATTCAGTACCATATGGTACTAATATTTCACTGTTTTCAAAATAATCTTTTGCCACTTGAACAGATTCATTTTCAACTCTTACTAAATTATAGTTACCATTGATCTTTGGTTTACTTACAGTAAAGTACGCTTTATTTTGTGAGTTGCCAAATACTTTCCATCCACTACCTGAATTTTGTACAATAATACTACTGTATATGATTTTGTTGAATGGAGTGTTGTCATATAGTAATATGTCTAAACTTTCAGCAGGTATCAATAATGATGCATTGTTACTGTTGGGGGTTCCCTTTTCAACATAAAAGTTAACAAGTGTTTTGTCGGTAAAACCAGCAACACGGTATATTAAGCGAACATCCAAGTTGTCTAACAAGTCAGTAGTTGTCTGTGTTGAATCTATGCCAACTTGTTTTTCATAATCTATTATCCAATTAATGTAACTGGTTTTAGCAATACCATTTCCGTATAATTCAACATCACTGATTATTAAATGAGTTCTATCATTAACTAAAAATTGATTAAATTCTTCATTGTATTTGTAGTTATCAACATCAACTCCCAAATTGTAGAATTTAGCAGGTTTAGTCAATTCCATAATCTTCATTAGATCGAACGGCCATGTGCTGCTTCTACGATATGCGAATTCAGTTGGTGAAACATCTCCTACTTTCCAATCATTACGGAAACTTCTATCATTATAGTTCCCCACAATAGAATCAAACGGTGATACTAAATTGCCTTGGCTGTCAACTGGTAACACTTCTAATAATTGTGGTCTAACACATTGTGCCACTACAACAGGGTCGCCATTGTTCCAATTAATGCCGGCTGCTAAATCACCCCATAACACTAAGTTATCGCTTGTATATGGTGCAGGACCATATCGTGTCTCCCACCATGTGGGTTGATCAGTAAATCCAATCATCTCCCATGGAGCTATATCAGGTTGTGATGTATCATAGAAGTATTGATATATACCTCTCCAATAGCCTTGAGGAATTTGAGCATTATTTATTTTGTTCCCAGATTGGTTATAATTGTATGAAAATTGATTAGTAGAGGTATAACCTGTATGTAATTTATATTCAACACGATTCTGACCAACCCAATTTAAGAAAAATTGACTATAAATTGATAAAAATTCATCATATGAATAATCAGTTGTTCTGAAGAACCCAGGAACAACATCATAGTCTCTTATAGGAATAATATTACTTAATTTTAAATTATTATAAATTCTAGTTTCAAATTCAAATAACACTTTATCCCTAAAGTCTATTAAGTTGCCGTCAATGTATTCACCATATAATTTTGTATATGAACCGTCGTGACCACGTATAAAATAAGTAGGATTGGTATAATTATCATCTAGTATTACTTCAGGAATAAAAGAAGGATATAATCCCAACTTAGTTGGTGTGTTTGGAACATATGAACCATATGTTTGATAATATTCTTTGACAGTAATAATGTCATTTGGTAATAGGTCAGTCTCTACAGTAAGTGACGGGCTGGTTGTGCTAATAGTGTAATCTACTCCACTCACTAATTGTGTGATACTGGTGTAATTATTCAATGTTCTTGTTAGGTACACTAACACGCCATAATAATTTGATGTACTAAAATTGTATATTCTACTTAATGGATATCTACTAACATCTAATGAATTTGCAAATGTATATGAATTCGTTACATATGGTGATTTGTTAGGTAACATATCAGACCAGAAAAACGGAGCAGTGTCTGTTTTAGATATAGTAATTTGATCTAATGCATCATCTAGCATTGTTGCCGGTGATTGGTATACATTATATTCTGTTTTATTAACTGTATCTACTAATAAAGTTTTAAACAAAATATATTGATTACTGTTATATTGCAAGGCATCTGTTAAATTAACCCCGGGCTTTCTTAAGAAAGTGGCAGGTAATACCAACGATGCACTATTTTGAATAATTTTGTTGCCCCATGGCACAAGATTACCCAAATCACGATAATTGTTTGAACCAAATACCACTCCAGTAGTATTTGGATTATTATAAAAAATACTTTGATATTGGTTGCGAATATCACCCACGTTAGCAGTAGTGATATCTGTATTAAATGGATTGTTTTGTAAGTTGTCAGGTATCTGATAATACGCAGTTTTACTTACTTGATCGCTAAGTATTGCAATTTCTATTACAGTGTCAACGTTAACTTCCGGAACAACAAAATTAATTACAGTAGAATTAGAATCAATTATATATGTATAATTAGTTGTATCTTGTAAAACATTGTTTAGATAAACTTGAATATTAGGCCATACTGTATCTGTTGCTGCCGCTACATCACATGTATAAATAAATGTTCCACTACCAGCTACATAATTAAATGAGAATATTTGATATTGACGGCTCTCCGCAACCGCTGTTTGCCAACCCAATTCTCTAGTGCGAGTATTTAAATCACTATAATTGTGAACATATCCTGTGTTGACTTTTTGAGTAATTGGTGTTGAGCCGCGCACATAGTTAAATTCTGCTGAATTTAATGGCACATCAAAACTTATATCACCTACATTATTTACAGAACTATATCGTAGTGGAAATCCTAATACAATATCATTAATTCCCGATCCAATACCAAAACTGAATAACTTATTACCTTTAAAAGATGAGCCGGTGTATAATTCTTTGTCTCCAAAACTTATTCCATCTTTATCAAATACATCAAACAATGGTGCTTGATTTACTGTTATTTTTTGTTGACCTTCCTGCCATTGATTTGCTAATACTTCAGGATCATTATTGAAATAGTAATAAAAATCTTTACCTTGATTGTAATAGCCTTTATAAGTAACAGTACCTTCATTTTCTAATACTAGTCCGTCATCGGCTTCGGTTAATGTTATGATAGGAGTTGATCCAGAAATACTTGAAAGGCGCACTACATAAATTTTGTTTTTTACATTAACATTTGTATCGGCAGAGAATATAATTCTAGCACCATCATACAATGCATAGTTGTCGTTAGATATATCATTGGCTACCAGTGATATATTTGATGCTCCCGTAAATGTAGTAGGACTATTCCAACCAACTGTAATTGTTAAAGTAGTTGAACCCGTGACATCAGTAATTTGAGAATTGTTAGGTAATAGTCCTGCAGAATCTGTAATGAACTGTCCTATTTGAAACGTGCCGGCGCCAATACTACTTGCTGGTACTGATATTGTAGTAGATGTAGATGAATTGGCATTTGCAATAGTAGCCAATGCAGAAGTATATACTTCTACGTCGGGATAATAATTATATTGCCCTGCTACTTGAGTAAATGCATCAGTGGTCCTTACATCAAAAAAGTCAACAGGTTGTTTACCTACAATACAATTATCAAAGAGTTTTAAGTTTGGATAAAATTCAATAATTGGTCTTTTTGCTTTATTATCTTGTGTTGCATACACAGTATTAATATTTGGATCATTATTGTATGTTGCGGTGGCATTAATAACATCAATATGAAACCATCTGTTACTACGACTCCATGGATTTTTATCAATACTATTTCTAGATATAGTAATATAATCTTGTCTTACTGGAATATATAAAGTTACATCATAGTTTCCAATATCATACGGTAAAGTATCCCATGGATTGTATGTGCCTTCAGTAAATGGTTCAGGAACAATCAAATCTTGGGTATTAACTAATTCAATAGCAGTTCCCACACCTTGTACATAATATTCACCGGTTAAGTAACTTGTAGGATAAATATCTCCGTCAAAAGTAACTTTTAAACCATTAGTAAATACCACACCGTTGGGGGAGGTATAATTTTTTTTGCCTAAAATTTCAAGTACATTTATCTGATTAGTTTTATTACTATTGATTAATCTAATAATACCCACTTTATTTGGAACAGTACCATCTTGATAATATAATATGTCTAATAAACTACTTAAGTAAGGAACTATATTGATATTACCTTGAATATTACGATAGAAGTTTCGTGCTTTCCATTGAATGCCATAATTTGCAGTAATCTTTTGATTTGTTGGAATTTCTGAATCAGGTATTAATTTAATGACTGGGTTTGTAGGATCTCCTACATATGTTATTCTATAAAATGTAGCGGATACATTTGTGTAATAACCACCTTCATAGTTGTTATCATTGGCAGATGAGCCTGGATATACATAAGCGTCTCCGCCATCTTGATCATACTCGGTTGTATCATAATATTGGCCAACAAACCCAATTTCATCAATAACACCGGTGTTATAAAACATCAATGTTAATCCATCCAAAGCAGTAACACCGTCAATGTCAACTACATCACTCAATAGTCTACCTTCGATTGCATCAAATGGTGCAGATGATACTACATCAACTAAATTGTTGCCAGGAAAATTATATTCATCTTGTGCATTTTTATAAGGTACAGTAAATTCTACAATACCAGATTCAGCACCGTTATTGTTAACTCCTAACACATCACGTGTTAGTACATTTGGTTGGTTTGGATCATAGCCAGTTACACCCGGTTGTCCTTGAATCCAAAAAGGACTATTTTGATTAACCGTAAATGTATATGAGCCACCGCGAATAAGAGTTAGTGTTGGGTTTGCAGATCCATTTGGATTAATATCACTTGAAATAGTGTATGCGTTAGGATCATCTTTTACGTTGTAATCTTGCACATTATAAACTATGTCAGTTGCAACAGTCACAGATGGCGGACCTGAAGGTAACCAGTAGTACTGATTAAAGTTTATTAGTTTATCTAAATCAACAAATGGATCCCAAGAATAAAATTGACTATTAAACAATCTATCATTGTTATTTGTGATTCCACCATTTAATTTTAATGCATCAATAATTCCAGGGTAAGTAATAAAATCAGTGGCAGTGGCAGTATTTGTTTTAGTAAACACTACTCCCGGATCTAATTGATAATCTGTTCTGATTTTTGTAGGTTCTACTACATATTTGTCTTTGGCATTTATACCATATCCAAACTTACTTCCAATATACCCTTGAATACGCATAGTATTCGGCTGGGATACAATTTGGTCTAACGTGGCCCCTAAAAATTGTGCATTAGTAGGGGTTCTGAATACCTCAGGTAAAAAATTTAAAGTTCTAATTCTTGCTGCCATTATAACTCTCTAGTTGTTATATACTTATCTTATTTGTAATTGCACTGGTGTCAAGGCTGCAATTACCACTACATCATTCGCTGTTGCACCATTAACAAAAATTTCAAATGGTGCTGATTTAATTTCATACAAATCACCAAACGACATAGTAGGATCATTGGGTACTAACACGATTGAACTTGCCAAATCTCCTAATTGTGCATGTAAGTATGCGCTTAACTCTGAGAAATAAAATGTGTCACCAAAACTCCAATTATTAATATTGAAATAACTATTCATTGCAGATAATACCGCACTACGAATTTCGCTATTACTTACACTAATATTTGGTGATGGAATAACTTTAATGGTTCCTCTTAATTGTTCAGGTGCTTTAGAACCAAACAAAGGTACAAAACGAACGCTATTCATTATTACACTGTCAGTTAACATTTTGTAATCATCAATACGACCATATGCTTGTTGTAGTTCATTAATGGTAGGTACTGCAGGTTTAGGAACTGTATTTGTTGTATCCTGTATCCAGTTTTGATATTCAGTATAATATGCCTGCGTTACCAAATATAAATCAATAATGTTTGTAGTTGCGGGATCAATGCGTGTTGTATTATTACTGTTATGTTTATACTGGAACTGTAAACCCTGGCGACCCGGTTGCATCGAATATTGTGTTTGAGGAGTAACAATATAATAAGGAGTTGTTACAGTAGTATCTTGAACTGTTGTATAAAATGCATTTTCACTATATGCATAAAACAATTGGCCCAATGGGTATTCATACTTAATAACTTCAATTGCAGAATTATTTGGATATTGATAGGCAATATTAGATGAATCAATTAATTGATATCGTGACAGATTAACTGCATCTTGAATTAATTCAAAGAATGAATATATACCAATATTAGATGACCCTGTTACATAACCAGTAACCGTTTGAAAGAAATCAGGATCAAGAATAATTTCCGTATTGTTAACATCTATACTAGCAACTTCTACTTCAAAGTCATTAACATAACCGTCACTTTCTACAGTCTGTCCAATTACAGAAACATCAACTGGTTTAGATAATGGATAGTTACTACTAGGTTGAGTATTTGTTGCTAATACTTTAATATTGTCTGCTAAAATTTTACCAGTAAACGGATCATACACTAGTTTACCTGTTTCATACCAAAATCTTGTATCTGCTACACTACCAAAATAATAACGCAATGATCTATAGTAAATTCTATAAGTATTATTTCCTGTACTTTCAAAATTAACAAACCAATTATTGGCATTATAGTTTTCAACTGACCAGCGATTTTGAGTCACCAGTAATGAATTATTAAAAACTAAACTAAAATTTTGATTCAATTCCATTCTTGTAATACACTCTTGTAGTACAAGATTTGGTAATGTGTTACTGAATGCAGGTATTACTTGCGTGATAATTGCACCAGTGGGAATATAACCGTTTAACGTTACTGGTCCAGTACCATTACTAAAATTACCTTGACCATTATTATAACCATCTCCAATCACCGCTAATGTAGTAGTCCAGTAACTGGTAGTGTCAGACGGGCTTGCAATACCCGCAACAAGTCTATTATTATTATCAAAATAATAACCACTAGGTGCTGTTACTTTTATCATTGCACCTTTAGTAATATACTTTACATTATTTGTTGAATATGTACCTATTGCAACTGGAATATTTGTTGATCCAGATATATTATAAAAATAACCAGTTATACTATTGGCATTAACTGTACTAGTGTTCCAATATAAAGTACCATCGCCTGTTGTAGTGTTTATATTATATCTAGTATAATTTTGCAAATAATATTGTTTTGCTCTTGTATCTGACAACGCTACTGCTAAATTATCAGTTAAAAACTGAATAATATCGCCTGTATTGGTTATAGTTAATAACAACCAACCATCGATGCTGTTTTGATACATTCCACCATCATTGGCAAATGAATTAGAGCTAGAGTATTTTCCAGTGGGGTCTAACAAATCTAAATTTTTAGAAACTCCCACTGAGCTACGGTTAATGGCTTTACTTTTAATAATTGAATTATATAATGTATATGGGAAGTTATTATAATCTTCCCCATTGACCATTCTATTTTGAGTATAATAGCGGGCAGGGGCACGTAGTTTAATGTTGGCTAATGTTTCTCTAGCTTGCGCTGTTGAAACTGTTGATTGTAATTCTAGTCCTATGGTAAGTGCTTCTGTTCTACCTGTTCTACTTATATACTGAAATGTAATTTGAATGCCTTGCATCTCAGAAGGGTTAATTGTATATGTAAGTGCATTACCTGCACGAACATATGCTCTAAAAGTTCCAACTGGTGCTTCAGAAAATACTCCATCTCCAAATGTATAACTAACTTGGTCATTAAATCGTGACACAACTGAAAATACTTTTTTATCACTATTTTCGGTTTGAAGTTGTGCATTAGCATACACACTTTCTACTTGTTTCCACAATGTTCTTCCACCATTGTTAGTGTTTAATTGATATAACCAAGTATCAGTGTTATTGATACCTTGAATATCAATATCTACAACTTGGTTACTAATTTGTTGTGCTAAATTAAAATCATAGGCTTGTAATGCACCTTGCTTAAAATAGAAAAAGAAACCTGTATTAGGACTACCGTAACCTAACTTATCATTACGATATACCATATTGAAACGACCACTAGGGGCAGGTGGTATTTCATAAACATAATCTTCATTTACACTAGTAACTGAAACTAATTCAAAGTTCATGTTGATAGTATCAACTGTAGAATTAAAAGATGCAATTGGTAAATTATTAGGTGGAATATTAATACTGTATTCATCAGTTTTAACACCTAGTAATACAGCAGAGTTACCGGGCCGACCAACACGCTGGCTATTCACTAGTGTAGCATTAATGATTGTATTGAACTGTTCCAACCAATTAATATTTGCAGGATCATTCCAAAGAATGATTTGGTTACTTAAGTTGAAACCATTCATATCGGTTATATTTTCGGTGGTACGAATATTTGTAACTTTGATATACCCTTGTCCTGTATCATTTCTTTTTGGATTATAACTTACTAAGTTAGCCAATTTAATAACACTATCACGGCGTTCGGCAGTGTCAATAAAGTTTTCACGGGTGTTTAAGTCATTACGGAATGATAAACCCTGCCCCATAAACGCCATAACGTCCATGAGAGCAATAAATTCTGAACTATCAATATAGTCATTGAATGTTTCAGGATAGTATGCTCGTAGATAATCAATGAAACTCTTACGCAGGGTCTCATAGTCATAACTTCTAAAGTCGGCTTCACGGAACGTTTGGTAGATTGCTTGCCAATCGTTGACGCCGAATAATGCTGATTGTCTTGAACTTGTGGCCATAGTTGTTCTCTTTTAAGTATTTATCTTAACTGAAAACACCGGTTTTTATGGTCTAAGAACAGCTTGGTTAGTTATATTATTGAAAAATACATTAACTATGGTAGCATCATTGAATGGTTGAATAGCAACTTCCACTTCTAAAAGTATACCATTATCTTGTACAAATGATTTTACAGAATTTAACAAAATTCTAGGGTCTGCACTGGCTACACGTTGTATTTCTGTTTGAATTCTAAATTGTGTATCAGCATCATTAGGTTCAAATATATAAGACCATATATCTGTTCCATATCCAGGTTGCCCTACTTTTTCACCTTTATTAATATTAAGTGCATTAATAAAGTCTCGTAATACCAATGGTCCATCAACCATTCTAAACTTTTTGCCTAAAATAATTGGATCTACCATACTACCGGTGCCACCGCCAGTACCGGTAGGTGCCCTAGTAGTTTTGGGTCTATTAGCGTTAATTGTTGAAAAACCTATATATGTCGTCATGTTTTACTCTATTCTATATTTATTAGACTTTTTCAGATAATATATCTACTTTTTTATTCAATAAGTCATAACCTCGTAATTTAATTGCTCGTACTTCTTTTACTTTAGTATCGCCCTTTTCAAAGATAGATGCAAGTTGTGGGTCACCGGCTGGTAAATTATTTTTTTCCTCACTATATTCAGTTTCAATAACTGCAAGCTCTGCTCTGGCAGTTTTAAGTTCTGCCATAACTGCATCAATCTCTATATCTACTGCTTTAATTCTTTCATCTCTATTTTTTATTCGTTCTTGCAATGCAACAAGAGATGCAGATTGTCCTGTTGTTGCAGGATTGCCTGCATATGACGGCGGTGGTATTTTGGTATCACCAAGTACAGCGGTTGTTTGTGCATTAACAGTAGACCTGTCTACTGTGTTGGTACTAATTACAGGCAGTTTAATTGGTATAGCGCCGCCTGAACTTAATGAACTAATTGCAGAGTTTAGTTCGGCTGCTGCCCCGGCCGGCAATCCAGCAGAAGCCAATGATTGTAATGATGCGCCGGGTCCTTTAAGTTTATCTAACAATCCAGAAGCCACATTACCCAATCCTCCACCTGAATTTAATGCAGAAGTTACTTGTCCTAGGGCCGTTGAAATACCTGCAGTTCCGGGTATTGCATTTAAAGCACCTTTTGCATTGTCAACAATAGATGCTACTGCTTTTTGTGCTCCTGGTAGTGAACCAAGTCCACTAGATGAAGATCCGGGTGAAAACGCAGCCAATGACCTAGTAGCGGCACCTGTGACACTATTGACTGTAGTGGTCAATGCTTGTGCGCTGCCCGTCACTTGTCCTGCTGTATTTAATGATGCTTCAGTGGCAGTTGTTAAGTTTGTTACTGCACCGGTTGCACTATTAACTAGATCATTAACACTCTTGACTCCGTTAACCGCAGAAGAAGCGGCGCCTGACGCAATAGATGCTGCATTAGCTCCAGATGTATTGAATGCTGCCGCTGCCTTATCAGCACTGTTTTGCAGTTCGGTTCCCACTGCTTGTGCAGAGGCAGTTGCTTTTTCGGTAATCTGTTTAAGATTCTGCGGAACACCTGCTGTCAAGTTAGGGAATGAATTCTTAATTGCCGCAAACGCTGATCCTGCAATACCTTTAGCAGAATTCAATAAACTCTCCGCACCGCCTGTTAGATTTTGTGCCAATCCATTCAATGACCCTGCAATAGAATTCAATCCACCTGTTACCGTGCTTGCAAGATTACCTGCAAAGTTACCAGCATTTAATAGATTAGATGCACTACCCAATACTTTATTTGCGGCTCCACCTAATGCAGCAATTGGTCCTGTAATTGCTTGTCCTACAGTTCCGGCTGCAGATTTAATTGCGTTTACAGCGGCAGCCGGACCGGCTGTTGCGGCTGCGGTTACTGCACCAGCCAACTGACCGGCAGATTCTTTCCCAGTAATTATCCCTGCTTGAGTTAATTGTGTTTGTGCTGTTTGAAAGTTAGCAACTTGTGCGGCTACTTGAGCAGTTGGATTGTTTAAATAGTTTGTTAAGTTTTCTGCGCCTGGTTTACCTGTAAACATATTACTAGTCAATGCTTGTTGAACAGTTTTACCTCCTTGAATTAAGTTATTAACAAGTGCTCCTGCACCTTGTTTAATAACTCCTGCTGCTTCAAGTTGTTGAGGGGACTGCGCCATTTTGCCAATTGCCGCTACCTTATCTACTGCTCCGTTAACGGTACTAGTCACTACACCTGCACCGTTTTTAATTGCAGCCGCAACATTAGGAACAGATTGTGCAATTGTTGCCACTTGTCCTACCATAGCAGTTGTTGCGTTCTTATCTAGTGCTCCACTTACTGCGCCGGTAACAGGAACAGTTGACGCTACACTAGCACTAACTGGCGCCGGCGGCGTAGTTGTCGTGTTGTTTGCTGCTTGCACTGCAGGTGAAGGATTACTTGGAAAATTAGCGTCAGCATTATTGTTAATTTTAACATCAACTCCTTGATTGGCAGATGCCCATGGTGCGTGTGCGGGTGCTCTGCTAACAATACTTAACAATGCAGCCGGGGCAGCTGCCCAACCCTTTTGACTATCATACAATGTATCAGTGTGTGCATTTGTTGGTATTGGTTTAACATCTTCAGGAGTAGTTGATGCTTCACCGGTATTTAAGTTTACTTTTTTACCATTAATGAATGTGTTATTGCTACTTGCAAAACTTGCTTCACCTGATGACTTTAAACTCATTGCACCTGTCGATTTCAATGTTGTTTTACCATTGACACTAGTAGCATAATCAGTACCAACTTTAACATTAGTTTTCTTATCACTATTTGTTGTAATGTTTTCAGCATAAATGTTTAAATCTTTTTTGGCATGCATATTGATATTGTTATCAGCATGTAAATTCAAATCGCCCTGTGTTCTAATGTTGACAGAGTTAGTGGAGTACATGTCAATTGTACCTTCTTTGCCTAACTCAATCCAACTTTGTCCGTTGGCATGAATGATATGTAGGCACTGACCATCGTCACTCATTAATATCTGATGCCCTAAACTAGAACGGATGCGTACTAGTTGATCTCTACCAACTATATCACCGTCATCCATAACAAAGCTATGCCCGGCTCTACGGGCGATAACTTTTAAATCACCTGAGGAATTTTCATTGGCAGCTGCATCAGCAATAGTTTCATCAGTGAAGCCACCTTCGTATATAGGTCTGCCAGGAGTATTAACACCCCAACCAACACGACTTGGAGATTCACGCTGTGCGCTTGTACCTATAGTTCCTCTAATAGTATCTCTGATTAACCCCTGTTGATTTAATACGCTTGCAATATAACTATGTACTGGTTTTGGTTCATTATAGAAGGTTGGTGATTCATTGATTTTTTCATTATTTTTATTAATGTTTGCTACTGGAAGTTTTTTTGCGCCGCCATAACTGTTGCCTTCATTTTCGTTGACCACAACTGTTTCTGCTGACCCTAATGCGGGTACGGTATACAATGCTTCTGGTTCCGGCACACATCCAATCCAATATCCATATTCAGGATCGCCGTTGATGAATAGACAAATTACGGTCGTACCAATGTCTGGTTGTGCAAACCACATACCATATGCACTTTGATTTTTTAGATATGTACCGTAACCTTCTTTAGGTGCATCGCCTTGAGTAAGCCCGTAAAAAGGAGTCATGTAATTTACGGTAATCCAAGAATTTGAATCGTTAGGGTCTTGACCACCCATATCAGCAATATATACACGCAATCTACCCGAGCGTATAGTGTCAATGTTATCTTTAACTACTCCAAAAACCGGTACTGAGCGTAATACTGCGCCGCCTGCATCTGGTTTGGATGCACTTGTTGCGCCTCTGGGTTTGAATACATTTTGTGCCATATTTTATTCTCTTGTTATACACCGCCCGGTGCATTAAAATTTAAAAGTGTAATATCAGTTTGTCCTGTCCTTGTATCTGCAGGAGTAGTGGTATTTGTATTGATAGTTTCTCTACCCGCCTCTTCAAAATTGTTTGCTGAGCCTGCCTGAGTACTTCCGGCTGGATCTGATTCTCCGGACGCAACAATAGGATTGGCTGCATTTCCAGTAACTGTTATGCCGGTGCCGCCTAGTGCATTGTTTACTGCTGCTGTGCCTTCATCAACTACTCGTTGTGTAGCAGAAGTTAATGCAGATGCAGCATCTTGTGCTAGTCCGGTACTACCAGAAGAATTATTAGTGTTTGTACCCGGAGTAGGAGTCGAACCTGCTTGACTAGTTCCTGTACGGACATCTGATCCTGCTAAATCTATCCTTCTTGGATCGGTAGCTGCAAATGCAGCCCTTGCGTTATTTGCACTTCTATCAGATGCTGCCTTTTCTGCGGCTTCAATTGCCTCTGGCATTTCGTTAATATTCAATTGTAGTGTTTGAGTAAACTTACCTCCCTTAAACACACTTTCACATTCTCTTACTTGATAACTAACACCCTTAATCTTATTTCTTATATTATCAGGGTAATCCCAAAAGAAAATACTATCGTTAATTGTCATGACACCGGTGCCATTATCACTAGGTATGATATCATTTCCATTAATGGTGGCTCCATAATCTATACCTTCATTAAATGCAATTTCAATAAAAACTTGACCACCATTTGGGTTGATAGTAAAACCATCACTTTGATAAAATTGTTTGTATACTTCATTGACACCGGTTGCTGTTTCACGCATCAAATAGTCAGGATCACCTAATATTTGTATACGGGCTTGAGCATAAGATCCTGGATCAAATAAACTAGTCATATAAGTATTTTGTGCCTCTGAACCCGGGTTTAATTTACCAGTAGCATCTTGTCCAGTTTTCTTGTTACCTAACTGAGCAACTTGAGCATTTCCACCCGAAGCAGCCGGATCTCCATTAGGATTAAATGTTATGTTGAAAAATGCATTGTCAAGTTGTTGTTCATAACTTAATATTTCACTGTTTTTTCCAGTGTACCAATATTCATATCTTTTGTGCGGACCATAATATTTTGCAGATTTACCATATGGACTTACAGATGCCGGCGTATCGTATGGCTGAATAACATATGTTATTTCATATGCAAAATCATTTATTTTTGTATCAAATTCAGTTGCTACAACTTCAGGACTTACATTGTACCATCTTAATGTAGGAGGGTCTTTTTGCTCTTTTTTCTCAGGTGATGCAGTATCCTCAGAGGGAGTTTCTTCACTCATAAACAAAGTATCCATTGCATTGGTCAAATATGTACTTTGTTTGATAATTTTTTCTATTGCTTGTAATACACTCATACCTTGTGTAATACTAATTTTTATTTTTTGTTTATCGTATGCAGTGCGTTCTGCAGTAGCATCATTGACATCTTTTGAATTTTGAGCCGAGTTTGGTGATGATTTTTTCTTGTCTATATCCGCTTCACTTTTTAACAATGCATCTCTAATTTCTTCCGAACCTTGACCAACAAATCGAACATAATACTTATCGGGAAATTCTCTACTGTTGGCAGCTTTAGATTTTTCAAGATTTTCGTTCATTGTTTGAAATAAACTGTTTATTCCTTTACCGGTACCTTCTAATGCTTCACCTACAGTATTGGCAACCAATTCTGTATTTGCGTCAACTGTACCTCTAGCAACATGAAGTCCTATTTCAGATGCAACATTTTTAGCAGTAACTGAATACACTGTTGAGCCGCCTGTTAATTTAAAAGTAACCTTTTCAAATAGTATGTCATAAAATCTTTCATACACTCCACTAGCATCCGGAGATGCATTGAACGTGTCATCACTAAAATACTTACTAGCGTTTGCTATTTCTCCATTTGCATCATATCCCTGAAATCTTATACCTAATATAAAAAACTGTTTACTTGCGTTTGTTGCCTTTTCAATGTTTGGTATTTTACTAGTTTTCATTAGTAATTCACGGGCACGTTTTAATTTAGTAGTAAATGAAAACCCAACCGGTTCAATGATATTAAAAGTAATCTTTGTAATATTACTTGAAGTAGATGTTTGTTTAGTTGATACTACATTAGTAATTCTAAGATCATCAATATAATAATCATATGGCATATTAGGAGCACGCTGACTTATTGAATTGTTAATGCCCCCGCTTTGTACTATTAAATATGCACCTCCGCCGGCGGCTGCATATTTACTAATGTCTTTTCTACCTGTTGCTACAAACTGACTATGTGCATCAGGTGTTATCATGTATAAACTAAGTTGATATGTATAACTACTAAAATTTCCTAATGGGTTCTGTAGTCTTGTACCCGGTTTTGGATCTTTGCTTGCACTCTTTTTTACCGGTGCCTCTGTACTAATATTTGAGCCGCCAGCTTGAGTTGTTCCTGCAAATGATTTGTTTGTAATTTCAGCTTGTTGAGGACTAGATACATTACCTTGGCTTTCACCAGTTGCTGTTTCTGGATTTTCTTTACTGGCTATTTGTGCGGCTGCTACTGAATTGTTTTTTGAATCGTCACTTGCAGGTGTACCACCTAAATTATTTTTATCAGGCTTATTTTCCGTTGCAGGTGGAATTGGTTCTACGGGTGCAGGCGGAGTAAGTGATTGTGCAACTTCATTTTCTAATGACGCTGCGGCAGGAGGAAAATCACTTGATAACTGTAGTAAACTATCTGCTAGTTCAGTATTTCCTGCATCAAGAGCCCTCTGTCTCAATGTTCGCAATCCTCCTTGGATACCGGCTTGACCATTACCAGCAACCAAAGTAGACCCATCAGGATTATATATATCAAATCTGTAGCCAGTTGAGCCAAGACTAGCTACAACTTTATAACCATCAACAACACTTGTAGCAGATTTTGCCATCTTATAATCCTAATACTGAAATCAATGTAGAATTCTCTGGAAGATATATTGAGGTGCCGGTAATAAAATCAAAGAACGGATCTGCTAATGTGTTTGGATTTCTACTAGCAAACACCCACCATAGTTTAGGATTAGCGTACAAGTCATATGCTAACATGTCAGGTCGCAAATTATATTGTGATGTAATTGTCCAGTATCTATCACTACCTAATTTAGGTATAGGTCTATCTATCATAACATCTAAAAACTTATTATTAACTACACCTGTAGTATAATAAGGACTTGTTGCTGGATATAAACTGTTAAGAGCCATTACCAAATTCCTCCGCCGTTACGTTTGCTACCTTGCATTAATGCACCTGTTGCGTATTTTTCAAGACTAAAGTTGTTACTGATGTCGTTGCGAGTTACAATTGGAATACATGTTATTGCTATTTGCATTTTTGTTGGTACATATGTTGCATCACTGTTAATTGTTGATTGTTGTCTTTGAAAATTAGGAACTTTAGGACCTAAATTAGATGAGTTAATTCTTGCAGTTGATGCATTATCTGTGTTATTTACTGCTTTTTGACCACTAGTAGAACTTCCGGGTTCAGTTGTTACACTACCTACACGTATATAATCTACTTCATTTGGTAAACTATATGTAAAGTTTGTAATTGCTAGTGGGTGATTATCAAATTGAAATGTTCCCATACCACTCATATAAACTAACGGAGGGGGTGTACCATTTCTTGGATTTTGATCTTGTCCGTAAAACATCTTTGTAACTGATTTAAAAAAATGAATTACTGCTAACATATAATTTGCTTCAGTTGTGTCTTGTGCAGTAAAATCTCCTGTAATAGATACTGTATCAACACTACTATTTTTATAGTTATAAATCTTATAATTACTATGTATTAATTCTGATGAATCATATGATGCAGCATAGACCACATTTACAGTGGGTGTGTATGGGAAAATTACACCATTAGTTGCTTGTAGTGCCTTCAATATTCCTGGATTGTCTGCTTTATACAAATACTTTGCGCTTGGTGCTAGGCTTAAGCGTACACGCCAATCTTTTGCTTTTTCAAAGCTAACTGCATCTTGTTTTGTTGCAACACTTCTTGTATTATTTAATGCTCCGGTGCTAGAACGCTCTGCACTTAACCTTTCAAATGCTTCTGCGTCACCAGCCGCTGCTGCTTCTTCCGCCAATGCCGCATCTTCTGCCGCTAGTACGCCATATGGGTCTGCTACTGGTTCGTTTAATCGATATATTGCGGCGTCATCATCTGCTACAGCTTGCGCTGCTAAAGCCGCATCTTCTGCCGCTAGTACACCAGTTGGGTCTGCTATTGGTCGATTGTTTCGTTCTCTATCAGTAAATGCTTCTGCGTCACCTTCTTCAGCCGCTTGTGCTGCCAATGCCGCGTCTTCTGCCGCTAGTACACCAGTTGGGTCTGCTATTGGTCTTTGCTCTTCGGAAATACTAAATCCATCTGATGTAGTATATGTAGCAGAACCATCTGCGTTAGTTGTTACTTGATATGTCTCACCGTCTATTGTTTCTGTTTTTACATTATATCCAGATACTTCTCCATTAATAGTAGTCGATTGTGATACATTTGCTACTTGAATATTCGTTACGGTGACTTCAGTTGTGTTCTCGTTTGGTGTTACTGTTACAGTTGGAGGAGGTTGAATCTTTGCACTATTTGCCTCTGCTCGTAACTCCGTTGCCTTGTCTGATTCTGCAAGCTTTGCGGCAACTCGTTCTTCATTGCTAAGTCCTTTAACATAACTATACTGTTCTTGTGTGATGGTACCTTCGGCTAGTTTTCTATCTAATGCTCGTTGACCAAATGGCGTGTTTGGATTTAAACTTAACAAATCAGCTTGTTTCTGGGCAACATCAGCTTGTTGTTGTAGTGCTGTGCTTTGTGGAGTAGATATTGCAGGAGTAGATACTCTAGTTACAGACCCGCCACCTGTTGTATTTTCTACTGTAGTGGTCTGTGATCTACTGACCGTAGCAGTAGTGACTGAAGAGGCTGAAAATTCATTTACTGGGTTGGGTGACGGAGAGGTCACCGGTGTCACTGTTGCGGGGATATTTTGATACGATGTAGGGTTCCCAGGACTAGATGAGGCAGGTGGAGGTGTCGTTTCCGATAATGGACTATTTGCATTTTCTGCTGCTTTATTGGCGGCTGCTTCAGCCGCCAAATTTGCGTTATTTGATTGCTGTCTAACTTGGCTGGCATTTGCGCTAGAAGTCACTACTGAATTTTGTGCGTTTGCTAATTGTTGATTTGCGGCGGCTAGAGCTTGGGGGTTACCTTGAGCTTTTGCTGATTCGATTGCAAGATTTGCTTTGTAAACATTCGCTTTTGCGTCCAGCACACTTTGTTCTGCCGCAAAAGCTGCCAAATCAGCTTTATAGGCAGCATCTTCTGCCGCAGTCGCGGCAGCTTTCCATTGATTGGATGTTGTTGTTCCGGTTGCCATATTATGTTGTTATCCTTACTTATATTTAGCTAAATAAAAATGCACTGTTTTTACCCTTTCACTCACCAAATAGTTGCTATTCTGCAACAATAATGTTATACTTACATCAACATAATAACGGAGAACTATGAGCCTACCATCAAGAAAACCTGTCAATTACCTAAATAATAAAGACATTCTCAAAGAAATTCACGATAGCAAAAATACATATTGTTACTTTACAGATCCAAGCTATCATAGATATGACTTTATCGTAGATATGCCGCAATCAAGCATTGAGGATAGCTTAGAATATGCTTTTAAACCAGAATCTATTCAGCAAGCACGTGAAACAAGGGCACTTAGAATGGATATTGAACAGGGGTTGTCTAAAGGTACAATTGACCCGTTGTCTATTCCAATCACTGATTTAGTATTTCGTGTAATGAATTGGGATCATGTCCCAGTTGCCCCAAAAGTTCCCCGTAAAACAGCTAAAAAGAAAACAGCAAAAGATATTATTGAGTTTGAAGAACCAGATCCAGATGAGATTTTTGCCGACTTAGAAGATGCGGCGCCTATCAAAGCAGACGTTGATGATATGGTTCATTTAAAAGTTAACTTTCCTCCATTCCAGCATTACAAAATTGACAGTAATAATACGTTCTATTGTGTAGGTAAAAGTCATTGGAAAGGTGATTTAGAAAATGGAGAGTTCAGCAAAGATCACGGTCAAGTCACCAACAAACTTGCCCGTATGTACATTATGATGTGCGAAAAATACGCAATGAAATATAATTGGCGTGGGTATACATACAATGACGAGATGCGTAACTCAGCTATATTACAATTAACATATGTCGGCTTACGATTCAATGAAGCCAAAAGTGCTAACCCATTCGCTTATTACACGGCTGCTATAACAAATAGTTTCTGTAGGGTATTAAATACCGAAAAACGTAATCAAAATATTCGTGATGATATTTTGGAAATGAACGGC